TAAGAGACCCATCTCCGCCTTGCCAGATGTCAGGATGCGACTACCGTATATTTACGGAGTTTGCGAGCATACTTCTGTTCACGATAGTTCTGCATCCAACGGTGTCCAAACCAAGGCTGTTTTGCCTTGGCTTTTTCGATGCCTTTCATGGCTTCCGTGAAGTTGTTCAGATGACCCATTGCTACAGCAGAGGCGGTGATGAACAGACGGATACTGTTCTCTGCCTTTTCCTGAAGCGCTTCGAGAGACTTCGCTGATGGCTGTGCCTTAGCGGTCTCAGGCTCCCGCACGAACGGGTTCCTCAGTTTCCATGCCATTTTCTGTTTCTCCTTTCGATATGAAGTAGAGTGCCAACTCCCTGATAGCACTGATGAGGATGAGCATGAGCGTACCGATAGCAATAACGCTCAATGAACTTGACCAACCCATGGCCCAGCAAAATGCAAAGGCAAGGACGAAGAGAACTATGAAACCTTCGAATATAAACATGATATGCTCCTTTAAGTGAAGAGTATGTAGAGACATGCAGCAACAAAGCCAGTTGTAGCAATGTTAACGACAAGCTCAATGAGTGTAAAGCCTTTCATGTTAATCTCCTCTCTGAGAGATGTATTCAGTTGAATATCTTATAAGCAATAAGTGCAATAAAGACCAGAATTATAGTAATCTCAAGTCCTGAAAATTGTCCTTCTTTTGAATTCCAGAAATCCATAGACGACTCCTTAGTTTGAACAAAGGTTATACAACTTTCGCTTGCCTCTCAGGACAAGTGAGGTAATGGTGCCAAGGCAGGCTATAGTAGCCCCACCAAAGGCCGCAGTGAGAGTCCCGCTCGCTGCTGACATGCCAATAGTCCCTAGGACAGTCAACATGACATCCATGATAAACAGTAAGGGCATTGAGGACTCAATACTTTTCTTAATGCGCTTAGGCACATATAAGAAGTAGAATCCCATCCACCCTACGTAAATCATGCAACCAAGAACCAAACCTGGCATCAATTGGTTCATGTCATGCACCTCCTCTGAAATTTGGTTTATCAATTCGCCATAGGTATCCGAATATCTTGTAAGATGCTACAAGTCCAAGCATTACTGGAATTCCTATGACAAGAATATACCAAGATCTACCTAGCCAGCTCACTACAGACAATGGTATACTTACTAATAGCATCATGACAAAGCACCAAAAGATGAAGCGGATTATCTTCACTGATAGCACCTCCCTTACAGGGATTTAAGCAATTTGGCGATATCCTCGCCATGTTTAAGTCTGTAGGACAATTGAGTCCAATTACCAGACTGTTGATAAAGCTCTTGAAGCTCTCTGCGTGACTTATGAAGTTGTTCCATCTTTTCGTCGAGTTGAGCATCAGTAGTTCGACTATAGATATACGGCTTGCCTTTAAAGCGATTCGCTATCCACCAGCAAGCACAGATAAACAGGAACAGTCCGCCAACTAATGGAATGACCATAAGGTTTGCCTCTGGCATAGGAATCATCCAGAACTCCTCTCTGAGAGTAGGATGCATGCCATTCTCCTTTCTTGTTAGAGTTATTCTTTGTCCATTTCGATCATCATAAGATCGGCGTAGTTTGCTGCTAGTTTTACTACTTCATTCATACTTGTAAAAGGATTTGTTATAGGACGAGCAAGAATACCAGTGAGTGCAGCCATAGCGAATTTGTTATGCTGCTCTTGATTCCAGAGGCTATTCCTAATGAAAGGCTTGTAGTGTGGACGATCCATAACATCTCCTTTAAATCAATGAGGCTACGCCTACAGCAGCAAAGCCTAACAGTATGAAGTCAAATAGTAAGTGAGCGAAGAATAGAGCACCAGCTATCATGGTTGTGTTGCTAATCCAACCATGCTTTTTGAACACGCAGCGTAAGTCCTCATAAAACTCACGAACATCTTGTCTCATAGACTTGAATCTTGTTGTAATCCACTGCCAAATAGCAGAGATAAAGTTAATGAACTTCTCCCACCAAGCGGGTTTAGTATTAATTGTTTTCTTCATTGATAGCACCTCCTTTAGATATTGATTACTACAGTGTAAGGACTATCATCATATTGAGTTTTTACCCACTCGTTATGATTTTTGATAATGGTTAATGTTTTCCACCAGCTTACTGCTGCAGCAAGACAAGTAACGATAAAGTATGTTAGTATAATCCAGAGAATTATTTGCACGATAAGTCCTTTCATATGATAGCTAGCCAAGCGCAGAAACAAACGACGAATGTAAAGATAAAGCATTTATTGATATAACTAGCTTTTAATTCTTTTTCTTTGTTACCTGAGATTTTCTCGTCCCAATGGAACAATATAAGTATTGTCCATGCAGACCAGAGAAACAGTTGTAAACATAATACAGCTGCTATTACCCAAGATATCATTTTCTACTCCTTTCACATATTTTGTTCCATTTATCAATTTGAGGTTTTAGTAAAGCATGAACAATCATGCAGATGAACAATACTATTGTTCGTAAAGGTATCATATAGCACCTCCTAATCTTATGTAAACGCTAAAGCGTTTTATACAAAGTTGGGTTTTTTTGAAAGTGAAGCAGTTATAACGTTTGTAACAAGTAAAATAAAATAGATTACTATTAAGCCAAAGATTATTTTCACGTGTTACTCCTTTAGGGTTAATGAGTGGAAGTTAAGGATAAAGGGCTTTAATTCGGAGTCACCGATGGCCTACCGGGCTGCCCTAACCTTCTGCTTGTGCATCAACTATCCCTGCCTGCTAGAGGCAAGTGCGGGGCGGTAAGTACCGGTGGCCCTTAGGAAGTTAATACTTCGCCATTGCGCAATGGCTACCCTTCAAGTGTCACAAGGGAATAGATGTTAGCTATTGATGACCACTGGAAGCTTCCCATTTCATGCGAGCTTCGAGAACAGCGGTATCAACAGCTTGACGGATTTCTTGTTTACGTTCGAATTCAGCACGACGGAGATCGGATGCTTTGTCTTCTGCTTCGCGTTCCCAAACACGCTTAGCATCTCTGACAGCATTTTCGATTTTGTCGTCAACCGGAGAGTTGGCAGCAGTGGCGAGGTTGAGGCCGAGGTCACTCCATTTCTTCAGCTCAGGAGCAACAAAGTTGCCAATGCCTTCGAAGGCCCATTTAAGACCTTTACGGATTTCAGTGTCGTTTCCGCGGATGAAACCATAGGTTTCAGTGGTTTCCTGTTCGCTCATCTCGAGCTCGTGTTCATACTCGTCGATACCGTAGTTGAACTCGGTAACAGTTGTGCGAGCATCTTTAGCCGGAGCAATTTCTTTGAGCTCGTCAAATGACATACGAGCAGCCACTGGCCCAAATCCTTCACAGAATTGCAGGCCTACATTGACGCCTTTAATCTTCAGTGTTGTTTTCATAATTCCATTTTCTCCTTTAGGAATTCGGTTGGATTTCGCCCACTTTTTGACTTTACGTCTGAAACTCCACCACCATGCAGCAATGAGGAGCATGATGATACGTCTAAATATACGTTCCATACACACCTCCTTCACTGATAGCACGACACTATTCTTTTTTATCCTTATCAACTTTAAGTTTAATAGATTTCATTGCAGCAGCTAAAGCATCAAGGCTATCTCTTAATTTAACAATAGCAGCTTCAGCTTTTAATTTTGCTTGGTATAACTTTTCTTTGTCCTCCATGTCGACCATCCTTTAACATACGAGTAATAGTAGAATGATTAGATAATATGGAAGCTTTAGTTAGTATCTCACGACACTTACGTTCTCTAGCTCGCATTTCAGAAGTTCCAGCAGCATATCCTACTTTAACTCCTTCCTTATAAGCCAAAGGTATGAAGTAAGCTAAACAAACAACAAAGATAACATATACAATGAAAAAAGGTCTTACAGTCTTTCCCATAACTCTCCTTTCAATGAATTATTTCAAGATACAGATTCCAGGTTTTGACACCTACTTTGTCAGCATCAATAATTTCATACTGAGCACCATTAATAGCTACAGTGTTAGGAAGATTTTCAGGTTCACATTCAATCTCACCAATTTTAATACTGTTATAGACCAAGATGCACTTGGATGCTAAACTTCCGATTACTTTTGCTTGTTTAACCTTATGGCCATTCATCTTACGTCTCCCTCGAAGATAGCACCCAGTATAAACTGGGTGCTTTGTTACTTACAATGATGGTAGTTTTATATCTAGTAGACAATGCACATAGTCACCAGATTTACCATTTTCCAGATGTGTCCATACCTCCATGAGGACATTATGACATGCCTCATATTTTTCTCTCCATTTTTCTATATCATTAGATAATAGTTGAGCAGTTACAGTTGAGAAGTCAAGAGCATCAGATTCAGATGGTTTAAGATTATCATCAACAGGTGTATATGGTGTAACCGGACCAAAGAATGTAATTACTGGTTCAGTTTCGTGCTCTGATACTACAGCAGGTTTACACCTGACAATAGTATCGGACTTGATGATACGCTCAGGTTCAACAGTCTCGACAGGCTCATCAACCGTCTCGACAGTTTCATCTACACATACATCTAAAGACTTGTTCTGAATATTTTTCCAATCATTAAACAATTCAAGAATACGAGGAACAGCATTTGTTTTAAGAACAATACTGTTGTTCATAATGTTTCTTTCATATGCTTGAGTAATAGCACGGTTACCTTGTCTATCCAACCATAAAACACCTTCAGCAGGATTATAAGCCTCAAATTCAGCAAGACCTTGTCTTAACATTTGTAGTATAACCCCGATGCTTAGACCTTTAAGGTCATGATGTCCTTTCATATGTATAGCATATAGACATCTACCTGGCAGGGATAATAGTACAGTATTACGTTGGATTTCACGTGCCATCTCAATTTCCTCTTTATATTCTTTTAAATCAGTTGGTACACTAAGAACAAAGTTCCGCTTAAACCAATCAACAGTTGAAGACTTAGCCTTATGCCAAAGACTACAATACGGACACAGATAAGAAGAGATCTCAACATCCAAAGGAGTTCCCTTCCGAACAGCAACATCATACTGATGTGCTATAGCATCGGAAGCCTCAACCTCAGACGGATATCCTTTCTTACCATAACAACATTTAAATCTATTGACACCAATAGTTCTTAATACTTCAGGAGAAGTATATATTCGTGAAGTTTCAGGAACAATAATAATTTCCTTACGAGAAGACAAAGCAATAGTATCAGCAACCTCACGTGCAGATCTAATAGCTCTAGCAACATCAGTCTCAACAGGCTCAACCACCTCAGCAGTAAGAACACTAGAAACATCAGAAGCAATTATGAACTCATTAGAATTCATAAGAGACATTACATCAGACTTAATAAGTACCGAAGTACCTTTACGAGTAATCTTACGAGGAGCAAGAGAATCAATATAATCATTGAACTCCTCATCACTGTTGTAAGAACAGATAAGAGAAGACATCTCTTGGTCTATTGTAATAAATTTGCTTAACTCCCAAGCATCACGTAATTGCTGTAAAGCATTCAGTATCTTGGTAGACTGAGGACATAGTTTATATCTTAATGCAAGTGAATCAGGTAAAGCATGAAAACCATAAGGATAGAAGTGTAGATAATCTTTCCTTAGACCTTTCGGTAGTTTAGCTATTAAATCAGTTGGAAGTTCACCAACATTGTCTAAAATGAGACGACGTTGGTGTTGAGATAGATTAGCTTTAGATACCATAAGGTAAATGTCCTTTCTGGCTTAATAAGCCATATCAGAATGAAGTAGTTAAGAAGGTGAGAAAGCTGAATAAAAACAAGAAGATAGCAAAGAACAAAGGATTAGGTGGGAAATCGTTAAGTTAAGCAGGACACCAGATTGCCTTATCTAGTGCCCTGCCTACCCATTTTTACTACCCTGGAGGGGCTGCTACAGCCGCATTTACAGGCGTTAAACTCGACCTGTCCATGGTCCCAGGACCTGTCGCTGCAGGCTTGCCCTTGCCGTAGGTGCTGACTTTAGAGACATGGCGCAACGGTGCCGGGATGTCGATACCAGCCGCTTTCATGATCTCTTCCAGGTTACGGATTACTTCCGGGACTTCAGGCGGAATCATCTGCAGAATCCGCACTGCGCTGCAGTTGTGATAGTCGGTTTTGGTCTGATACGTGGAGCCGGTATCGGTTTCATTGTCCTTGGTGGACGTGCTGGTCTTAACAGAACCAGCAATGAACTCGCACATCCAACCCGCCCGGATGTACTTGTCGAAGGCTGCATACATCTGTTCGCCTTCGTTTATCCGAAAGCTCCAGCCACCCTCCAGACTAACCTGGAGAGTCTGCCCGGTAATTTCCTTTTCGCTCTCGTCGAGCCAGTCCGTTACGCCAACCCTGGTGATAGGGCCGCAAACATAGACGTGTGAAGACGTCTGACTGGAATGCTTGAGTGGAGCCAGGCCGGGGGACAATTCCTTTACAGGTTCTGTCGGTGCTACGGGTGTTTCTGTGGCACGTGCTGCCATGATGTTTCTCCTTTTTCCGCTATAGTATCCTGCCGATAGACTAGCAGGTCCTTCAACGATAGCACGACACTCACGAAAGGCGACCTTTTTACAAGGGCCTAACATGAATCAGATACAGATATATACCATAAAACTAGCCCTCGCTATGTTCCGGGCCTATAAGACGTTACCGTCTAACGTCGCTTTCGGCTGAAAGCTGTATGGTATCAACCATATCCTTCGACAGATAGCACAAACCGCTAAAGGCATAACACCGTCATCATGGATAGCACGACAATACATGCACTACGATGCAGTTCGCAGTTTGGGGGATTAAACTAGTTAAACCATTGAAAAGAAAGAACAATAAGGCTTAAAAGATAGAGCTCAAGCCATTAAGACTTGAGCCCTAGGTTTTTAAGTCCTACCTAAAAGGCAACTTTTTTACAAGGGCCTGACATCAAAGTTGCTTGAGTCTTTCTACTTCATCAGCAACAATCATAAATGCCTCATGGGTAAGCAAATACCTTGCAACCCAAGTAAATAAGAAAGACCAGCTTTCATTCTTAGAAACCTTAAGTCTTTTAATGGCATCTGTCAACTGACCGTTAACACCATTAAAACGATGGATAAGAAAGTCTCTCTTAGTGCGAGTCCTACTATACTCATCAAGACTCATATGAACTTTATCAAGCCTATTATTAATAGCTTGAAGCTCGACTAAGGCCGCCTCACGACTAACCTTAAGCATATCAATACGCTCTTGTATAGTAGTAACAAGCACCTCCAATGCCTTATACTCAGGAGGAAGAACCTCTACATGCCCACCACCATAACCCTTAGTAGAATGACTACCAACACGATTATGGAAAGCATAACTATCAGACTGCTTCTTTCTCATGACTATTTACTCCAATCGTAGTCTAAGACTTCCATAGGCTCTTGATTGCCATAACGCTCAAAGAACAGATCTATATCTGCCTTGAGCTTAACTCTTACATTATAGAGCTGCTGATTATTCCTATCATCCTGACTAGTATAATCAACAAACTCAAATGCCACTACTACATAGTCAATCTCTAGCAAACGCCAGATCTGACCAATACGTGGCAATACAGCAGCATATACTGTACCTAGGTAAGCATACGGTCCTACCACTGTATTAACAGCAGCAGGTGCCTTCTTTAACCAGAGAGTAGTCCTTCTAACTCTCTTCCTGATATTAGTAGTAGATCTAGACATTACTAATGCCTCCCCTTGTCCTTAAGAGATTCAAGCTTCCACCAAAGCTTCTGCATCTTCATAAGAGTCTCCTTGTAGTTAAGGGCCCCAGCCTAAGCCAGGGCCCTTGGTTGGTTAGTAGTTTACGTTCTCTTCGTCGTCGTCATTCTCACCACGACGAGCTTCAGCCTCAAGACTCTTACGCTTGAGCACGATGAGTTCCAGCTTGGCCTTCTCAGCCCAAGGATTACCTGGATTCATCATAAGTGCATAGTCCACAAGATACTGCTCAGGCATATACCAAAATGCAGAGCCACCACGTGAACCATTGAGCTTCTGATGCTCAACAGGCACAGAACTCTCAAGATCAGGCTTCTTGGTCCAAAGACCAAAGCCCTGACTACCAATACGGCAGAGAACTGCACGATAGTAGTAATCCAAAGGAGTCATGCCCCAAAGATCACGCACCCAGCCCTCTTCAGGAGGTACAGGTGCATTCTTAGCTATAGTGACACGGATATTCTCTTTAATCATAGAGAATGCAATCCTACGAGAATAATTATCCTCAATGTCCTTAGCTATACTAGAATACTGATTATAGTATTCAACGATAGACTTAGCCACATCCTTAATCAAAGGAATGGTATAGTTAAGCTCAATAGCACGAGTCTCACCAGGATACTCAAATGGAACCCAGGTATCCATCATATCCTTGAGCTCTTCATTGGTATAATCCATGAGAGTAAAACCATTAGCCTGGATAGCAGCTTCAACGTCATCTATACGAGGACGACGAGATGCAACCAAAGTGCTAGCATCAAAGCCTTCCGTAATAGCAAGAGCCATAATATCAGTATCAGACATACCAACAAGATTCTTGTTGAGCAGATGCTTCTTAGCAGCCCAAAGCTTATGCTCTTCAGTGGGCACACTAGGCACCACATAAGTCCATCCACCAGAATTGATGTATGGCACAAGAGCATTCCAGCGTGCTGCAAAGAACTTCTGAATACGATCAGAAGCAGCATGCTCCATAGAGGGCTTAACGCCCTGCAAAACATCCCACACAACATGATGTGGCACCGTTCTATCGAACGGAATCATATTAGCGAGCTTAAAGATAATACGAGACATCACAGAGCTCTCTTTAGGATTACCCTTAAGGTCAGCATTCTTACAAAGAAGGATATGCTCTTTAGGTGCATAAGTGCCCTGGTTGAGCTTGCCCTTCTTCCAGAACTTCTTAATAAATGCATCACGAACACGAAGGTTCGCATCAGCACCAACATCAGACTGTGCAGTCTTACCAGTCTTCCTTTTCATCTTCTGGATCTGAAGTTCACAGAACTCAGCCATCTCCAGAAGAGTTAACACACTTACAGGCTGCTGAATGAGTTTATAAGTAATTACAACAAGGCGACTGATCAAGTCAGCAGAACCAGTATCCATGGCTGCCTGAACAGTCATGTAAGTAACATCCATGAGCTTATCAACAATATCCCACGGATCCATGTCTCTGAGCACAGTAGGTTGAACATACTTAGACTCAAAGCTCTTCTTAGCACCTGCAGGCCTACGCACTACAGGGAATGCTACATTGTTAGAAGGAATCATGATGACGGCATCGCCGTCCTCATCTCCAAACATAGAGTAGAGCATACGTGCAGATACATAAATAGTATCTGTAGTAGGATTCCACACAGGAGCACCCTTATCATCCAACAGATGTATAACCTGTTGAGCATTACCAGGACCAACCATAGGGTTACGCCCTACGTTCTGGAACCGGTGCTGATTAAGCATAGACCGAATCTTCCTGATACGCGGCCACTTAACAAAGTTGACACGCTCACCAGTCTCATCGAAATGCTTCTCTTCAGCCTTATCCAGCTTAGGATCTACCTGAACATACAGAGATACCTTAGCTGTAGGACATTTGATAACATTCCGGAAATAATAAGAGTACATACGTGCCATAGCATGATTCCATGCACTCTCATACATCGGACACTGCCAGTCACCCTGGCCATCATCAGATGCAAAGGCAAGATACTGGATGTATTCTTTAACAGCATCACCCAGTGTATTGTCTTTATCAGCCTTTAAAATATGCTGATAAGCACTAGCTTTACCCCTAATAGCATCACGGAGTATCTTAGCACGCTCATGAGCACCATGCTCACGCAACAAGGCCTCAGTGGACTTAAAGTCCAGCCTAGCACTAGCCTGTCCACCAATAGAACTATTGCCGTCAGATACCTTAGCCTGAACAATACGGAAATTGTTCATAGGTATCTCAACGATCTGACCAGGCTTCCAGTCCTGAGGCCAGCTCTTGAGTACAGAGATACTAGCGACTCCATCCACCTGCTCATACAGATGCTCGTAGCCACAGCGCACTGCAGTCTCAAATGCAAGAGTAGAATCACTATTACCCTTGAACTTACCAAGAGCAGGTATAATAGTCCTGGATTGTGTGCCAAACACACTAAACCAGTTATCAGTATCCCTCTGACTCCACTTCTTAATCTTAAAGCCCACCTTCCAGTGAATACAACCATCATGGAACATGGTGCAACCAGGAGCAACAGGATGCTCATGAAGATACTCTTCAGCAGTAATGAGCACCTTAAGCATACTAGGTGCATGCCCATTCCACTCCTCAGTAGTCTCAGCATCATAAACGAATGCAGAGTTACCAGATACCAGTGGAAATACCTTTAACGGATTATCACTAGCACCAAGAACATCAGAGCCAAACATATTGATCATGGCCTGACGAGATCCACAGCACACATACCCGTGCTTCTTCTTAGGATTGTAGAGTGGATACTTCATCTTGCTCTCCTCTATCTTACCATCAGGACCGATAGCAACAGACAACAGAGACTCCATAAGGAGTTTATACAAGATGAAGTTATCATCAGAGTTCTTGCCCATAAGAGCATAGAACGAGATCTTATCACCCGTGAGCAAGCCACGCTGATAAGCTTCATACATAGGCGTATTACACGCCACCTCGAGTTTCACCTCGGGCACATACTCAAGAATCGGAAGCTCTTCCTTCCACAGGCTGCTAACAGCCTTGAACACCCTGCCTTTCTCATCAGTCTGAAAGGCAATTCCGTGGGTAGTAATAATACCCACATCGTTAGCGTTCAGCGGTTTGAACGCCAGTTGCAACTTGTTTTCTTTTGCCATGACTATATACCTCCGAATTTAGATACGCTAGTTAAGAGAACTAGCACTCATCCTCTGGAATAACATCCCAGTTCTTCTCGATAAGATATACCTTCCCTTTATCCATATAAGCGAGAGAAGGCTCATAATCACCACGATAAAACTCGACGCTATAGCAGCCAGGACCATCAAGCGTAATAGCACCACAGTACTCACAGAACAACAATACATACTTGCGACGACGCTTTCTGACCTTAGTGGCAACAAGTGTGTCTTTCTCACACATTCCACATTGCACACTAGGATACTTATCATGACTTTTCCATGCATCCATTCTAGTAAACCTCTTCCCAACGATATGCATTAGGTCCCCGCCAAGGCTCGCCGCCATCAGCAATAAAATTAAGTTCTTCATTAAAGTCAAGCTCATAATGAGAAGCCTGAGGCCAATAGATATAACCATATTCACCAAAGCCTCTAACAGTCCTTTCACCAGGCTTAGAAACTCCAAGCTGCCAGGCTGTCTCCCACCTTCTGATCTCATGAAATTCCTCATGCATATTACCTTCTAAGCCATCCAAACGGAATGACAAAGAAGGACAGCAAATGCAGAACTTGCCATTAACTTCACCAACAACTAATTCACCATATGAAGACCAGACGCCAGGCTGAACAACTTGATAATTATTCTCACACTCAACACTGTCCTTGAGAACATAAAAGGACTCAGTCCAGGTTGTAAGAAGGCCATCAACAACTGAGAGCTTAAAAGTCGAGCCCATATTATACACAGGCTGACCCTTACAAGTCATTCCTAATATTGGTTGTCTCATGACTATATCTCCCTATTAAAAGGGAACCTCATTAAGCCACTCAACATAAGCATTGAGTGCCTCAACAGCAGCTTCCTTAGTAGCATAAGGCTCACTAAGAGCGGAAGTCTCATCACTCCAGTAATACTTACCACTAAGGGATATCCACACATGCTCAACATCAGTGGGCTTGATAACAGGCACAGCATCAAACACCTGCTTCTGAAGAGCTATTAAATCAGGATTATAAATACCAGTGCCCTTCTCGAAATCGCCCATGTGCTCCTTCTCAAGCTCATCAAAGCGATCCATAGGAAAGCTTGCTGATGCCTGACCACCAATACTAGATTTTGGTTCATCAAAGCCTGGCTGAGGAGGATCTAAGTAGCTAGTGTAAAGAGGGTGAACAAAGTCACTATCCTCCATACGAGGATACTGATAATCCAGTTCACCCTTAGAGCCATCCTCATCATCCTGATTAATATAGTTAGCCCACTGAATCTCAAGCTCATAAGCTCTAAAGATCTCAATGAGTGTATGCTTCATAGGCACAGATGCACCATGGCTAAACCAATAATAATTGGCATTAGCACGATCAAGTAGATCGTCAATAGATATATCACGTGCCCACCACTCTTTAGCAAGAGCAACCTGCTTATACTTATCCCACGTATGGAATGTATCACCCTCATCAGGCATGATGCCAGCCTCATATCTGTAGATAAATACACGCCCAGTCTGAATATAGTCTCCATATGCCCAATGATTGGCAATGACATCTTCAATGTTACCAAAATAGGCATTCTCAAGAATACGCTCATCTACCTGACGCTGCTCAAGGAAGTTATAACCATTACGCTTCCAATTATCATACTCAGCTACAGACTTAACCTTGCCGTTAGGTATATGTGCACGCTTAGACACACGCTCAAGCCAAATAGCCTCAAGAGCTCTGACTATATCATACCTAGTGCATCCAGGCTGTATATCATAGCCAAGCTTATGACATGCCAATATAAAGCTGCAATCAGCAGCAGAATTATACCCAGCACGTTTAAGCATGTCCCTGACACGCCTGTAGCACTCATCATTAAGATATGCCACAGCAAATAGGCACTCCTTCATGAAAGGCTGATTAGTAGAGTAGAATGCCCTCCACACAGTATCGAACATATTATCACGCCAGAAATCCTTACCCGGCTTACAATAGTACTCAGCATCCATCATGTCATAGAGTGCATGGTAGAAGACAGACTCATCATTATACTGAGCCTTCACCATAGCAAACATATTAGACATTGCAAACTCGAGGTAAGCAATATGACTGCCAAAATACAACTGATCATGACGCCTAACAACGCGCGGCCTATCGAAATTAATAAGTAGCGCATCATAATGGCTGACAGGATACAGACGCTCCGTGCCAGGGATCCTAAGGCCATTCTTATCCTTGTCAGTCCTTGGCAACCAAACCATGGTACCAACAGAGATCTTGACAGACGCCTCGTTGACGAACAACGAGAGATTGTTAACATCAGTACGGACACCATACCTGTCGGGCGAACCAACAATGTCAACCGGAAAATGCTTTGCTCTCATGACTATATCTCCTCTGTCCAGGTACAGGTTCCAGGTGTTACACACACCAGGTAACCATCCTCAGATACAACGGTGCCCCCACAATAGGGACACACAAAATCATTCTTGTAAATGTAACTAGGATTTCTCATGGTAATGCCTCCTAGAGCTTAATAGCTCTCATTTGTTCCTCAACCAATACAACCTGATTGAGGTAGTGAAACTGCCCAGGTCTGTTCTTAGCCTTGCCAGCCAAGACCATCAGCCTATCACGATCAGCAAGTAAAGAGTTAAGCTCCCCATTTTGCTGAACATAATGATCATGCTCACGAAGACGATTCTTCGTTGCAGTACGAATAGAGGCAACCATTACTATATACTCCTATTCAAATACAATACTAGCATTAGGACGCTTATCCCAAGGGAATGGCAAGAAGCCTAGCCCAAAGGCCGCAGACTCATCAAAGACATTAATAGTATAGTCCTTAGGCAGAGTATAACTCTCCACCTTAGAAGCAACTAGGCAGATCACCTTAAAAGGTGTAATCTCAATACCAACAACATTACAAGCCAGGAAATGCTGGTTAGTAATTTGGTTATGGACTACGAGTCTCATTGCAGACTCCTAGTGCTTAATAGACTACAGAGCCCGACGGGCCTGCTCGACCTGACGAGCAGTCACCCGGCGCTGAGACGGACGTGCAGCATCCTTAAGAGCGCGGAGTGCCCGTACATCTGCCAGATGCACAACAGCGTCATCTTCAGAGAAGACGACCTTAGTTGTAGCCATGTCCTCAATAGCAGCAGCCTTAAGAGCCTTGCGCTCCTTGGCAGACCGCTCCTTAGCGGCTTTGATCTTGTCCCTGATGGACTTAACCGTATGAGCACACAGCTCAAACTTGTTGCTCAGGTTCCACCTGAATGCACCCAGACCCCAAGGCAAGGGCACTTCAGAAAGAGCAGCCTGAATGTCCTCAGACTCGAACACGCACTCCTCACCCAGTGCCTCATACTCAACTACGAGATACCTGAGCTTTGCAGTTGCCCTTACGAGCTTGCCCTCGAACACAAGTACCCACTCAACGGTCTTAGCACGCTCGTCATCGAGCTCATTCTTCAGGACAGACAATGCCTTGAGTTCAGGCACCATATTGACAGCCTTCTCCTTCAAGGCAGTCTGGGTGCTGAAGTCATACTTCCGATAAGACGGGTTGGACGCCTCCACTACCTTAATGGCAGCAGAGCTCAGTGCGGTACCCACCTGCACACGAGAGGCATCCAGCTCTTTCAAGCTGGCATTCCCATTGCGGATGAACACACACAACGCCTCGATGGCGTTAGTGGTGCCCACAGTCTTAGCATCGAGCTTCTCGAATGCCAAGTCCAAAGCGTTGCCCTGCTTCTCAAGCAGGTCCCGCTTAATAGGTGCCGCCACATTGGCGGTCATAGCGGAAGCGAACTTCCGCCCTTCAGCATTAACCACCGCATCTTCAGCGATGATCTGGTTCTGCTTGGCCGTGATGGCCTGTGCGGCTACCGAAGTAGCTGCGATTGCTGCTGCCTGGATCAACTTCTCGATTGCGTTCATGGTGTGTCCTCCTGTGGACAACTGGTTGATGATGGCCACGGTTTCGGGGCAAAACTGCTTATAACAACTAACAGTCTATCTCACGACAGTCTGGCGGGAGTGACTGTTAGGCGAGGCGGAAGGCCCAAGCTTTGGCTTCATGCTCGTTTTCGAGGCGCTGTGCAACCTGCTGGTCGAGGGCATGGCGATCGTAGTGCTGAAGCTTACCGTGCTTACGTACCTGGCTCTGGACGATCCGCTTCCAGATATTCGGGTTACCACGGTCCTTAGCAGCGCGGTCCTTGCGGTCCCTAGCGGTCACGGTAGGGATAACGTCCTCGTACTCGTCATACTGGCAAGCCAACTGATAGGCACTGAGAATGTTGTTCTGATACCTGGCCTCTGCGTCCTGGAGCTTCTGCTGCCAGGTGCGGGTGTCGAATACGGGCATCGTTGCTGCATCATAGATAAGACGTTTCATTGTGTTCTCCTTTGTGGTTGATTATGGCCTCAGTGACACTACACGGGTCTACCTACCCCGCTACTGCTGGTGTCCTCCTTTGGCACGCTCTGGTAGCCGTGCCTTGTTGAGGGTTTCAGTTACCTTTTGTTACAGTGCGAGCACACACTGTAAGCACCGTTCACGGAGTACACGGTGTGCTTGTGGCACCGTGGGCACCACCCAGTGCTCATGATGATGCGATCCATGTAGTAGTGTACCCGCTTAGGGTACGACAGGTAGATGGCTACTAATCCCAACGCGCATACCAACAGTGCTTGCATATTGTTGCTCATGATGCTCTCCTTTTAGGCTCCTCAAATGCCTTGAGTGCCTTGTTAACAGCGTTGTACGACTTGACATGGTCGATGACCTTATAACAACAGGTCACGACCTCCTGGTTGGTAAAGCCCATGTGACGCATGAGCACATACATCTCACTCTTGTTGATTGCTGGTGCTTTCATGATAGCCTCCGCTACCCTACGGTTGTCCTACAGTGTACCGGACACCCACACCAAGATGCAGCCAATGATGATGTACAGCATGCTGATCACCTCCTTTCAGGGTTGATGTTACATCCTCCTTTCTGCCCTGGTCTAGTCTCAGCCAGGGCTTGTTAGGGTTTCTAGCCGCAGGTGTTAGCAAGCTCTTCTACGAGCTTCCTAAGGCCTTGCAAGTCGCCAAGTGCGTCCCTGGTCAACTCGTGCACGCAGCCGTTCTTACGGGCGTTCTCCATCTGGATCTGGGTGATCTCGGCTTCCAGGGTCTTAATCTTGTCAAGTATACGTGTTAGCATGTTACACCTCCCTTTGCCTTCTCGTGGTAGAAGGCTATGTTCATGGTTGTCCAAGCGGTCAGCACTATGACGGCCAGCTTCAGGGTAGTAGGGCTGTCAATGCCCACATTAAGGGCCAGTAATGCACCCATGTATGCTAGCAGTGAGCCCGTGAGGTAGATAACGTCCATGACATCTACCTCGTCATGGTGGTGGATAAGGAGGGCCCGGATGTTGAGCCCGGCGAGTGCCCATGAGGTAAGCGTTGCACCCATTGCGAAGAGTGGCATGTTGTTATCCATGCCCCAGAGGGCACAGAAGAGCATCGTGAACTGCAGGACGATGAAGAGGACATGAGGTGCATATTTGTATTGACGCATGGTGTGTCTCCTTTGTATGTAGTGCTGCTATTGGAGTAGTGCTGCAGGTGAGCCCCTGATTACGCACAGGGGCGATGCGGTTGAGGGTTTCAGTTACGGGTTGGTTGGGCGTTGATGTTACGGGCGGCCCTTCATGAATGCGTCGTGATCAGCAGCTGCCTTCTCAGCAGCGGAGACCATTTTGCCCTTGAGGGAACCAGAGACGGAGACGACTTTGTCTTTGGTGACGAGGAGAGCCTTGAGGAGCTTGTAGCCCACGAACATGATGATGGGCCATGCCCAGATGCAGCCAGCGATAGCAACGATGATGGCGATGATGCTCATGATGATAGCGGAAGTTTTCATGATGTCCTCCTATGGACAATGTGTGATACTCATAACGGGATTTACAATGGATCTCTAGTGTACTCATAGATACCATAACCGACTGAGTGTGATGTTGTTGAGTTGAGGATGTGTCCGATGAAGCAGGGAAGATACAGACCTCAGACCGAGGCCGGGGTTGCATACTGTTGACGAGAGGAGTCTCATCTCCAATATGCTACCTGGTCTTTGCCGTCTATCATTTATTTTACCTTTGTATATATTTATGCTTTATTTGGGTTTTTCTTACCCCACCCCCACCCTTTTCCTATAGAAACTCTCCAAATACTCGACTCCCAAATATATATAAACTCATTTCCAAATTCCACAGAAACCTTTAATAACACCTAAGTAAGACGGCACTCCAAGTGCCTCACATAGGAGGTTCACATGATCCGTTTATTACTTACAGGCATCAACTACACTGGCACACAATCACAACTTAGAGGCTGCTTAAACGACGCTTCTAATATAGACGCTCTCCTCTCACAGTATGAAATAGCAGAAAAGATTATTCTCCTTGAACAAGAGGCAACTAAAGCAAATATATTAGCAGCGCTTGCTTCTTTAATCTCCAAATCACAGGAAGGCGACAAGATCTTCTTCCACTACTCCGGACATGGGACACAGGTCCCAGACCGTCATGGAGACGAAATAGATGGAATGGACGAAGCGCTGGTACCTTACGATTATGCTTCTGGTGGGCTTATTATTGATGACGAGCTATACAACGTGTTTCGCAATCTCGTTCCTGGTGCTCATCTTGTTGTTCTGCTAGACTGCTGCCACTCCGGAGACAGCACTAAAGACTTCTCTCTAGATTATAAAAAAAGCCGCTCAGTAACCTTATTCGAGGCACCAAGCGGTCTTCCTATTAATTCAATAAAACAAGTGGCTACAGAGATAAATTTGGACGCTACAATGGGCAATATGATACTTCTTTCTGGGTGTCAATCTGACCAGACCTCGGCTGACGCGTTCATCAACGAAACTTTCCAGGGAGCATTCACCTTCGCCCTCACTAACCTCTTAAAGCAGACCCCAAATCTGACTTATAGAAACCTGTGTCTCCAGCTCAATGAAGTCATGAACATGATGGGCTTCGAACAGAATCCACAACTCTATTGCTCAGAAGAACATGCAGATCTGGAAATAATAAAATAATAAAATAAGGCTCCCAGTTATTACCAATTAAACATTCAAGGAGTACAACATGACTTTTGTCTTGTACTGGATTTTAAATGGAGTAATTGGAGTTATGAGCCTTATCATCTTTGAAGCCTGGAAAAATAATATAAATATTCCTAATCATGCCTGGAACAAGATTAATGTTCTAGGTTTTGGTGTAGCAGCTATTTTAGGTCCAATCGCATCCATTAGTGCCGCAGCTTCAATCATAAACTATATAGTAGAATAACAGAAAGCCGACCTTTTCACAGAGGGTTGGCTTTTCCTTTACTGGCAAGGAGAAAGACGTGAACATGATTACAATTAAGAAAAGCATTGATATACCAGAAGACCTTTTCACTAAGGTTATGGACTATGCTCATGAACAGAAGAAATACAAATTTACCCCAGCAGTATTAGACCTTTTACGTAAAGCTCTAACTGATGAAAGAAAGGAGAACTAATGGAAGACTTCATTAACTGCTGTATAGATCCTTTATTCCCTATGGGCGACTATCTTGATGGTATAAGATTGGCTCGTAGGAATAAAAGATATCAACTCGCTAGGGACTTAATAACAGGTGCTACTTTTGATAAAGATAACAACTTGATAATCGCTATGAAGATTGCTCCAGGAGTAGAGAAGTTTAGGGGCTGGCTACTTAAAAACTCTGTCTTGGACGTCTCTGTGTGTTATGTTCAAGGCTATACTAAAGTTTATTTTGAAGGCACTTTTAATGCTGAATCTATTAGTGTAGATATGCCCAGCACAATTGTAATTAAACTCGCTAGCTATGGAGATATGGATATCAGACATGAATCTGATGAGGAAGAGAGAAGTTATTATGAACAAATCTGAACCAAATAAAATTTAGAGTCCGTGGTGCCACTACGGGCTCGTCTCGTGGAGGGCATTTATGGGTGCGCAAGCAACTATTAAAGCGGCAACGCTTTTGGACATTGAGATATCACTTTGGCAACCAAGCACTATGTGGAATAAGTTTACCCACGGTTCTTGGAGCCCAATAAAGAAGAACTATATTTTAATTAGATATGACGAAAATAGATATGTTTACGTTAGATATGGAAGTTTGGAGTTTTTAAAGGTAACTAAGCCTAAGAAAGAAGAGTTTACTTATCAGTCTTATATAAAAGCTGATGAAAAGACTTTCCAGTCTGTAAGAACCTTTTTAGATAAATGTATGGTTAGTAATATCAAGTTAGATCCTAAAGAGTTCTTATCTGCTGTGGTCTTTGTAATAAAGAGAGGTAGTCGTGGTAAATATAGTGGAGATAGTAGCACCGGGAGGAAGTCTAGCAGAAATAATGACGAGGATGTCTACCAACCTAGAAACAGGCATGGAGAAAGTTGGTGCCGTGCTTGCAATGAGGATGGCACAATACGAGGATATCCAGTTTGATGCAGCTTCTGCTAAGAAACTTCAGGAAGAGTTTTGGAATATAGAGCTTGGGTCTTCTACTGGTCTGGTAATGATCTGCACCAAGCCTAAGTGTTTATATAAGAGCAGATGTGCTCTATACAGAATTGACCAGTGTCCAACAGGTAGAGAGTGCGTTCACGAGAATAAAATCTTGACAGATGCCATTGGCAAGTATATAACATCTTTAGGAGTAGATTTGGACAACTATTCAGAAATGGTGTTAATCAATCAATTAGTGGAGTATGAACTTATCGAACATCGCTGTAATGCTATTCTTTCTAACTTGCACACTGATATGCGTATGAGAAGTGTTATTGGTGTTGACAAAGACGGGAATATCATAGAAAAGGAAGAAATCTCCCATGCTTTATCTATTAAGGAGAAATTCCAGGCTAAGAAGATCCAATTGCTTGAATCCTTTACGGCAACAAGAAAAGAACAGTATAAGAAGCAGGCTGCATTGAAAGAGGCGAAGGATGGTCCTATTAAACAAATCTCTTCAATGAAAAAGAAGCTCCAGAATGCTAGAGCCAAGTCTGTCTCTGCTGATGATGTTCACGATGAGCTTAATGCTTTACAAGACTTTGAAATACTTGAGGACGGGATATAAACTTTATGAGATCAAATGAATGGACTTTGGAAGAGAATAAAATATTAGCTAAGAACTTTAATAGAAAACCAGTAGAAGTTGTTTCTCTACTGAAAGATGCTGGATATGAAAGGAGCATTAAGGCTGTAGAGAGAAAGAGAGAAAAGGCAAGAGTCTGCACTTATGATGATGCTCATGTTAAGGCAGCCCAGGAAACACATGACCTTTTAGAGAATAATCCTATGCTTAAGGAAAAGAGCCATGAGTTCTGGGATAAGGTCCAGAAGAAAGGAACTATCGTAGGGATTAAGCCTACTCTTACTGAGATACTGGCAGATAATGCTAATTATGCTCTAGTAGAGAAGATAAGACTAGAAGAGCCCACTGTAGTTCCAGAGATGACCTTGGTCAAGACCTTAGTCATTCCTGATTGTCATGTAAGTCCAGAAGACAACTTAACCAGGTTCTCATGTGCCGCTAAGCTCATAGAGGAAAGACGTCCAGACAATATCATCTTCATGGGTGACTTTCTTACTCTAGCTTCTCTTTCCCATTGGGAAAAGAATAATAGACTTGTTATGGAAGGTAGAAGATATAAGGAAGATATAGCTGCAGGTAGGGAAGCCCTCGATAGAATCTTGGCTCCTATCAAGAAACATAAATCTTATAACCCATCTATAATTTGGTTATTAGGCAACCACGAGTCTTGGGTGGATAAATACCTAGAACAAAACCCTACGCTAGACGGCCATATTGACCTTGTAGAGGACTTACAGCTCTATAGTAAGGGTATTACCTCACTTATCCCATACAGACGCTATTACGAGGTCGAAGGAGTACTATTTACCCATGCCCCTCAAAATGCTGCAAACATGCCTGTCGGAGGTGAGTCTTGTACTCAAAAGGCCTCTAAGCTTACTGCTAAGTCTCTTGTGTTTGGTCATACTCATCGTGCTGAGCTTTCGAATTGTTTTCGGCATGGAAGTAATGATCTTGTGCAGGTTTATACTGCTGGTTGTTTCTTTGAAAATACTGATGAATACGCGGAAGGTGGCGCAAATGCTTACTGGAAAGGACTCTCAATCTTAACCCACTGGGCTCCTGGAAGATTCGACCTTGAGCAAATCAGCCTAGAGAGATTAATGTATGAGTATTGATAAATCTAAAGGCTTCAATGTAAATGTATTTTTCAATGATATAGATAGAAAATATAGTGTTATTGAAACTAACTTCATGAAGGAGCCGAATACTTTTTTCGGCTCCATTGATAGTTTTGTTGATGCTAATGACCTAACAGTATTTGAGATCCCTCTTACTGTTAAAGAGCTATTGGAGGCTAAGAATGAAACTGTATGAAAAGGTTATTATAGGAAGTTTAGTTGCTTATAATACTGCGATAAGCGCACCTTTGGTGCTAATTAGGTTTTTTGCTCTTACTATTGTCTTTGCACCACTCTATCTCATCTTTAATAAGGGTGAGATCAAGCTTTATATAAAGAATGCCTTTATAGGCTGGGACCAGGACATTAATACGATATTTGGTGGTTCTCCTGATGAAACTCTAAGTTCTAGAATTGGTAGATATGAAGGCACTAATTGGTTAGCTAAGATATGTGCTAAAGTAATTAATGCTATATTCGGTAAAGATCATTGCGCCTTACAGTTAGAGCGCCCCGAAACACACGTAGAAGAAGTTATAGAATAAGGAGCTTATTATGAGTTTTGGATTCGTAGGAGTAATGCTAGCTGGAGAGCTTTTAGAGCAGGTAATGAGGGGCGGCTCTAGAGCTCTTAACCATCATGCAAAGGTCTCTGATAAACCAGTATTTGGCGCTAAGATTAATATAAATCCTTTATTCTTTGCTATGTCCTTGGCTGATACAGCGAAAGGTGTAGGTGAGATTGGTGAGACAGCTTGGAACAATGCTCTTACTAATGATCCTGACGGCTTCAGGAAGCTTGGTGAACAGGGTGGGATGCTAGGGATGGACGCTTTGTTCCTTGGCTTGACAGCACACCAATCTATAAGAGATACCTTAGGTCTTAGAGGCCAGGAGGTCTTTAGAACTGGCGGGGCTTTTAGAGGCAAGACGTTCTACCGTGAAAACGGTGAAATGCTTGAAAGAATAAGCCGTAGAGGAGTTGCTCAAGGCACAGGGCTGTCATTAGCAGGAGCTGAGGCTAAGGCTATTATCAAAGGTGCAGATAAGAGATATCTACTGAAAAGTGGTATGTCTACCATGCGCCAGACATGGAAGTTCGATGTAGGAGTTACTCTAGGCATTATGGGTGTAGGAATCTTGGGTTCTGCAGCTTTAGGTGCAGTTGGCGGGATAATGGATATGGCTAATGCAGATTCTAAGTCATTTAAGAGAATACACTATGATACCAACTATTTTGACACTAGAAAACAGGATATGAGCTCTTATGACCAAATAGGCGCTGCTATGCAGAACTATTCATCAAGAATGCAATCGGTAGCTAGAATCTACCATTCGAGATAAGAAATGGAAGCTCCTTCATACTTTAATAGCAGCCATGCGAGATGGTTCAAGGAGTTAAACTCAGGACAGAAAGCTGGTTTCTTTTTAAATAAGTTTCCACAAGAAGGCGGGTCACCTTGGTATGAAATAGGCTTTGGAATAGGCGACACTGAAAAGCAAATAAAGTCTTGGTGGAATGGTAAATTGGGCGGAAGGGCTATAAATGATAAGTCAACTGGCAAGTCTGGCCTTGAAGGGTTAATGTGGGCCAAAGGACTGCTAAGAGATATGATAGAAGAGAATAGACTTCAGCCAGGGCTTATGATTGTTCAAGGAACAGACGAGAAACGCTTCCGTGCTTATGGTAAAGGTCTAAAGAGGATGGGATTTCACTTTAAGCCAGAAGATACTGTATTTAAGAATTATCCAAATGTTGAAGGAGCGGCCCTATATAGATATGCGCATAACGCTGATACTCTCGAACATGGCCTTGTTAGTCAATCATCAAGATGGAAGAAGAGAACTGATATATTAGACTTAGATGGAGTCAGGCCAGAAGGAAAAATCACGAACAAGTCTAGATTTCCTAATGTTAGTGAAGACGAAGCTATTGGACTTAGAAAGATGCTTAATAGCGCATATAAGAACAGATCAAAGGCAAAAACATTCTCTGCTGAATTAACTTCTGCAGGTGGTAGCAAAATGCAGCAAAGTGGTAAAAGAGCAATGTATGCAGTTTTAAAGAATTTAAAATAGGAGTAAACTATGGGCTTAATTAATAAGGGAATGGGATGGGCTAAAAAATTTCTAAGAGGAAAAGGAGCGCAAGTAGGTGTAGAAGCAGATAAATTAGCTGGCCAGTTTGGTGATGTTATCCCTGCACATGTACCTCATCCTGGACGAACAGCTGCTGGTAATGCTGGACAACTAGGTGATCAACTATTCGCTGCTGATGCACCACGTGCTAAGGTAGGAGCCATGGGTGGTGGCCCAGGCGGAAGAGTTGGTGGACCAGGGGGCCCAAGCGTAGAAGCTGTAAATGCTGGCGCTGGTGGAGGTGGCTTCTTCTCTGGATCTGGTCCATTTGGCGCTTTTGATAAGATACGAGGCCATATTAGTCCTGGAATGAAAGATGCAGCTGCCGGTTTCGGCCCAGGCTTCATGAAGCACGTAGAGGGTGGTCACTTTGGTAGAATGGTTAAGACAGGTGCTATAGCAGGTGGCGTTAGCAGCGCCGCAGGTGCAGCTATTAATATGGCTAATGGTCGCGGTTTTGATGGTGATGATGCTTGGGGAATGGCTAAGGCTACTGTTGGTGGAGCATTACTAGGTGGTGCAGCTGGAATGGCAGGTGGTATTAGGAAAGGCATACATATGGGCACATACAATGCTCAGATAAAGAACCCACTCCTACAAAAGAATGCTATGATGAATAAAATACTTAAAATGACTGACTTCAATGTCGCAGATCCTCAAACAAGAGGTTGGATGGAAGGTAAGGCTATGAGAGGCGCTGTAGCTATTGGAGCTGGCTTGGGCGGCTTTGGTTCTTTAACAAAACCTGTAAATGGTCAAAGAAACGGCAGAAGGTAATTATGAACTTAAATGCAAAGTGTTTCCAGAATACTATATGTAAAGACTGTATAAAGAAGCAAATAGCTAAATATGGTGAGTTTACTGTTAGATGCACAGGTATTACTGTAGAGCAAGATGTTAAATACGCTATTGAGAATGGTTTTGAAGAGCATGATGCTAGATGGATGTTTGATGCTACCTATTTCTTTGAGAAGGTATATGGCAAACCTGCACGTTGGTATCAACGAAAAGCTCTTCTTTGTTCTTCTAAAAATATAGTTGCACGACAATGTCGTCAGTCTGGCAAGTCTTTAGCATTTGTTTATAGAATTATGCATTTTGTCCTTACTAACGAGAACGTTTCCGCCCTAATCATCACCCCACAAGAGGTGCAAATCAAGAAACTATGGGATGAATATATTCTCAGAGACTGCTTATATAAGACACCAGAGCTTAAACATGCTATTAGCAATAAGAGTATGAGTCCCGTATACATCATTAATTTTGAAAACGGCTCTAAGATTACCCTTATGATTGCTGGACCTGGCGTCCGTGGACAGACAGCAGACTGGATTTACATAGACGAAGCAGCAATTGTGCCTTCTGAAGTATTAGCAGACGTTTTAGCTGTTATTTTGTCTAAAGAAGACAATGCCTCTATCTTAATGACCTCTACTCCTAAGGGTAGGGGTAATATGTTTTATAAAGGCTGTAGAGACGATCCTGAGTATACTGAGATACATGTTTCTATCTATGACGTTAAAGAAATGGCTGGCCAGATTAAGAGATTTAAGAAGTTATTAGGCGAAACAGGCTTTATGCAGGAATGCGAAGCTGAATTCCCTGATTTATCTGGTGGTCCTTTCAACTTAAGAGGTATAGATTTAGCAAAAGTAGACAGGCGCTATGAAGATAATATAAGAGAGCCTGGTTATATTTACTTTGGAGGAGTAGACTGGAATGGTCCTGCAGTTGGCACTTACTTTTATATTGTTGGCTTTAATCCTGATTCAGGACATATCAACGTTGTAGACAAGAAGATAGTTTCATCTGCATCCTGGAATAGCACAATAGCTAAGCAAGCATTCATTGACCTTAACAGAAAGTGGATACCTAAGCATTGGATGGCAGATTATGGCTATGGACATACAATAATAGAAGAGCTTAAACGCTGGTCTATGATGATTGCACCAAAAGTAGGTGGAATACACCCAGATGCACAAATACGCTATACTTTAGAGGCAATTGAGTTTGGTGCCTTTATGGAGATAGAAGATCCATTCAATAGAGAAGTTCAACGTAAAACTACTAAATCATTCATAGTTGGTCAGGTTTCTAGACTATTTGAGCCTATAAATAATATGGTATGCTTGAACTTTGACAAAGAAGACGAAGACTTGGTAAAAAGCTTAGAAAACTACAAACTACTTAACGTAACAGCTAAAGGTGTAGAACAATATGGATTTGATAAGAAAGATGGCATTGAAGACCATAATATAGACTCTTTAATGTTAGCTTTGTATGGTATAATTAAGTTCTATGGCGAATTATTCAGAAGAATACTAATGTCATCAGCTACGTTTTCTACCAAAGATATCCTAGCTCCTAATGAGTCTCAAAAAAATGAGACCAAATATGGAAGTATTATTTTATTAACAGATAATAGTCCAGAGCCAATATACTTGGATGAGCGTAGTTTCATAGACAGAAGTGAATTAGGGCCAGAAATAATTATCTCTCGCACTCTAAATAGGGGTAATATAAAAAGGCCGCATATGATTTCATGGAAGAGGACTAATTCTGTCATAAGAAGATCTATTGATTAATGGAGTCGTCATGATTAATTTATACCAAGAGCAAATTCCTTTTTCTAACAAGGTGTTAGATAAATCTATCAGCATGAATGGCGCTTACACCAATCCAGTAATTATGCCATTTGCCTTAGACTTTACAGCATATAACAACTCGCTAGAGACTGTTATGTATATACGTAATGATGCAGTAGACAAATACTATAAAAATGTAGTTGTCTCTTTAATGACTGCACCATTAAATAGTAGTGAGGCACCATCTACTGGCACTATCACATATACTGATGTTTATTCTACATTCAACTTAAATGGCACTGATCATTCTGCCACTGTAGCTCAGATTTCCACTACCGTAGTTCCAACTGGCACTGCTGTTGTGACTGGTATGTATAAGGCCGGATATAACCTTGTAGATACTGGTGATCTAACTGTTAGATTTAGTTGGGGCTATAGTGAGCTTTCTGGTGCAATGTGGGCTACTAAACGTCCAGTGTTAGTAATTCCAAGTCTAGGTGTGCCTGGAGCGCCGAATACTCAATACATACCTATTAGAATGCGTATGTCATGGCGACAAAATCCTCCAACCATGCTTACTATAAGAGACTATTTCATTGATATCTCTTATGGTTCAGAACTAAGAGTGACCGGCTAATGGCGAGTATCTTCAATACGGAAACTCTTAAGAGAACGCCTGATCATATAGATAATCTTGCTATAGATCAAACGCAAAAGTCTATATCAGCAGAAGATGCCTCTATTCTTGCTGTAGCTAATAAGTTAATGGATCACTTAAGACTAATTAGAGAATATGAAGAAAGAATAAAGGCAATTGATTATTTAATCGAAAATGCTGATAGACTAGCAGGAAATCATAAATATATTACAAAAGATCCAATTATGATAGCTGCAGTCAATGATCTAGGTGGAACTAACGATACTATAGACTTTGCACTGTTTAAGAAGGCAGTTGACATTATGCATATCTGCTTTGAGCAAATGGCATTAGTTTCTATTACTGGAGTAAAAAATGGCTACTAGCATACTAGACGCTACAAGTAACGCTAAAGCATTAGCCTTTGACACAACAGGCAAGTTTACAAGCTATTTACCTACTTCTATTGCTAAGACTAGATGGCAAAATCAAGTAATTGGTGTATATGACCTTATTTACCCATTTCTTCATACGAACTATCCAACTAGAGGAGAAGTATGGACTAATATGCAGAATAGTTTAAATGGACATGTTAACTCGTTCGCACATAATGGTATTGGCTGCTCTACAACTCCAATGCATGGACCTGTTCCTCCTCCTTCATATGTTCCAAATGAAGCCATAGCTAGCACTGCTCTAACTGAAGCTCAGCCTCTTATGGTTAGAGCAACAAGCGCAGTTAATGCGATAGGCTATGGCGTTGGGTGTGCTAATATAGTGCCAGACGCAGTTTCAGAAGCAGCTTCTTATATCTAGGAGAATTTATGAGTGATGGCACATTTGCAAGCGCTAAAAGAATAATGGACTGGTATGTAGCTAAGTTAGCTGAGGAAGAAACTCAGGAGGCTCAATATGCTATGCAATATGCAGCACTGCATTCCCTAAGGCACAGAACAAAGGCTCTTAAAGATGGTCTTGAAGCTTATCCTGTAGAGGTGGAATAATGGGAGCTGTATTTCTAACAGATACACTTAAAAGCACTACAATAGCAGCTTTTACAAACTCAAGCATTTATGCCAAGTTAAATAATGTTGCAACACAAGAATCTGGTATTATAAAAATTAATGATAAGTCTGTTGAAGTAAGCAATGGGGCTGTGTCTACAACACAGTCTTTTATTAACGGTTTTCAAAGTGGAGCACAAGCTGCGGCAGCAGGAATAACTACAGCCAATAATTTTGTCAACACTACAGTAAGCCAAGCATTTGCTAAGCCTACAGCAATTCTTAATAGCTGGATAACTCCAACAACCCTCAGTCTTACTGCCTTTGAAAAAGCAGGGAAAGAAATAGATGATCTCATTAAGGGCAGTTTAGTTATTCAGGCAATGGGCATTAAGGGCACAGAAATATTATGTTCTGTATTCTGCCTTCTTATGTCTATGTTATCTTGTGAAACTCGCAATAATGTATATAATGCTATAAAAGATATAAATAGCACAATGAGAAGAGCTAATCAAGTTGCAACGTCTATTAATGAAGGCATTAAAACTTATAATGCCACAATGACTAGTGTGCAAAGCATAGCAAATACTGCCGCTGGACTTTTTAATAAAAAACAAGACATATCTTTACCTGCAGCAGTAGCTACTTTAATTGCAGTGCCAAGTAGCATTGCAGAGATTGCTAATCTACTCTCAAAGGCTCTAACTTTAAGCTCTAAATTCAGTGGCTCTTTTAAAGAATCACTAATTTCAGGGATTTACACATTAGCACAACAAGTTCTCTTTATCTTACAGGCACAAGCGCTAGCATTAGCAGATTCAGCACTTAATAAAGTGGTTAAACCAGTAGAAGATGCTCTTAAAAGAGCTACTCCACAGAACTGTATAGGCAACATGGCTCAGATGCTTGTGCTTAAGATCATAGGGCTAATAGAGGCTATAAAATCAACAATTAAAGGTTATATTGCAGACTTGTTCATAAGCAATAAAGACTTTACACTAAAATTTGATAAGTTCAATATGAGCTGCAGCGGTTCAATATTACTTCTCCAGTTTACAACTACACTAAAGACCATTACAGCATATTTTGGTGATATAGCTATAGCATGTGGCGTGCAAGCATGTGGTCCACAACCTCCTATTCCTGGTTCGACAGCATCGCCTACTTATAGAGATAAGCCTGTCCCAGATAAAAATAAGACTGTGCCAATAATACCACTGTCTTCGCTGAATATAAATAACACTGATAATGTGGCCACTATAGCGCAGAAGCTAGCTCCTGTATTGCAACTCCCATTTGGTGATGTTGTAGTTACTCAGAATAGTATTATAACAACATATAATTTGCCAAATGATCCACCTAAGACCATACTTAAACTGATTAACGAAGGTGCCTTGGACGAAATGCTTAAATCGCAAGATAACTCTTATACAATCTATACAGACAATAATAAGAAAATTAAGGTAGTCTATAAAACTAGTAGAAACTGCGGGGAATGAACATGAATAAATTGCTTATAAAGCCTAACCAGGCAACATTTGCTAAAGCTCAAGAAGTAATCGGGCTATTTGACCAAGCTAAAGGCATAATGAAGTCTTCTCCTGCTATGGTATCGAAACTAGCAAAGAATATTAAGACAATTCAACCAGCAATACCCAGATTCTTCGAATCTCCCAATCAGATATCGTCATATTTCGCTGAAGGCGAATATGACTTAACCTCACTCTTTAAACTAATGAAACACGAAGCATATTTCATGAAAGCTGTGCAAAAGAAGCTTTCTTTGCTTATGAAATCAGGAGTAGGGATAAAAAGTGAAAATGACGAGATGACTAAGTATATGGAAGCTCGTTTTATGATGATGCAGCTCCAAACTGGTATTTCACTAACACATTTAGTGAAGCAAATCTCAATGTATCTATTAGTATGCTCAAATGCCTGGGTAGTTAAGGTTAGAGACAAAGATTGCGAGGTAGCTCACTCATATGACCTTGATGGCAAAGAACAAGCCCCAGTTGTAGGTCTGTTTATTCCTCATCCTACTACTATTAAACCTAGATTTAAGTATAAGCAGAAAGGCAAGTATTATGAGATGGTATTAGACAAGTGGATCTACCTGTCTGTTAGAAGAGGTATAGTTAAAGAGTTTGAACCAGAAGACGTAGTTCACTTTACGCTTTACAAAGAAGACGGGATGGTATTCGGCACTCCAGATGTATTACCTGTTGTAGACGACATTAGAACCCTTAGAAAGATAGAAGAAGATGTCCAGCTTCTAATTTACAGAGACTTATTCCCTATTTTGCATTATAAAGTGGAAAATCCTTCAATGGTAGACCATGTTATGCAAACAAGTGAGCTAGATAAGGCAAAACAGGATTTGCAGAGCATTTTACAAGATGGTGGTATTGCAACTGACGCTAGACACACAATTGAGTATGTTGGGAATAGTAGCAAGGGTCTAGACGCTAAAGACTACCTTAAATACTTCCAAGAGCGTGTTTTCTCTGGATTAGGCGTTTCAGCAACAGATATGGGCATGGGTAATGAAATATCCGGTAATACAGCTAACTCTATGTCGAAGTCGCTTACTGATATAGTTAGATTTATACAACAAGAGATTGCAGAGCAGTTCTCAGAGAAGATCCTCTTAGAATTCGCATTGCAGTCACCAATTGAGAACTCCTTATACCCAGAGAACTTGCCTAAACTTGTATTTACTGAGATAGACTTAGAGTGGCAGATACGCAAAGAGAATCACCATGCAGATCTATTCCAGAAGAATGTTATTGATGTCAATGAAGCTCGTAAGGCTATGGGTCGTGAAGACTTCACAGAAGAGAACTTTAACCAAACGCATCATGGTCTTTACGAAAAACCTGCTCAAGATGCCGAGATTGATCTCGCACATAAGCAAGTTGAGGTAGGAGCTGCAAAAACCATCACTCAGATCAAGCATAAAGCCTCTACAGCACGTAAGAAGGACCCAATGAAGCGTAGTGCCGCAGATAGAGATTCTATTAAGGCTGCTAAGTCAAATTCCAATATTGTTAAGTCTCAACGCGATAGTTTGGACATTGAAGAGTCAATTAGTCTCCAAGATGAGTTTAGAGCGATTATGGACAAAGTAGATCACGCAAATGATGCTCGTAAGCGTATGGACATCATAATGGCTTCTAAGTGCACATATGACAAGATAAAAGCTAATATGCTAGATAAAATACATGATGGCATGGAAGCTGCTGCAAAAGATCTAGAATTAACAGACTATGAAGATAAAGTGATGCATAATATCTTCGCGCCACTAGATAAGATTAGAGACGAAGTTGTGGACTCAATATATAAAGATTCAACTAATCTTAACCGTGCTACAGCAAGAGTAGCTACTGCCAATAGAACTGAGCAGAATAGAGCCTATAATTATGGTTATGCGCTAACATGCGTTAATAACAACCATAATAAGTTCATAATTTATTCTGACTTTAATGATGTCGCTGCAGATAGCAGTGAATATCTTGGTAAAGAATTAACACTTAATCTTAGAAATATAGTGCAGGAAATACCACCATTTAGACCAAACTCAAGACTAAAGATTAGAGTTATTACTGAAACAGAGGCATAACATGGTAATTAATAAGGATTATTCTTTCAGACTATTTGAAGATTATCAAATAAAACTAACTGATGCTGTCTTATCTAAGATAGAAGATGCAGTTAGCCACAAGAAAGAATTACTCTTAACTATAGCTGCTAGTCATTACGGGCTTAAAAATGGGAATGGAGTTATCTATCGCCACGATACAGTGGCTTTAGATATTCCATCATTTGTTGCACCCAGGCCCAGACCTATCATAGAAAAGCATAAGCCTAAAGACTCTGAAATATTTGGCCATGTAATAGCTGCAGATTATAAACTTACTAAGTTTTATGATCAACTTAGCAGAAGTTACCAGCTTGAAGACTTAGATACAGATGGCTATATGGCCTTATGTAGAGATGCGCTTATACCTACACAAAGGCGCAACCCTGGTTATGATGGACTTGCTTATGTTGAAGTAATAGGTAAGCTTGACAATAAAGAAGGTATTAAGAGAGTTCTTGATGGAGAGTTCTTAACTGTCTCTATTGGAGCTGGTCCAAGAAGATTAGTTTGTTCAGTATGTGGACAAGACCAAGTAGACAAGATTTGTGAGCATTTTCCTTTAAAGAAAGCGCCACATATCTTTATGCTTGCTGAATCTTTAGAGTATGAGGAATTGTCGTTCGTAAATAAACCAGCAGATCCTTTTGGCAGAATAACTAAGATCCACGACGGAATAGAAGAAGAAACAACCTTTGAGCGTGAGTCTAATTGGTTAGACGCTACAGTAGATGTTATTGATATAAAAGATTTTTTTAAACAAGCTGAAGGTAAAAAGATCGTATGTATGGATAATATCTGCACAATTATTAATCAGGAGGAAGGACAAATGGCAGGTACAACAAAAGAAAAGGTTGCTGGGAAAACAGTTAAGTCTGTTGCTCTTAGTGACGAGTTTTCTGCCGAACAACTTCAAGCTATTAAACTATCAGATGAAGAAGCAGTCTCTGCACTTGCTCTGTCAGACGACGAACTTACTGACAAAACATTCGCAGTTATTCAAAAGACAGATAGTGAGATCATAAGACGCTTCCCTATGCGTAATGGAGTTGATATCAAGGCTGGTCTACAGCTTATTGATAGTGCAGAGAATTTAACAGAGCAGGAAAGAGAGAAGGCTAAAGCAGCTCTTGGTAGAGCAGCTAAAAAGGCTGGTATTGAACTTATTGCTGACAAGGTAGAAGAGCCAGAGGCAACTGAAGTAGTAACTGAAGTTCCCAAGATTACTGACATCGACGAAGCTATCGAAGCTCTTAAAGACGCTATTGAAGCATGGGAAGCACCAGAGCAGCTTGAAGATGCACGTTCAGATGAAGCAGTAGCTAACGCTAAAGCTCAAACAAGAAAGAATCCTATTGAGCAAATCTTCCAGTTGATGAAAGGATTTGGCACAGATCTTAAGTGGGCTGGTGAAGCTATCACTTCTGGCCTTACTGACTATCTAGAAGATTCTGAGATGTCACTTGTAGCTAAGGACTCTATTGCCCAAAAAGACGCACTAGTTACTGAGCTAACAGACAAGCTTGCAGAAGGAGAGAAGGTAGTTGCTGCACTTAAGACAGACATTGAGCTTAAGGATGAAGAGATCGACATGCTTGATAAGCAGAATGTTGACCTTAACTATCAACTAAGAATTAACCTTGTTGACGAGATTGTTACCTCTAAGAATGCTCTTGGTCTAATTGAAGACTCTTGTGAAGACGAAAAAACAAGACTTATGAAGAAAAACTATGAGTTCCTAACTGAGTCCGCTGGAGAGTATCGTAAACTAAGAGGAAAATTAAAAGACAGCTTAGTTAATAACAATATATCAATCAAGACAATAACAGACCCCACGCTGGCAGACTCAGAAGATCCTTCTCTGACAAGCCAGGATCAAAAAGTAGCCGATAAGATCGAAGACGAAAATAAAGAGCTTTCGCTACACGAAAAAGTAGCAAGTCTACAAACCCTATTTACTTTCATTAGAAGGTAAATTGAATTAATTGGAGGAATATACAGATGGCAGGACAAGGAACTAACTATTTTGCAAATTTCGTAAATGCCCCACAAGTCCTTCAGGGTACACCTAACTATAACGTTGAAATTAGTGAAGGTCAAAACCCTCCTGGTGAATTTTACCCTGCGCATTACCTACCTGCTCTGATTTCTGAAAACAGAATCGCTGGTAGTCATTTTGTGTTCATGCCGGGTAAAGTGGCCGCACTTGATACAGCAGGTCGCCTAATCCCAGCTTACTTGGGTTATGAGCAGCGTGCACTACCAGCATCAAGTTTCGTTACTGCTTACACGACTCTTGATGAAGATGCTGGTATCAGAATGGCAAACCCGAATGTCAGAGCTTATGCTGGCTACAAAGTTGCTACAGCAATGAATGATGCTGGTCTAAGTGGAACAGTCCCAGTTGGTATTATGAGATACTCTGCTCTTACCGCTCCTGGTACAGATCCGAGCAATCCCGCAACATTCTTCAAGCATGGCTATGATACAGGTGGAGCAAGAGCATTCTCTCGCTGGGCTTATATCCAAGTGCCTATCGTTGAAGTTAACCCAAGAGTTGAAGCACTTAACTCTACGACACTTGATTCACGTATCCTTCTTTGGCCTACAGTAGCCTCTGGAGTACCACAGCTTTCATTCTTCACAAGCAATACACTTGGCACTGCAGTTACTGGTATGAAGCCACTTGCTACTCCTACTAACTTCACACCTTCTGGTATGGCTTCTGGTAACCCAACTGAGTATGCAGTTCTAGGAAGAACTATATTCTTCAATAGACCAATCCCTGCTAACTGGGTTGTTAAGTATACTCCAATAATCAACACTCCGTTTACTTGCCTAAGCTATGACTATGGTAACTCCTCTACATCTGTTGGCACGAATACGCTAGCACAAGTTGGAGAAGGAACTTTCTACGGCAAGAGAGTTACATATGATTCTAGCTCTAACTTTGTGCTTTCTGTTAGTCAGGCAACTGAAAAAGTTGGACGTGTTCTTGACATTAAGCCTGGTAGCGATAAAGATCTTGCTCTTGTAAGAACTTACTTCCGTGATCAAGGCCTATGGCAGGAACAACCAGGTAATTCAACTGATGGCCGTAATACTCAGCTTTCTATTGCCAATGCTCCTAAACTTGTGGCAAGAATCGCTGTAAACTTTAATACGCTTGACTACTAATACTAATGGTAATGGAGGAATTAAGTAATGTTTGATTTAGAACACAAGCTTCTAAAACTGACTGATGGACAGTCAAAAGGCGATATTGGACTAAAAGACGTGTTGAACAACACAGATCTTTCCAAGCTTGTCCCGATTGCCATTAGTGAAGTAGTAAGAGAGGCCGCTGAGCCACATCTTATTGCTAACCAACTGTTTAATGTGATCAATCAGAGAGATGGTATCTATATCCAGCTTCCTGCTCTTGGCGCAATGGACACTATCGAAGAAGTAGCTCCCGGTGCCGAGTATGGCACTGAAGAGATCACAATGGGCGGAGGGGCAGTAATCAGAGTTGATATCCGTAAATACGGTATCAAACTTGCTCTTACTGAAGAAATGATTGAGCAGTCTCAGTGGGATATCATCTCATTCTGGCTAAAAGCAGCTGGTAAAGCTTTCGCAAGAAAGAAAAACCGTATCTGCTTCAATCTCTTCGAGAAACAAGCTCTTACCCTTGTTGACAACAAAAACCCAACTGCATCAGTGCTACAGCGTCCTCTTACAGGCCGCGATGGTGCTGGCAACTGGAACTATAGCTTCACAGCAGAAGACTTCTTTGATGTCTATGCTGCAATGCTTCAAGAAGGCTTCGCTCCTACTGTTATCGTTATGCACCCAATGTCTTGGGCAATGTGGGTTAAAGACCCGATTCTACGTGTGTTCGCATGGAGAAACGGTTCTGGTCCTCTATTCAATGCTTATGATGTCCAGGGCGTAAAGCGTGACGACTTCTTCTCAGGACTTGGTATGTCGAAAGGCGGCCCGAGACCTGGTGAAAATATGCCTGTCGACTTCAAAGGCACACCTATTCTTCCACCTTACCTAAACGTTCCGTTCAGTGTAATGGTTTCTCCTCAGGTGCCTTTTGATCCGGTTGCTAAGACAACTAGCATTTATTTCATTGACCCAGAAAACGCTGGTGCAATTGTGCAAGCAGAAAACATCAACCACTTCCAGTGGACTGACCCAGAGAGAGACATCCAAGCTATCAGACTTCGTGAGAAGTATGGTATCTCGATGCTGAACGAAGGTCGTGGTGTTGGCGTAGTTAAAAACGTTAAAGTCGTACCTAACCGTATGGCTGACTTCGGCTACACTACTGCTACTCTTGCTGCTTCTGGCATCCAGTATCCGGAAATGAATACTTGGACAGCAATGACGTAATCGAAAGATTGCGACTAGTAGTAAAAGAAAGGGCGGCTCTTCACAGAGTCGCCTTTTTTCTTTTAGTGCGTTAATAACACCTATAAATACTAATGGACAGGAGTATAAATATGGTTTTCGTAATTAATCTAAAATGGCTTTCATTTAAACAAGATCTATCAAAGATGGATAGAATGCTTGAAGATCAAGTATCTACATATGCTATTCTCAGATATGCCTTTGATATTCCCGATAGGGTCTATAGACAGGTAATGGACCAACTCTCTACGTCTTTAGACGAAATTTACTATAGAAAACTTCATAAGCTTGTAAGTCTGTATGCTAATGTAAGTAATGCAGGGCTTAAAGAGTTCGAAGAAGAATTTATTGAGACTATAGAGATTAAGCAGGGCTATGATGGTCAAGGAATGATTTTATCCCCAGTTGCTGACGCAGAAGACGGCATAGTCCTCTTTGGCCTTCACGATGATGAAGAAGACGCGATTTACATTTAATCGGAGCAGATAATGGATTTATTAGCACTAAACTCAACACCATTAGCAGGCAGCATTAGTGTGCCGCTTGATACAAAAATAGAAATAGAGTTTAATCAGCCAATTGACCCTTTTACTGTTCAAAATGGTATAGCACTATATACGTTAACAAATGGACTATGGACTGGGCCTGAATTGTCTATCTTAGACAATCAATGGAGCGATGTCCTTGATACATCTGGTGAATATACTTATTTTCCATTTAATTTTACTATAGAAGGCAGCAAGGTAAAAATATCTCCAACTGTAAGTTTAGTAGCAGATAAGAAGTATTATCTTACAGTTTTGCCAGGAAATGATCCCTTACGGTATCTTTCTAAGTCTACAATAAGTGCTTTCACAAAAAGTAGTTCAGGCACAGTTAATGTTCTAAGTCCATACACTGGAAGCTCTAGTGCTACATATTCTATTACAATAGCAAGCTCTGGCTCGCTAGACGTATTAAAAAATGGTATTTATCTTGGTGCATTTTCATATATCATTAATCAACCTATAAACCTTGGCGATATTACAATTTCGCTCAATGGAACTTGGCTACACAATGATACTATCTCTTTTGATTGCTATAAAGCCGAAGGCACTAAGTCTATACTTAAAATAGACTTCACTACATCAAAATATACAATAACAACACCAACGTCTACAATTATACACACACTATCGGACCACGCTATTCCACTTAGAGTTATTTCAACCATTCCAGATCATGAATCAGTAAACAACACTAAGTGCAACCCAATTGTTATTAGATTTAATAAGAACTTAAATCCAGACCAAGATGTATCTAGATACATAAACATTAGACGATACGACATAGAGACAGGACTATCTGTTCCACTTAACTATTATTGCAATATTGCAGGTGATACACTAAAAGTATATTTAACTACTTCTGGCGCTTAAGTGAAGAAGCGCTCACTTAAGCACATAATGTGGGCTAAGGCTGTTAAGTTAAGAGATAGTTATATGTGTAGAGAATGCGGTAATACTGGTAAAAAGCGTTATATGCACGCACACCATATAAAAAGTTATAAAGAATATCCAAAATTGAGGTATACTATAGAAAATGGTATAACATTATGTCTTAAGTGTCACGTGGAGAAACATCCTGAGCTTAAAGATCTAATGGTAGGGAGGGCAAAATGGCAGAGAAGATCGAAGACAAAATCAGCATAAAGCCTGAGAACAAAGGTAAATTTACAGCATCAGCTAAACGCGCAGGGCAGACAGTGCAGCAACATGCTAAATCTGTAATGGCTAATCCAAAGTCTACTACACTACAGCGCAAGCGTGCTACATTCGCTTTAAATGCAAAGCGCTGGAAGCACTAGGACTAATATGAATAAAATGCTCATTGTAACACTATTATTATTAGTCTTCGTAACATCAATGTTAGCTTGGCAAGAGCATCATGATAATATACATGATAACGTCCCAAGATGCTTTGCAACGTCTGAAGCTAATGCCATAGAAGAAAAAGATTTACACATACCATTTGCTCCAGCAGGTGAACTTAAAAGAGGCTCACAGCAACTAATGAGTGGATGTCACGCACTTTTCCGTGTAAAAATGGGGAAGTAAAACTAAGGAGAGTTTATGAAAGCACAATTTAATCAAGGCGATCTAAGTGGATGGAAACTAACACTTAATAATGGAACATGGGACCAGTCAACTGGGCCAGCAAGACCAAAAGCTGATCCACCAACATTCAGCTTCCCCAATATCGGCCCTTCTGGCGAAGTAGGCCTAAGTGCGCATCCAGGCAAGTATTGGAATCCGCCTCAGCTACCTTATATGCCAGTCGGACAGACTACAGGCAATCAATACCAACTTGAAAAGTCTATTGTCGGCAGTAAAGGTGGAACTGCTACACTGAAAGCTAGATGTGCTGCACTTAGCTATCAGTTTATTAGCATTTATATTACAAAGAAAGTTAATGGGGTTGATGAATGTAGTGTAGCTGGCAAGGCTTGGAATGCACCATTCCCAGGCACTAAGGCACAGCCTTTTACTAACTGGAGTGATATCTCATTTGTTGTCCCAGCAGGTGACTGCACTATTACTATTTATCTTAACTCCGACGCTAACCGCCAAGGCACTAGCGTAGACATTGTTAACTTCCAACTACCTGAATAAAGGAGAAACACATGGCAACTAAGAAACCAAATCCTTTCGCAAAGAAAGAGAAGACAAGTGGCAGTAAAGAGAAGACAACAGACGCTTGCAAAAGCAGCAAGCCAATGAAAGACAAGAAAAAGTGCTAAGGAGGCATAAATAACATGGCAAAAATGGGTAAGAAAACTACAGCATCAGGCGGAAACAAACCACTAGTTACTGGTGGCAAAATGAAGACTTCCGGTTCACAGCACGCAATGGCTGGAGCTAAGACTACTGGCGGAAAGAAAAGCGGCATGCAGAATACTATGGTAGTTGGCATTTCTGGCAAAGGTGACAAGAAGTAATATCCCACAACAAGTGCCGCTACCAAATAAGTAGCGGCACGCTAGGGTTAGGTAATGAGTATTATCAACAGAGCGTATAGAAAGTTTACTGACCTACTTGATACTTTGACAACTTATACTGGCTCAGGTGGTAAGTGGCTTAGAGTTAAGACAGATGAAACAGGCATAGAGGCTATAACAATAACAGCGGCTACTATAGGTGCAGATGCATCAGGTGCCGCTAGTGGTGCTGTAGCAACACACTTAGGAGCCTTTGTTCACTCAGATATAGCTCTAAATACCTCAGCAAGACATTCACACTTAAATAAAACAACCTTAGATGTCATTACAGCAGCAGGTAGTGGCTCTACATTTTTATCTGACGATGGAACTTATAAAACAGTAGTATCGGCACCAACATATACTAATGCCACATTAGTTCCAACAGCTATAGGCGGTATAGCACAAAATACAACTTTTTCTAATAAGACAATGACACAAATGTGGGACTCACTACTCTACCCATATCAAGTCCCAGCCTTCAACTCATTCGGCATTACAGGCGTATCTACACCAGTTGAAGTAGGCACGACTATTTCAGGCTCCAAAACATTCACTTGGGGCACTACAAATCCAGGCAATATAAATACTAATAGCATAATGATACAAGACATTACTGGAAGCTCCACACTGGGTTCCAGTCTGCTAAATGACGGAACTGAAGTGTTGGCGATGGGTTCAGTGCAGAAAGTAACTGCTACCTCTAATACTTGGAGAATAACAGGAACTAATACTCAGTCAGCTAATTTCATAAGAGATTATGCAGTTTCTTGGCAATGGATGAGGTATTATGGTGAAAGCGCACTTACGTCTCTTGCTGAAGCAAATATTAAAGCATTAAGAATACCAGGCTTGTCGGCAGGCCTTGCAGCAACATATTCATTTGCTGCAGGCGGTTATAAGTATTTAAGCTACCCATCTGTATTAGGCACAGCTACTTCCTTCAAGGACTCTGGCACAAATCTAGACATACCATTTGAAGCAGTCTATACAGTCTCTGTAACTAATGCAAATGGAATTGTAACTAACTATAATGTTCACAGGTCAACCAATGTAATGGGCGGAGCTGTAGGCATTATTATAAGCTAAGAGGACTACATGGCTACTATACCAGGATCAGTCCGTGTAGGCGGATTTATAGCACCATCAGATACGACAGACGTCTATCCTGTTCACGACTCTTTATATGGTAAAGGTGGACATAGAGAAGTCGCAGATCTAACTGAGCGTGACAATATAACCACTGAAAGACGCCGTGAAGGTATGCTTGTATATGTAGTATCTGCAAGTGGGAATTATCAACTAGTTGGTGGTATCGCAAATGCTAACTGGAAAATACTATCTACATCAGGCGCTTCAGGCGCTACAGGCCCACAAGGTTTCCAGGGCACTCAGGGAGCTTCAGGATTAACCATTACAGGCCCACAAGGTGCCCCAGGAGCTCAGGGAGCATCTGGTGCTATGGGTTACCAAGGGTTTCAGGGCGCAAGTGGATTACAAGGCCTTGCAGGAACTCAAGGTGCATCTGGTCTATCTATTACAGGTCCTCAAGGTTTTCAGGGAGCAAGTGGCCTAGTAGGAACTCAAGGCGCATCTGGATTAAGAGGATTTCAAGGTTTCCAAGGCGCTTCTGGTATTGATGGCACACAAGGAGCTTCTGGTTTACGTGGCTTCCAGGGATATCAAGGAGCATCAGGCAACCAAGGAAGCCAGGGATATCAAGGCTTTCAAGGATACCAGGGTGCCTCAGGTGGCACAGGAACACAAGGTAATCAAGGTTCAGCTGGCACAGGTGTATCTATACTTGGCTCTTATGCTACATCTGGTGCTCTTGTTGCAGCACACCCATCTGGTGCTCCAGGAGATAGCTATCTAGTAGTTGGTAATTTATATGTATGGACAGGCACTTATTGGAATAATGTTGGGACTATACAGGGCCCTCAAGGATATCAAGGTTTTCAAGGCTTAACAGGCCTGACTGGTGCCTCTGGCTCTCAAGGAGCCCAAGGTGCTAATGGCAATAATGGGACACAAGGTGCATCGGGAGGACCAGGACCTCAGGGCTTTCAAGGTTTTCAAGGTGCAAGTGGTATAGGCGTTCAGGGTGCATCAGGCATTACCGTAGTTGGTCCTCAAGGGGCTAGTGGAAATCAGGGCACTCAAGGTTTACAGGGACTAACTGGTCTTACTGGCAACCAAGGCGCTTCTGGTTCCACTGGTCCACAGGGATTTCAGGGAGCAAGCGGAGCTATTGGTCCACAAGGATACCAAGGACTTACTGGGGTAGGCACACAGGGTGCTTCTGGTCTCTCTATTACCGGGCCACAGGGTGCCTCTGGAGGACCTGGCACACAAGGCGCATCAGGAGCAATGGGGCCTCAAGGCTTTCAGGGACTTGCCGGAACTGGCACACAAGGAGCTAGCGGAGCAGCGGGCCCTCAGGGATTTCAGGGCAATCAGGGTGCATCTGGAATTATTGGACCACAAGGCTTCCAAGGACTTACAGGAACTGGAACGCAAGGTGCCAGCGGTAACCAAGGTACGCAGGGCTTTCAGGGCACTCAAGGTGCCTCAGGATTGTCTATTGCTGGTGCACAAGGAGCGTCTGGCACTATTGGACCACAAGGTTTTCAAGGGCCTGCTGGAACTGGCGCACAGGGCTTTCAGGGTGCCTCAGGAGCTATCGGTCCGCAGGGCGCATCAGGAAGTGCTGGTCCTCAAGGCAATCAAATAATCATCTCAGCATCAGCACCACCATCGCCAATAGAAGGTATGCTATGGATAAATACTTTAGCGCAGCCATCTAGTGGTGGCTCATTTAGTGGTGGCTTATCTACAGGAAAAGCAATAGCAATGTCCATAGTCTTCGGAGGCTAAAATGGCAGCACCTAATATAGTAAATGTCACTACAATTATTGGCAAAACAGCAGTTCTAGCTGTCACTAATTCAGCACAGACAATAATTACTAATCCAGAAGCTAGTGGTAAAGTATTAAAGATAAATGGACTTTCTATAGCTAATGTGAATGGAACTCTGAATGGTAATATAACAGTTGACATATATCGCTCATCAGTTGCTTATAGATTAGCATATATGATATCTGTTCCTCCTAAATCAACACTTATTGTAATAGGTAAGGATATACCTATTTATCTTGAAGAAGGTGATGATCTCCGTGTTACAGCGGACCTAAACTCTTATCTTGAGGCAATTGCTTCATATGAGGAGATTTCTTAATGAGACGAACAGATTCTAGTAGCATTGGTTATCGCAGACCAGGCTTAGGTGGAATTTTCCCTATAGAGAATCAGCAAGAATTACAGGCACAAGGCATATGGGGCAATATTATTACTGGAACTAAAGAGTCCTGGGCTCGTCCAGATGATTGGATTACTTTTCCTACGATTGTTGATACTGACCAAATATTCGCTGGCTCTTATGCAGTATTCAGTTATGATACCAACTATGTGACTTTAGCTGCAGCTGGGGCTTATCATGTAGACTGGGGGGATGGAACTTCAGAAAATGTAGCGTCTGGCATTACAGTTCAACATAACCTTGTCTATGCTGGAGTTCCTTCTGGCTCGTGGTGCAGTCGTGGATATCGACAGGCTCTAATAGTCGTTACTCCGCAAGCAGGACAAACATTATCTAGCATTAATCTTGGCACACCTACCTCTCTAACTAATACCAGATTCAGTAAATGGTTATCATGCAAGATGGCTTTGAATAATGCTGGTACCTTAGCAACGTTCTCCGCTGTATGGAGCCACAGTATCCTAGAAGAATTTATATGGATTGGCACAAATGCTCAGACAGACTTCACTAATCTGTTTGCCAACTTTTATTCTTTGCAGTCAGTTTCAATTAATACGGAACATGGAATAAACTTTACCCAGATGTTCTGGTACTGTTATTCTTTAGTAGTAGCTCCATTTTTGGATACATCTTCAGGTATAAATTTTACATCCATGTTCGCTACCTGCTATTGCTTGCAAACAGTTCCATTATACAATACATCAGCAGCACAAATCTTTACTACTATGTTCCAGGGCTGCTGGAATTTGATAATAGTTCCGCTACTTAATACAGCTAACGTCTCAGCTTTCGGTAGTATGTTCAACAACTGTTATAGTTTACAAACAGTCCCGTCATTCGATACATCGCACGGTGTAATCTTTACCAGTATGTTCACCAACTGTTATAGTTTACAAAAAGCTCCATTACTAAATACATCCTTAGGAAATACCTTTCAAAATTTTCTAACGAGTTGTTTTTCTTTGGAAACTGTTCCGCTCTATGATACAGGAAATTCTACAAACTTCGCAGCTATGTTCCAGCAATGTTATTCTTTAAAAAGAGTTCCATTGTTCAATACTAGTAAAGGAACAAATTTCAGTAATATGTTTAATAGTTGCTATACCTTACAAACAGTTCCATTATTTAATCTATCTTCAGGAACACTATTTACCAGTATGTTCACCAGCTGTTATTCTTTGTATGCAATACCATCTTTTAATATGTTATCAGCAACAGGAACTGCCTTTACTAGCATGTTCTCCAGCTGCTGGTCTTTAACAAGTGCTCCTATACAAGTTACTAGAAATATTTCCATTTCAAATTCTATTCTCGGAGCAGCAGCATTAAATAATTTATTTACTGCGCTTGGTAACACAACAGGTCAGATAGTAACAATAACAAATAATCCTGGGTCAGCTGGTTGCACTAGAACCATAGCAACAGCCAAGGGTTGGACAGTAAGTGGATAAGGGAGAATAAAATGGATACATCAGGGTTTTATAAAGTAGTAGATCAGTTAGAATACGCACCAAATTTTGTAGACACACCTACAGTATCCCTTAATCGAGAAGATAAAGACACTTATACTTATCCCCAAGATGGGTGGTATTGGTTTGAAAGTTCAGGAGAGGCAGTTATTGCTTTGGCAGATGTTAGTAATACACGGTATATAACTAAGCTTGCATTCTATAATAGACTGTTGCCTGAAGAGGCGATTGCTATAGACTTAGGAAGCATTGGAGCAACAGTTCCGGCAGCTACATTAAGATATTTTTTCAATAAAATAACAATGGCAAATTATGTTGATTTAGATTTGCCTGAACTATTAACTGGACTACAGACACTAGAGCAATATGGAATTTTAGCTGCAGGAAGGGCGGACATTATTATAAACGCTACAATATCACCAGTAGAGAGGCCATAGTTATCAATAGTAAGATTAATAAGGAGCTTCAAATGGTTTTAGATAAACTAGACAAAGTAAGCGGCTATAGAAGGGCGCATCAAGTAATTATTAACAACCCTAAAGACGGAATTCCATCTGTTACTTTTGAACTTGAATGGATAATAGATAAGGATGGAGTGCAGTCTTCTCTACCAGGCGGCAGCAAGACTGTTGCAATGAGTGATATATCAAACTCACTTACTATTATAAACCCAGTTGATGACTCTGTTATTATGCCTGCTAATGATGGCTTTGTGCAGGCTGTCATATATTCACTATATATGAGAGACGTAGCTAATCAGGAGATATAGTTATGGCATTAACTCAAGTAAGAACAGCTCTAGCTTTCAATGCTAGTGGCATCCTAACGCCAGCTCAGATTTATATAGAAACTACACCTGTAGACGTAACTACATTATCCACAGCAGGTGTAGCCATAGGGCTTAATCTGCAAGTATATACAACTGCAGTAGCAAATACAGCTACCAATACAACAGATCTTATAGAAGTCCTCACAAGTCAAGATGGCACCACTTATGATACACCAACACAGACAGGTTATGTTGCGAATCCTTATGCTTCATATACTCTAACATTCACAGCAAGCGTGACAAACCAAGAGGCTGTTACTATTCCAATAGCATATCCTGAAGGTATTCATTATCTTAAAGTAAGAATTAGCTGTGGTGCTGGTGCATCTAGCTCTCATACTTATGCTGCAGCTTTACTAAAGACAACGGCTTAGGAAGCTTAAATGGCTACTCTCTATTTTAGAGGAACAACAGATGCTAATTGGTCAGTAGGCACTAATTGGACAGGAGGCATAGCTCCACTAGCCAGTGATGATGTTGTATTTGATGCTACATCACCAAACTGCACTATTAACGCTGCTACCTCGTGTCGCTCTATTAATATGAGCTCATATCCTTCAGGACATGTTTTAACTCACAATGCTTTTATTTTAGCTGTTGGAGACGCTTCTGGTGGGACTTTAGATTTCTCAGGTGCATGGACTTATAATACTATTAGTGATAGTTCTGCTATAGTCTTTTATTCTACTTCGACTAATAATGGAGCTGGCTGGCCTATTACATGGGGCGGAAAAGCACCTGGTAATGTTATTTTTAATGCTGTTGGAAAATGGGTTTTTCAAGATAATCTAATAAGTAGAAGTAGTAGTACAATCTTAACAGGAAATTTTGGTTATGTTATATTAGATAATATAACATTTAGCGGTGGCTGTCTTCAGTTTATTTCTGGCTCTTTAAAAACACTTAGTATAAATGGAAGCACAATAATATTAGGTCAAGGTGGAACAGCCTCTATTCTTGCTATAACATATACTACACTAATAAGTGATGCAGACAGTACCATAACGCTTAATTCTTTAGGCTCCACTGATTTGGGTTATGCTCAACCTATCTACATTACAAACTTTTTAGGAAGTATTAATTTCCCATCAATTCAAGGACGCTGGGCTGGTTATATAAGTGGAAAGGTCAGTATAACATCAACTAGTCCAAACGCACGATTTGCTTTAATTACAAATCAAACTTTTATTAGTTTAGCAACTAGTGGCTCTGTCACCAATAGGCTCATGATAAATTCTGATAGTCTAGGCATTCAAAGAACTCTTTCTTGTTCTGGCACTAAGAATATTTCATGGACAAACTTTCAAGACATCGCCGCCGTAGGAGCTACTCCGTGGGATTTGACTACAGGTGTCGATGCCACTGAAACCGTAGGGAATTGTTTGGGAAATAGTGGGATTACTTTTGCTCCCGACTTAGAACTACTAGTTAAATCACATGCTACAACTGCCGCATTATGGCATGTTAACGATGGGACAAATGTTGCGTGGACTCTACTTGATGGAACCACATCCTCAAGGATTGCCTTACCTCAAGACAATGTGACAATCAGTTGTGATTATGTAAAAAGACTTTCTACAAATGCTTCAACAAGTCCCCATTTGTGTGCTAATTTAGCTATGAGTCAGGATGCAAATACGGCTTTTTATGTGTATGATGGTGGTGGAGGTTCGCACTACATATATGGAAGTTTAACATTGATAGGCGGAGTAGTCCTTAATGCTAGAGGCGGAGGTAATCTAGTTTTAGCAGGAAGGAATAAAGATGCTGCTGGCAATACGGTTACTCACGCTATAAATGTTACAAGTCCTTATGGTTCTTCGTCTAACACCGGTATCACCATCAACTCTATCGGTGGCACTTACACTCTAACCAATGGCCTCACTCTTACCAGTGGGACCAATAATAAACTGACAGTAGCAGCAGGCAACTTCAATCCACAAAATTACCAAGTTATAAATTCAGAAATACGTTTGAATCCGTCAGCATTCTTGGTGCCGACCAAACCGATAGCAACTAATAGCATCATTTCAACGAGCGCAGGAACTAAAGCAACCATTAAAAATATTACCGGTAGACCACTAACCGCCAGTAAATGCTACATAAAGGATATCAAGGTAACTGGTCAGTCACTCTACGCTGAGAAGTCCATCAACGGCGGAAGTAACAGCAATGTAAATTTCTATCCATTAGATACAAGAACTTTAGTTAAGAAGCTAATGATAGTGACACCAGAGTTGATTATGTCTGCGATGACAAGTGGAACTCTCTTTAGATACAGTGGTGGACAGTGGAAAGAGACGCTTATAGATGACTACCATTCAGGTATCTTCTCAAGACTTCCTTTAATGAAATTTACAAGTGGAACATGGATACCAATAGGAACAACTTTATGATAAGTATCTTTACTCCTACACATAATACTAAGTGGCTTCCTGAACTCTACGACAGCATTAAAGACCAATCCTTTGATGAATGGGTTATAGTTGTAAGTGGCACAGATATACCATATAGCAACTCAGGTCTACTAGGTATACAGACAGACACTAGAATAAAAGTATTTTGGGGCTATGATGAAGCATTATATGTTGGAGCTCTTAAGAGAGCTGCTTGTTCTAAGTGCACAGGTGATATCCTTGTTGAACTTGACCACGACGACATGCTAATGCCTGGAGCTATTGACAAGATAAGAGAAGCCTTTGAGGACCCAGAGGTAGGTTTTGTTTACTCAGACGATGGTAGATTTGTTGATACTAATGGCGTCTATACGCCCGCTGAAGCCTTTAATCCTGCCTGGGGCTGGTCTAACTATATTACTGGAAACTTTAGAGTTCACAGAACACCAGATCCTTCACCTACAGCTATCTCAAAGATATGGACTGCACCTGACCATTTAAGAGCATGGCGTAAAGATATATACTGGCAAGCAGGTGGACACAGCATAGACATGAGAGTGCTTGATGACCAGGACTTAATGGCTCGTACTTATATGATAACTAAGTTCCATGCTATTCATGAGTTCTTATATGCTTATAGAATTACTGGAGAAAACACCTGGATTAAGTATTCAGACGAGATACAAGCTAACTGCTGGAGATTGTATGATCTTTACATAGAAGATATGGTTAAGGCCTGGGCAAACAGAGAGGGCTTATTAACAGTTGATTTAGGTGGTAGATTTGATACAGCACCAGGCTATTTGTCTGTAGATCTTAAAGACGCCGATATTATTGCCGATCTTAATGGCATTTGGCCTTTTGCAGATAACTCAGTTGGAGCCGTTAGGGCCTTTGATGTATTTGAACATCTTGCCGATCCACTACATACAATGAAAGAACTCTACAGAGTATTAGCACCAGGAGGCTATGCTTTCATTCAAGTGCCATCTACAGACGGACGTGGAGCATTTCAGGACCCAACACATGTCTCATATTGGAACGAGAATAGCTTCTTATATTATACTCACTATAATTGGGCACGTTATATAGATATACCAGTAAGATTTATGGCAGACCGTATTTATACAACAGAGAAGAACCAAGAGCAAGTATGCTGGGTTAAAGCTAACTTAGTTGCCCTTAAAGATAATAGACCTCCAGGCATCATAAACATTTAAGGAGATAGCCAGTGTTAACTACTGTATCAGTGCCATATCTTAAAACTAAAGGCAACTCTTATGTAAAAATAAGAGTTAGAAGACCTAGCGATGGCTATCTCTTAATATTTTCGTCAGGCTTATTCCAAGCAACGGATGATGGCACGACTATCAAATATCTTAAAGAATATGCTACTACAGATACATACGAGTCCCTATACTGCGAATCAGTCGACTTACCAGTTGGAGACTATATCATTGAATACTATGCTTCTACAGAATTATTAGGAGTATCAGATTCACCAGTATTAGCTAAAGCACTAGCAGTTTCAGGAATGGCTACATTAGCAGATGTAACAGCAGCTAAGAATACTATTGTTGCAGCTATACCAAGCAACCCGCTCTTAACTAATGACATAAGACTTAACAATCTAGACGCGCCTATCAGCACAAGAGTAACAGCGACATCTGTATTATCAGAAGCTTATGCTATCAAGGGAGATAGTCCTACACTATCTCAATTGCTTTTTATGATATGGGGCATGTTATCTGAAAAGGCTAAGACTGGAGAAACTATTATTTCAACCAAACGTCTTGATAACGGCAATGTATCAATGACATTCTCACTAGATAATGGTGTAGCTCCAACTTCGATTACAAGAGCAACATAATGCTTACTGCATTTTTTACACAAGGTTTAGGAACAAGCGTATCAAACTTAATAACGCTTGGACTACCAGCATTTACTGCTAGCCTAAAACCTAGTAATATATTAGCTTCGCATACGCAGTATAAACTGCCAGACTTTGGTTCAGCTTTTTATGCTGATATATATATTCACTTATCTAGTGGGTCGATACATACACATTTGGGTAGCATAGCAGGAAGCAATTCGTATCAAGGTAGCATAGCAGCACATTATAATGGCGGACCAAAAAGTTCATATAAAGGCAATATAAGCACACATTATAATAAATCGTCACAGAGTAGTTCATATCAAGGTAGTATAGCTGCGCATTATAAGCAGTAGAGGATAATACTTATGTCAGAAACATTAATTTTCCAAATTACTCCTCCAACAGCTCAAGAGTCGGTGCCATATTTTATTGACTGGTATCAAAGCTTAGACGGCTTAATTTGGCCTAATACGCCTGTAGACTCACACATTCTATCTACACTTGCATATGATATTCCAACAAGTATGTATACCTGGACCTCTACACTAGCAGATCCGCTTAAGTATCATAAACTTAAGTCAAGAGCTATAGATGGGACTGAGAGTTCTGCTGGCTACGTTATTCCTCCTAGACCACCTATAGATCCAGATATATATGTAGAACCTAGTATAGACGCTTATAGGATTACAGAGTCTGCAGAAGGCTATGAATATGAACTTGGCTCATATGTAGAGCTTACTTTAGAAGTTGATCCAGCAGCATTAAGCTTTATTGGCAGCACAATGCCAGTTAAGGTATTAGATCCTTACTTTAATGTCATGGCGACTCTTACAGCGAACAGACTAGGGACTACGCCACTTTATTCTGTGCTCTATAGAGTGCCAGTTTCGCTAAGTAAGAAATACAATATAATGAGAGAAGCAGAAGCTGATACATCTATATTCCAATTATTTGATAAATGGATATTCCCTGATACAAGCTTTGTAGAATTTGGATTTAGAGTAAAGAGAACAATCACTAGTCCAGTAAAGGATAACTCAGAAATTTATGTAAGTGTCCTAGATGGTATATCAGCAGAAGATGGCACTACTATTGATCCGACTACCATAGCATTCACAACTAAGCTATATCCATTCTATTGCACAGTAAAAGATATCACCGACCTTTCAGCAGAGAATTTTAGCAACTGTGATGTATTCTCTATAGCAAGAACTATCTTTGGCACTTCTAAGTATGTAGATGTGCATATGAAGCCAGACTCTAAGTATGTCTATTATAGAGACAGGTTTGATTGTGCAGTAGCAGACTTTACTAAATATTATACGGCATATGAAATGCTAGGCTCTTTAACCTCAGTTACCAATGAGGATAAGTCGTTAGACACATTTAGGATATCAAAGACAACAGACGCTAAAGCTCTGATGTCTTTCCTTAGTGATGTAATTGATAAAATTTCAAAGATGATATATGCAGGCGGCAAAGACACTCCTTATGCTGCACATACATTTATTAAAGGCATCCACGATCCTAATAGACCTAATCTCGCAAGAGCTAATCTAGACACTAATGACCCGTGGCCATTTGTTAATGCTTCATCTAAGTCTTTTGTTTACCAGGATGCAAATGGCAATACTGTAGAAGCACGTGGACAAAGAACAATTGTTTATAGATATCCAAGTCGTATTGCACTTGATAATCTTGATGCTTCAGATAATATTTGGGGTAAGATTAAATGATAAACTTACAAGAAGAAATGAAAAAGCTTGTTGGCAAAGAACACTGGATGTGGCTTATTTTCAGACACTTAACAGACCAGCAATGCAACTGTGTGCGCAAAGAGTCTGGTACGGCAGATCCAGAATGTCCAAACTGCCAAGGGGCTAAATGGATCTTTAATGAATACTTAGTGAAGAGCATGTCATTTTATACACCCAGAATGGTTGCTCATGATCAAGATTTCTTCTATGGCGCATCATATAGCAATATAGTTTCTGTATATTTACCTATTAGTCCGATAAACGAACAAGTGACCCTAAATGACTACTTCTTTACATTAAAAGTAAAGGAAGATGGAACCTTATATAATCCTATTAGAAGATATAAAAAATGGCTAGTTACTGACTCGTATGATATGCGTGCAGACGGAAGTAATCGTCAGTTCATGAAGATTTACCTAAAACCACTGGTAGCAGAATAACTTAGTTATTAACACACATAACATTGAGGTTTATATGAGCAGAGTTCTTGCTAAGAAAATTTTTGCAGAAATATACGAATCAACCCCTGGCATTGCAAATCTTAGTCCACAGCCAGAGAATGAAGGAATTGTAACTTCTGTAAATGAGTTTCTCAGAGTTCTGCAAGAGGCTCATGATAATTGGAATAAAACTTTCAGCATACCAGATACAGATAAACTTATCATTGTTGAAGACATTCCAAGAGAGCTTGTAGTAAAATTAAATAATCAGTCAAGTGAAGTAGAGATAGATGACACAACACTTAGAGACTTAAGGATAGTCACCTACTCTGCATCAGAAACCCCAGCCGTAGTGTCAGCACATCGGATGGGCGAAGATGGAATAAGAAGTTTGAAGTTCAGACCCGTAGGCATTTATGATGACCCTAACTACACCGGATACTCGATTATTAGATTCGCAAAAGACATAGAGGCTATAATTGATTTCAAAGTGTGGGGAATAGATTTTTTCGATATAAGAAAGAGATCCAGGTTGCTTAGGGAAATTATAAATGACAGTATTTGGTATTTTAAGCACAAAGGGCTCCGTGAAATAGTTTGGATGGGCAGCCACGAAAGCGATATGTGGGACAATAAGACTTTTATGAAAATGAAGTCTGAGAAGTACCTCATAAGATTCTCGGAGATTAGAGAGACGAAAGAAAAGAAGCTTGAGCAAATTGTTATTCAAGCTGGAATAAGTTAGGATTTTACTTAACGGAGGACAGATACATGTTTAAAGTTGCACCTCGTTACTTATCAGGCGTATCTGTATTTTTGGGTGATGACATCACTCGTAGAGATACAGATGGTGAGCTTGCGATTTTTATTGGCCCAGCTATCAAAGGACCGCTTGATGTTGTAACTCTTGCGAATCCAGATGTTGCTATTGGCCTTTACGGCACTAACAGCCCAATCACAAAAGCTCTATTTGAATTCTGGGATGGCTACACTGACGCTGGTCGTACTATTCCATTGAAATTTGTTGCCAAGAGAATTGGTGGCATTCCATTCCACGTAAAAACAACTAATGGTATTGATATTACTTCAAAAGATGCATACACTGGTCTTGGTAATGACTATACTATTTGTGTAAACGATAGCCTTGTTACTCAAACCAGAGGCGTTAAAATCTGGGATAAGAACAAGCAGAAAGTTTACGACTCACTAAGAGGTATAGATGGTGGTTACTTCACTGTAACTGCAACACTAGCTGGCACTGGCACAATCACCGGTATAGATCTTGATAGTGATCCACTTGCAACAACACTAACAACACTAACAGCATACTCACAGAGCGCATTCGGTCTATCTGTAACTGCTTCTGATAGTGAATGTGCAGTCGGCTCAACACCATCATCGGCAGACTATAGAGCCTATTACAAGTATTTCCGTAATGCTCTAGCAGATCTTGAACAATATACACCTGACTATATCATTCCGGCTGGTGTCGCTTATAACGAAACATATAGCTATACTGGCAATACCACAAGAGCAACTACACTTGTAAGTGATACCACATCAGCCTCTATACTTAACGTAGACGCTGCTGATGATTGGCCCGCTGCAGGCACAGTCTCTATAATGACAACTGCTGGTAACGACGTGCACTCTTATACTTCTAAGACTGTATACCAAGTTGCTGATTATCAACTTACCGTTAAGAAGCCAGTATTCACAACTCCTATCAGTGCCTCTGGTATTACTCAGCTTACACTTACTGCATCTGGCGGCTTTACACAGGCGGATATCAAGGCAGAAGGCTATCTATCAGTCTCTGGCTATACCATCAAGTATAAAGCAGTTGATGCAACTGGCAATGTAGTTAATATTGTTAGTCCGCTAAATAGTTCAGTAGGCGTGCCATTCTCATACTACATGGCATCTGGTGCACCATTTACTTCTGGTGCCGCTGTAGTGGCTACTAAAGTTATTGGTGGTGCTTTCATCGGGACAACTGTCTCGACTACATTTACCGGCACACAGCCATTCCAACTTGGCCTTGGATACATCAAAGAATATGATATGGGTGACCATATTGAATTCAGTGCATGGTCTGATGTCAAACTGCCAGGATACTATCTTGCACACTTTGGCTATATGTTCGCTAACTTCTGCAATCAAGCAACAATTGGTTATAACACTCCACTTTGTGGCATGAATGCAGATATCGACACAGTTACAGCAGCTGGGTTCACAAGATCAGGCATTGTAAACTGGATTGGTAAAGCTCCTACACCTGTGTATGTGGCAGGACTTGACAATACAATTCTATCTCTTGCAAGCGATGGAACAGGATTACTTGGTGAACCTTCACTGTCTGGCTCTACAGCATTCAACCGCTGTGGTATGAGTGATCCAATAAATGGCTCTTACTCTGATCCTGCATGGGGACTTCTAATGACTGACCAAGGCTTCATTGATGGCGATGTCATCTATGATACCTACAATAATACTGTAGACCTTGGCAAATTCCTTCTTGTTGGTGCTGGTCTACTTACCTTCACTAATAGAGCTTCTGGTAAATCATACATTGATGCATGTGGTATTTATGCTCTTGGTATGCTAGCTGGCAAGCCTAAGAATGAAGGTATCTCATTCAGCAAGATTGGTGTTAATTCTAATGTTACTGTTAGCGTTATTGTCAATCGCAAGTGGTATTCGGACCTAGCAGCTAAGGGCTACATTGTAGTTACTCGTGAGCACGGTCTTGGCTGGGTAATTAACAATGGTAACTCTGTAGCAAGAGATCAGTCAGCTTACTACCTAATCTCTACTACAAGAATTATCAAGACTGTAATCGAGGGCAAACGCGCTCTTCTCGCTGGCTTCATTGGTAAGGCTGTTAACAGATACTACTACGAAGCTGCTAAAACAAAACTAGCTGAAAGCTTCGGCCTTGATGTAAATAAAGGCCTTCTAAACGGCTACACATTCGATCTGCAGATTATCGAATCTCAAAAAGCTATTGGTAAGTTCTTCCTAAAAACATCGCTTAACCCACCGGAAGAATTGACACAAGTAGACATTGAGGCTGTAATCGACAGAAATGTGACCGCTGGGGCCTAATAGAATAAAGGGGCAGGTTAATAGCCTGCCCCATCATTACGGAGGTTTAGACAATTATGAGTACTGGTGATATGTTCAACTCAAACAAGACAGGCCTTGCCTCTGTTTTCTCTGGAGCTGATACGGTTGTAATTTTTGGCGACGAATACGTTGGCGAATGCATGTCGTTTACAGTTGGAGTAAATAGAGAATCAGGTCCACTTTACGTCATGGGACGTAAAAGCCCAATCGCAATCCCTAAAGGAAAGCGTGGCATCGGTGGTTCTTTCATCCTTGCGCAACTTGGCTATGATGCGCTTATTTCTTATGTAAGCAAAATCTTTAGCCAGAGCTCATCTGCACCTAAAGTGTGGATTAGACAAGATGAGTCTGATCTACAAGCAAAGGGCTATTCAGACAAAAATCTTGCACTGAATCCTGCTACTACTTCTGCCGGTGCAACAGTTAACGTGCCAGCAGGAGGAGCTCTTGCTAAGTCAGATCTTTGGACAGAAGTAGACCCATTCTATGCTGACCAAATCCCACCGTTCAATATCACTGTTGTTGGTGTAAACGAACAGGGCGACAAGATGGCGTTCCGTATCTTTGGATGCACAGTTATTAATGAAGGTGTTGCTATCTCTATTGATGAACTTAATATTGAAAAGAAATATACTTTCATTGCCAACTCGATGTCTCCAATGAGACGCCTAGATCAATAAACTCTTTATTGAAGGCAGAAAACTGAGGCCCGACTTGTCATCCATATGGCTTTCGGGCCTTTTTTATAAAAATTTACGAGGTGCAGCATGGGAATAAATTCTAGCAATATCACATTTGACATCCTTGGACAGGATGCTCTAGTTGTTACTAGCGCTGTAAATCCTGACATGAAGGTTACTGTGCCTTCTGTGCTTGTTGACCAACAGTATCCAGACGGTGCCAAAGAAATTGTAGCCAAGGCTACGAATGATTATAGACAAGAAAATCCTAAATCTGCCCTTAACACTTATGAGTTTAATAATACAATAGTAAGTGCTTTGTTGTGCGCCAGAGATGAAAGAGAGATAAAGAATATAGGAACTCTTGTTGTTGGGCCAGATGGTATAATGACTTCTCAGACACCTATAGGCACAACAAAAACACAATTAGAACAAAATGCTTCAGCTAACTATCTTTTGGATTTAGCTAAAACCACAGCATCATACCCACCACAAACAGCATCTCTAAAAGTATCTAATGCTTCGGATGGCAGTTCTAAATACACCAAACAGACCTTTACAGGTGATGTAGTAAATCCTTATAAAGAAGTCTGGAAATCAGGCAACGCAGATAACAATAGTATACTACAGAATACAATAGGCGGTGCTGACCTAGTATGTTTCTACATATCAGAGGTCCCATCTATAGCAGACCTTATGAATGATGTTCCAGAAGCAGCTCAGCAAAAAGAGCTTATTATGTTTGAGATGGATAATGTTATGTCAATCTCCTACTCGACCATAAGAGAAAGATATCCAGTAAGGCAGCTTGGGCAGTCTAACCCAGTTAAATATACATCAGGCCTTAGAACAATTGCCGGATCAATTGCGTTTGCTATTTTTACTGAGGATATTCTTGGAAGACTTCGCTCAAGAATAACAAGAGAGCTAGAGACTATAAGCTCTAAGTTTGATAACTTCCAACCGCAAACACAATCCTCTTCACAAGACTGGACAAGAAAGCGTGAACGATTTGCATATGAATCTGATGCTTACCAGCGCTCAGATATTTTTAGGAAAATACAAGGCATGTATGAAGTGCAACTATTAGACTCCTTAGCACCATTCCATATATTAGTTATGGGTTGCAATGAGCGTGGTATCTTCAGCAAGTTTATGCTTAAGAATGTGCAGATAATAGATGAGAACCAGTATCAAGGTATGGCAATGCCTAACATTACAAACAAAGTATCTTATGTCGCATCAGATATACTTCCAATGGTTAGATATAATGGCAATGAAAAATTTGTATCTATCTCATCACTTAATAGCATTACAGAAAGCTTTGTTAATGGAACATTCAGTGGCACGCCTAGCTTCAACAAAGAGTTAACTGCTACAGAAGTTATGAACAGTGTTAAGCAGGACGTTAGGAGATAATATATGGGATACTCGCTTCTTTCAACAGTTCCAGGTGCTAATGCTATAGTGCCGCAACAAGGTAAAACAAGTGCTGGATATACACTACTTGATAACAGTTCTGTTATTTATGACCCTAATGCTAACACAGCTCCTACTCCATATTCTCCTCCTACTCCTCAAGAACTTGCAACAGCTAGACAACAAGCTCTTAATTCAACTAATAACCTTATTGGTTTCTTAAAAGAAAAAGCTACTCCTGAAAAGGCAGATTATGTTACCGCATCTCAAGCAAAGATTTATATTGGCGGAATACATATAGATGATGCTTATGATATTAGTTATCAGTATAGAGAAACAAAAGAACCAATCTATGGTTATAACTCTCAGAAGTTTACTACTATTGCTAGAGGCCAGATAATTGTCCACGGAACATTTACTATTAACTATAAGTTCGATGGCTATCTATTAGGAGTTCTTGATAAAGTTGATGGCCTTGATTATTCAGTTACTAGTGATGATATTGTTAGTGAAATATATGATGAAAAACAAAAAGCAATTAACTATTCTAAAGAGCTTAATAAGTATAAGGCTATACAAGACGAAATCAATAAGCTTATAAGAGATCAGGCTGCTGCACAGCAAGCTTTATCAGTAGCAGATGCAGCATCAATTGTATCTAATGATGCTACAAGCGCTTTGACAGGCATAGCAAATGAGTTACTTAGCAAGGCCATGAAGACCAGAGATGCTTATATGGATGCACAGCCATCTGGATTTGCTGCAGACTATAATACTCTTTGGACAAAAGTAAACAATCCATCAGCAACAGGTAGTCTTGCTAACTTTGAACAAGGAGCAAAGACTTATATGGATGGAGCTGCAGGACAAATTATGGCTCTTAATGCTAGGCTGGTCGCACTTAGAAGCACAGCAGATGGAATAGCGGCAAGACTTCCAGGCTTAAGAGCAGATCCTACTACACCAGTTGATACAATAACAACTTATGAAAATCAATATACTATAGCTCAGTCGAGCATACTGACAACACAAAAAGATCTAGACAAGATAACCGCTGAATATAATAACTATATAGATGCATATCCTCAACAACTAGCTGCTAAGAAGAGCGAGATAAAGGCTTTAATAGCAGCAAAGCCAGCAGTATCTGGTGCCTTTAATTTAGAGCAAAGTTACGCTGATGCATCTTTAAATGCAGACGCAGTTAAAGAAAACACCGGAGCGACTACAAAGATTACTCTACTAAACAGAGATAATGCAGAGAAGAAATTAAAAAATATTATAGACAGTATTGCTCAAAAGAAAAATGATATAAGTGCACAGCTTGAGAAAGTCAAGGCCGCTAAGGTTATATCAGCTTCAGAGAAGTTCTTTGATGCACCAGAAAAAACAGTTCCATCTCTCCGCAGAGCAGAGGACACAGCAGAGTTTACACTAGCTATTGAATACAATGGTTATGTTCATAAAATTATAGACGGATGCACACTTACAGGACATGGACACATGTTAGGACAGCAAGGACAGCCTGTGCAAGAATATTATACTTTTATTGCCCGCACAATCAAGTAATTAACACGTATCAAACAACCAAGGAGTTTTTATGAGTGAAGAGCTAGAAGAAGTAAAAGATGTTAAACAATCACTTTACGATGAAATTAACTGGGACAAAATTGCTTATTACAAAATGACCAAGCCTGAGTTTGAAAGAGCTAAGGCTTTTAATAAGCGTGTCTACTGCACATTCTTAGGTCCGGCAGATCAACTACAATTCTTTATGTATAAATATCTACCATGGGCAGAGTTCGCTGATATCAGGAGAGCAAACCTAGATAAGATGTCTACACATGAAGCTATCCTTAAAGCTTCACTAATCCATCCAAAGCCAGAAGCTGTGCTCATACAGTCCTTAGAAGCAGGACTAGTCCTCACACTGGTCTATCAAATCCTAGCAGTAAGCAACTTCCTTAAAGATCCTAACAAGGCTCTTGAACTAATCTTAGAAACATAATTGGAGCTTTCATGAAGAAGTATAAACTTCCTCTGGCAGACTCTACAGACATTATATTCAGAACACTAACTGCTGACGAAGCAGATAGGTTCAGTGCTGCTCTACTTAAAGAAAATCCTAATACTGAAGAATTTATCTTTAACGAAATAACAGACCATAAATATAATGCTAAAGAGCTGGAAGCAGGTGCTATCCTTGCAGTAGTAGGCTGCGCAATGAAACTATCGGGCTTCATAATGAAGCTTACTGATGTGCCAGTGCTAATTGAGAAGGCACGTGCAAATGTAGAAAACAGCTTATATTTTATGTTCTACAGAGCTATCATACAAGCACAGCCTACATATACACTTAAAGACTTAAAACAGATGACACTTAATGAACTTATGGAAGAGCTTGCTTTTAGTGAGGCTGTATTAGGCAAACCAGCCATAGATACCAATAAGATGCGTGAGAGTTTCTCTGCAGAGAAAGGTGGCTCTAAGCCTAAAAAGGGTATTAAGTCAGTAACGCCTGAGGAACTTAAAGCTGTTGCAAATTACTTTAACGATATGGGACCAAATGGGGAGTTTGTAGATGGCAGCTTCTAATAATGATTACACTAAATATCTAAAAGACATCTCGATGTTTATAGATATCGAAACTAATCATTTAAATTTCTTCTTCTATAATTTATCGAAGATGCAAGATGGTAGAAGGGCATTGCCATCAGCAGATGAAATTTTGCTTTCACATGGACATATGGAGCTATTGCAAATGGCTTATATGGAACCAGGTTTAAGCGACACTATCCATCATATCCAAGTAACCAATCCTCACTCAATAAGAGATCTAAATGTCCACAGTCAAGGCCACGTAGAAGAATTCAAGATGATACGCGGCCAACGCACTAATGTTAAAAAGTCAAGAATACAGACGCAAACACATGAAGGCCTTTATAATTATCTAACTAAAAAGGATATAGCAGGGAAGGGGTTAAGTGATAGACAAGTGCACTATGCTATGGAAGTGCTTGGTCCCAGAGAGATTAACAGAGCCCTAATAACTAACAACGTAATACCTGTAGGTGATAAATACTTAAATATATCAGACATGTCACTTGGTATATTTAATCAAACAGATGCCCAGGTTCAAGCCCTTCTTGAAGGATTGAACGGCAACATTGAAATGAAATCTATGACACAAGAAGCTTTTTATAATAAAGCAGAGAAGCAAGGCTTGTTTAATGTTTTAGATAATCTAATGAATGATGCTACCGCTGGCAAGGTTAAAAATATAATGACCTGGAATACAGACTTCGATATTCCAGCAATGCTTGTTCAGCTTGCTAAGCGAGATAAAAAAGCTTATGAAAGATTTAAAGGTTTATATGAAGCAGGGAAAATTAATTTTATAGGTGCTGAACATGATTGGCAACTATTAGCTTTCAGACTTGCTAAAGAAGATAGAAATATCATGGAGCGGTTAACAATTAATATTAACCCAATCGCCTTTAAAGAGACTGCAGGCAGAATAGCGCGAGCGCCTAATACTTTTGAAGAATTCCAACACGCTATATTTTGGAAGGTTGAAGATGTAGCAAATCTATTCTCCTGGCATAGTAAAGTTAAGCCATTTTTTAATGGAAAAGAATTACACGTAGCTGGTGCTGATACACGCCTTGAGGTTGCACTAAAAGCTGCCTTTGGTGATGTTATGGATGAGTTTAAGAACTCGCTCACAAAAGGCAATCATGGAGACGAATTAAAACATGGTATAGATAAGGTATTACGATCTGATATTGGTGGCCAGTTCTTACATCAGGCTTTCCAAAATGTTATGGAGCGTGAAACTCAGAAGCAAGGCTATAGTGTCTCAGAGCTTACTCAACAAATGCTAGGTCTAATAGACAAAAGAACAAGCAGTATAAAGAAAGGGTTCTCTTCTATATATGCATCTAAGTCAGGTGGCTTTACACCTTCCATGTTTGGTGGAGGTGGAGGTGCAGGAGGTGGAGGCGGTGGATTTTTTCACAACGCCATGAACTTCATGGAGCACAATAGAGCTGCAACTAAGATAGCTCAATATTCAAGCTTAGCTGGTGTCTTTGCATTACTTGGTGCAGCTACTTATTTTGGTGGTGGAGATAAGAAACAAAAGCTTTCAAGCAGTAGTATGAGCTTTAACAAGACTGGTATATCTAATGAATATAAAACTTATTCATCTGGTAATGAAGCAGACGGCGCTAGTGCACTTACTATGGTAGGCAGACTTGGCGCACTTGGCTTCACAGCAGGCTTATCATTATGGTCAGTAGGTTTCTCGGCAATGTTACATGACCCAAACTTACTTGGGGCACATAAGTCTAAAGTTATACCAACAAATCTTGGCGAAGCAATGACAATGCTTGGCCGCACTATGCTTTATGGCGCAAGAAAAATAGAAGCTGCTGTGCCAACATTCAGACTCTTTCGCGTTTCATCTATGCACGAATATATGGGTAGAGGGTCACAGAGATTTATAGGTGATGTTGATGAAGCAACTGGACAACTTAGTGGTAAATGGAAAAGATTTTCTACTATCAACGGCGGGAGGATCAGAGGCTTACATGATCATGGCATTGCTGTTGATGACCTACTAGCCTCTATACAAGATACTAACCCAGAAGTCTTTGATGAAATATCTGAAATACTTAAGCCTACTAGAATACCAGATAAGGTTAAGAAGAACATAATTAAGATAAGCACACAACCTAATGGTGCAGCAGTAATATGGTATCAAGAATTTGACGAAGCATCTAACGCTATAAATCAAAGTCTTAATGGTGATAGAATGGGACGCAAGTTTGTCCTTGATGTAAACCTTAATATATCTAAATTAAGAACAGCTAGCGCCAAGAATGTTAATAGTTTTAATAGAGCAACTGGAGAGTTTACTAGACAAGTTAACCCAATTGTATTTGGTAGAGTTCAAGAATCTTTGGTCAGATCAGGAGCATCCTATAAGATACCACTAGATGAGTATTTAAAGACAGCAAGAAAATCTGACTTCATGAAACGCAACCCAACTTTCCAACCTATATGGAAAGCAATTGAGACAGTTAAATGGCACCTTGACATGCTACCTAAAGGCATTGGTGGCGGCACTAACTTACTCTATAAGAACATGGGCAAAATGACAAGAGATGCAGACACAGCACTTCTTGTTCAGAGCTACCGTGGCGCAAAGAGATGGAGCAAAGAAGGCATCCATCAAATGGCTCGCCACTGGGGCAAGGCTTTTAGAGAAATAACTATTAACCCTATGAACCAGTTCCTTGAAACTCCATTCGAGGTTCTATTTGTTGACAACAAATTCATGGGCAAGACAATAGACAAGCTCACTAAGTCTCATAACCCAATCTACACTATGGCTGGTCGTGCTCTTGAATTTATCAATGCGCCACACTTAGGCCTACCTGTATATGATATGAAGGGTGGCATTCCTCGCTACTTCATGGACATTGGCATTAAGCGTATTCTGCCAGCATATGCGGCCTACAAGGCATTTGATTTAGCAAACCATATGTTAGGTGCCTTAACGTTTGATAAAGGCTCAGGACCGCTTACAGGGCTTCCTATAGCTGCTTATCACAAAGCTCAGCTAGCATATTCTAAGATATCAGATATTCTTGGCTTAACGAGGATGGCAAAGCGTCAAGAGCAAGCTGCTCCAGGATCTACAGGTCTAGGTGTTTTAGCTCCAGCTATTAGTGCAGCTACTACAGTTTTATTTGCTCAACACTTATATAAGACAGGCCCATCTTATATTAGAAGATCTTTTGATAAAGTAGGTAGAGATCTACTTAAATCTAATATACAAGTTGCTCCATGGCTTAGACAAGCTCTAAGGCCAGAGAAGTTTGTAGGCGCTGTTACTAAGACTGGCTCTCAAAGAGCATTCAATTGGCTAATACAAAACCCAAAGACTGCAGCATTTGGCCTCTTAATGGCCCCTATGATCCCATTTCTACCTGGCTTCTTAGGCTCTAATAAAACTTATGAAGAACGTAAGGCTATTATTAATGGCAATAGAGATATTGAAGTAAGAAAAAATAGAGGATGGATTTTATCGCCAACGCCATATCAGGGTGGCAAAGTAATCCAATACAGAAGAGAGGCATTAAATCTTATACAGTCTGACTGGCAAAACAAGGGAGTTATCTATCCGAGCTATGGACATAGACTACTCAACTCATTTACGTTCGGCCTATTCGATAGATACATGCTAGAGGACTACCACGCTGAATCACAACCGGTATATAAATCATCCCAATATGGACAGAACATACCTTTGCTCGGGCCACTCATCGCTGCAACAATAGGTAGAGTAATCAAACCTCAGAAAGAATACCATAAGCCAGGCGAAGGCGAATTAGGCAATCCTTTTGAAAGAGGGATTTATCAATCACTTAAGGCTCAGGGCTATGATGTTTACCCGCAGATAAATGAAGGTAATTATTATATAGATATGGTTATTAGAGATGGCAGTAAATATGCTGCCCTTGAAGCTGACGGTGTATCTTTCCATAGTGGCAAGAAGAAGATTAAGGATGCTAAGAGACAAAGGGAACTTGAACAAGAGGGCTGGTCTTTCTTGCGCGTAAGGTCCGATAACTACTTCAATGACCCATCTGCGGAAATGCAGAGAGTATTTGATGAGTTAGACTCTCGTGGCATAAAGCCTAACTTCTTTGGTGGTGGAGGCATCCCAGATGATAAGGCCGACCAATACTATGAAAGAGCAGTAGCTAAGAACTTAAGGCTAGCTGTAGATATTCAACATAACAACTCTGCTATAGACTCTACACCGCAGCTCTATGAGGCTATGAAGAGATCTGATAATCTATTCGGACAGAATATGATTAAGATGTGGGATCAAGGAACTGAATACTCTGGTTTCAAAGGTTTCATGTTCCGCTCTCTATATCAGTTTGCTGCAGGGAAGAAGGGTATTGATTCTTATGTCCCAAGAAAAGCAGATGCTTCAGCAATGTATGATCCAGCACAGATCATGTGGGGATGGAGAGCTGGAGATATTACAGGTATAGGTGGCGAGTTCTTACGTCGTGTGTTTACTAATCCGAGATCTAAGTGGACAATCAACGATCTTCCAAATGAGCTATTTGGTGTTAACTGGATACCTCAAAGAGAAGAAGATATATGGAACTCAGAGCGAAGCAAACAAAGCATTGACTATACGCATGGCACCACATTTGATAAGGCTCCACAGGGCTGGTTAATGACATCACGTAAAGGCTGGGAGTTCTTGTTTCCTGAAGTTAAAGGAATGGACTTAGAAGAGTATCCAGATCCAGTTAGACTTGAAATCTTACAGCAGATAGCTCCATACTCGTCAGAATTTAGAAATACATCAGCTAGCGTTTTGCAGCTAGCAATAGGGAACAACCTTTCTCCTGCAGAAGAACAGAGATACTATGATACATTAACTCAAGTTGGTGAGTTAAAGAAGCAGATCTTTGCACATTCTCAAGAATATACTCAGAGCATAGCGACAGAAGATCGCTCAGGTGTAGTAGACTGGGCAGACCTAGAAACTGGTGAGTTTGGCCTTGAAGGAGATGAGACTACATATAGAGCGGCTGGCGTATCCAATAGAGTGCAGGACATTAGAGCAAGACTGCTTCAGAAGTTTAGATATGATGACACAAGCCAATTAGCAAATGACGCCTTAGAAATACAGAAGTCTTCTATGAGCGCAATGGCTTCTCATCTATCGCCCGGCAAAAGAATAGATATGCAAGTTGCTGCTCCAGAGTCAATGCCAGACATGTCTAAAGGGCTTGAGGCTTATGTGAGCGGCATGCAAGAAGATATGTGGGACGAAGGATCTCCTTTCGCAGATACAGGTAATCTAGCTTCGCACAACTTAGCGCAAGATAAGATAGGCTCTTATAATACTTTTCTCGCTGGCTACTGGGAAAATATGACAGATAAGTCTACCTTCTGGGATAGAAAACTTATCCCTAATAGAGACTATCTCACTAACTATTTAGACTATCAAGTATTTGGTAAAGAAGTAAGACTTTGGCAGCACCCTATCGAACATCTATTAAAGCCTATGATAGCAAATATAGGACACCGCGTATTCGGTATTGATACTATACCAAGCTTTACAGCAGAAAGAAGAGAGAAGCAGCAGTATTGGGATATAATCAAATATCTAAAATATAAGATGCTAGCTAACCAATCTTCTGACGCTGGCGACTATCAAGAAGCAGAGTTCTACCATGCTAAGTGGCGCTCTACTATGATAGGTGCAGATCCAACAGATAACAGCTTACGTGATGAATTAACAGCATTGCCACAGAACGAAAGAGCATACTTTGACTTCTTTGCAAATGAAAGCAGTCCAGAGAAGCGTGGCAAAATATTTAAGTTCTTACCAGAAGCATCTAAGCGTCTTTATAAGGGTCTATGGGCAAAGAGATTAGCAGAGGCAGGTTCTGAAAGAGATAGAGAAGAATTTGCAGAGATACAAGCAAACGAAGCCTTCGATCTATCTGATAGTGATATTCGTCAGTATATGCACGAGACTGATGGCACTGGCATTACAAGAGGCGACTGGGCACGCTCAAAGATTATTCAGCAGTATTCTAATAGTCATGCTCTTCCAGGGACTGATTGGCTTGGCTGGTCACCTGACGTTGACATTGAAAAAGTAGAAGTGTTGGCACTTAAAGACCAGGGCGAACAAATAGAAGACTATGGCTTCTTCGATGACCACTTAGTAAGAGCAGTTTATAGCCCAGGAGCTTATCAATCAGCTATTGACATAAACTCTATCCATAATACAAGTGCTACCATGACGGGAGAGATACTGCCATATATAGCACAGAATGACGTTATACAATCATCACACGGCGCACCAGTAACATCACCTAATGCTATGATGCACTTAGAAGAGACAACAGACGAAGAAGATCATCGTGTCAGAAAGAGATACGATAAGTATGGTGGTATTCTACTATCACAGTTCCAGTATTTATATTAAGGATATATTATGACCCCGAACAGCCCATATGAAGAAGACTCAGGCACTCTTGGCTCACTAATGACTGCTGGCATTCTAGGCACAGGTGCAGCAGCACTTGGGTTCTATGCTTACGATAAAAAGAAGTTTATGGAAGTAGGCACAAAGGCTGTCAACTTTATATATCCTAAAGTTGCTGCTGAGAAAAGCACATCAGCTAAGGTAGCTGATAGAATGTATGAGGCAATGTCTACTGGCTCTGCGAAAGCTAACCCAAGGAACAAGATCCTAAATAAGTTCAGAGAAGACTTAGCTGGTAAAAATGCTGAGAAGTATGAACTTATTAGACATGACCTTGATGCTGCACAGCTAAGCGCATCTAAAGGAAGAGCTGGTAAGCAGTATTTCAATAAGCTAGAAGAGGTAGTTGATGAAGAGGGCAGCCCTATCGGTCAGGAGCTTATGGGTATACTTGAGAGTATAGGTATCAAGGGAAGATTTGAAGGCTTCCAAGGCACCAATGCTATCGTAGACGTAGGCGGATATAAACTTAATGTGCCCTTCTCGAAATACGATGAGAGCTCTAAAGCGTGGGTAGAGACAAGGATACAAGAAGGCACACATTCAAGATGGGTGCACTCAAGGAAATACGATATAGTAGACACACCCAAAGGTCTTGGTGCTGAGGTAATGGATCCTAACACTCATATCCTTGAGTCACTTAGGGATATAAAGAAGCGTGGTATTGTTGGAAGCTTAGACTTTGACATGGCACGTGACTATTACAAGAGCCTAGAAGGCAAAGGCGTTACTAAGAGCGATATTGAGAAAATGATGGCCGTTACTATAGGAGAGCAGGCTGGTCTTGTTGGCTCTCAAACCAATCTAGCAAGGATGCTTGCTAAAGTATTAAAGGGCGCAACTGAAACAGCTCAGAACATCCAAGGTGTTAATCCCGCAGCAGAAGCACTAGCAGGCTCAGAGCTCGAAGCAACATTCTTTGGTAGACTAAAGCTAAGCGATAAGGCACATCTAAAAGGCATTGACTCAGTAGCTATGGGCACATCGCAATTGCATTCATTCCGTCCTGGGGAAGATGCTTTCAATCCTGATATCCAAAGACTATTGTATGGGATGGGTGAAGGTATCCGTGGCAACCCAGACCTAATGACCTTCAAAACAAAGACCATGGGAGCAAAGGCAGTAAACCCTAACTTCCAAAAGACTAAATCATTTCTACAGAAACACTTCGGATTTGTAGGTCCGCAGAAGCAGGTAGCAGACTTATCGGCAAATGCTAGAGAAAACCTATATGGCATCTACCAAGCAGAAGGCGATAAGGCATTTAAAGGAATATCATTCGCTAACCGTAACAAGCCGTCTTACTTCGGCACGACACAAGCAAGATATAACCCAGGCATGTTTACAAATAACTACATGGAAAGTCCACACCTACAGCATATGAGACTAGGTGGAAATCTTAATCTATTAGGCACACTAGACCCTACAACAGACCAGGCTATTGAAGTATCTAGATGGGTAGATTTGTCAGTTAAGAGAGGAAAGAATATATATGTAGATGATTTCATTAAGAGACTTACTGTGCCAAAATTAGAATATAGAGAAGAAATGCAGGAAGATGGTACATATAAAAAAGTAAAGTTTGAAAACTTCTATGCTGAGGAAGCTGAAGTCAACTATATAACTAAATCTGGCGAAAGACGTGTTGGCTCGATAGGTAGTGTATATAAGAAGATAGCTGCTGGAGACATAGATGTTCAGAAGTTAACAATGAAAAAAGGCACACATATTGGAGTCAATAGAGTAGGTAGACAGCTCACAGGTGATATAGCTAAAGACGAAGAAATTGTAGGCAGAGAATCTTTAGTGAGAGCAGAAGCAATGTTTGAGCAAGACGAAGAAGATATCTTACGGACTCTTGAGTCTAGAGCTTTACGCCAAGAGCTTGGCTATGATGGCTGGATCTTGCACGGCAAATATATAGAAGACACAACTAAGCTTTTAGCTCATGGCCAGTCAACGCGTGCTGCTGTCACTAGGATGTACTCACCTGGGAAAGATGAATTTAGAATGTCTCTTAACTATTACGAGAAAGCATTACTTGCTATTCATGGCCCGAAAGGCGGTACTGGTCCGACATCAGAAGTTATTGGAAAGAATGTAGGAGCAGCTCTACCATTTATGCAAGATGCTCTAAGAGGACACTTACTTGCTCTAGACAATAATTTAACTCTTACAGGCGATGCAGCGTCACGCTTCTCACAATACCTTACTGGCAACCGCACAGGCGATCTTAACCTCAGTGAGATTGCAAAGACTGAGGGACTACAGTTTCAGATAAGCGATAACCCTGTGCAGCAATTTCTTGATGTGCAAAACCTAGTTGGCTTGCAAAGGCATGCTGGAATGGATACATCAATAGGGTCACTTGATGACCTAGGTTATATGGGAGAAAAAGTTGTTGAAGACTTAAATGCGCTTAATACAACTGGAAAGGCTAAGATACTAGCGCACAGGAATACTGAAAGGTTAGTTTTCGAAGGACTAGAATATGCCACAAATAGACTAGGTCCTCGTAACTATAATAAGATGCGCCAGAGAGGCTTTTTAAATTATGAACGTAAATTTGGGCATGATTACCATGCGCTAGAGGGTCTAGATACAAACTTCTGGCTTGCGACTGGCTTCTCGCCACAAGAGACTGAATCTCTTGCGCAAGGCATAGGCAGTAACACAATGCGTATAGGATTTAGAGATATGCAGTATCTAAGAGACACTCCTGGTGTCATGGAAGAACTGTCTCTAAGAAGTATAATAGACACACCAAGGCTTATGGAGCAACAGCGCCTAATGGAGATGTCTATTGCAGGTGAAGATGTATCTGCGTTTACAGATGCCAAGTTAGTTGATGTTGAAGAGCTAAAGAAAATAATGGGACCTTATGGATATGGCGATAAAGCCAGAAGAAACATTCAGGATCCACTACATTTCTTGGATTCATTCTTATCTTCAAACAATAATCCAAACGGCTTCTTACTACAGGCACATGACAGACAAGTCTTTATACCAGGCAATGACTACTTCAAAGGCGGCTACTATATGCCTGAAGAAGATAAGGTAGCATTGAGCGACTTCTCATGGAAAGTGCATGAGCTACTTAATGATGTAGTTAACTCACCACAAGGAGAATTAAGCAAAAGTGGACTAGAGGCTTTAGCATATGCTGTAGATATTCATGGACATTCAACTAAGGGCGGCATCCTACGTGAAGCATCACTACACGTCCCTGGGGCTTATTATAGTATGAATACTCCAGATGTAAACTTCTTATCAGAGAAGTCATCACCATTAACTAAGCTTGAAAAGATGGTAGAAGATAAGGCATCCTATTGGCAAGAAGCTCAAGACCTACATTACGCAATAGGTAATGTAACTAAAGTTTCAAAAGAAACATATGCGGCTTCAATAGATGAAATGTTATCTGAAGCAATGTCTGCAGCTGAAAGCAATAATGTAGAAGTAAAAGATGTTCTTAGAGACTGGTTTGGTGAAGGAAACTTCTTTGAGCAGAACTTAGATGTGGCGGGAATAGAATCAAGAGAGAGTCTATTTGCTTGGCAAAATGATACACTACATACAGTAGGCAGTATGATGGCAGAAGCTAAAATTGCTAAAGGTAAAGAATTAGAATGGTATATAAATAAATTTTTAGATGGTGGTGGTGGATTTTATTCCAAAGAGGCAATGAATATAATTGATAAAGAAGGCTTAACTGGCATGGTCACACGTTACCCTGCTATCTACGCCAAGAGTATGGCACTAGCTAATATCTTCCCAGACTGGGATCAAAAGAATCCGATACAAGGCAAGAGCTTAGCACTAGGTCATGCACAAAGACTACTTATGAACGCTGACCATGACGGTGATAAAATACAATTACTCACACTGTTTGGCAGCAAAGCTAAAGCAGAAAGACTTGCTGAAATTAATGGTAACCAGAAGACTGTCTTTAACTTTATGAACGCAGCAGGAAACAGAAGTGCAATTGGCACTCTATTCCCAGATATGAGATTCCAATCATTTGCAAAAATGGGAGATAAAGAAGTTGAGGCAATGTTCGAATCTGCCTCCCATCTTGAGGTTAATACTGGTATAGCAGCATGGCTTACTAAAGGCCTAACAGGTGCATTCTCTGCGCAGACATTCCAGATGAAAGGTGGCCTTGAAGGACTTGTAGATGGCAGAATAGCTGAAGACACATTCTCAAAATATAGAACATTCATTCATACATTTGTCCCTAAGTTCTGGGAGCAGAGCATTATTAGTTCAAAGCATATACAGTCTATCCTTGGCCCCAATGGAGTCGAGGCTACTATGGATAATGTGCTTAAAGCTATGGGCAATATTACAGATGAAGGCTATGTAAATCTACTTAGAAACTCTGGCGGTGAGATGAGCCCCATCTTAGCTCATGCAGCTATAGCAGCAAGAAAGAGTGGAACATCATGGATGGCAGAAAATGCAGTTAGAGGCACAGAAATGTGGAATGCCTCTAATCACTTAGCTGACCTAACATATAATATCAGAGAGCTTAATTTCGACGAGTATGGTGTAGCTCACAGATATTCAGGTGCCACAACTAAGGTAGAAGATGCATTCGCAGAGTATCAGAGAGCAATCAAAAATACACCAACTATAGCATCACAGTTTAGCAAAGACGAAGCAGAAGCACTTGGTTTCAATGGTGGCTTCCTTAACATGCTCTCTAAGGGTATTGACGAAGGAGCTGGGGCTGGAACATCTGACAGTATAGGCGGCATGCTTAACTCGCTAGCTAAGAGAGTTGAAACTGGTAAAACTAATAAAGAAGATATACCTAAAATTATAATGGATCACATGCACAGGTCTAAACTTATAGATGCTAATATTGAAATGACTGTAGCTGAGACGCTCAGAAGATCTTATGTGCCACCGTCAAGGAAATTCGCTGGAGTTGATAAGGCTTGGAAGTTTATTGAGGATCATGTCACACTACCAAGAATGATAGGGGCAGGTGCTGCAGCACTAGCAGGCTTAGCTATGTGGAATTTAGCAACAGACGATGGAGCTATTGAAGATCCAAATGATTTACCATCAGTAAACAATCCAGCGTTCCAAGCACCACGCTCTCAAATGGGTTCACAGAGAACTTTACAGACCAAAGCAAATTATAATACGAGCATGAACTTATTAACAGACAGCAGAGAAGCGATGTCAACAATAGGAAACATTGTATCCTCCAGAGGATATAATACAGTTCATACCCGCCAAGATGGTTCAAATCCTTATAAAGAAGATATGTATAGATACTCCTAACAAGAGGTTATAATGGCAATTTTAAAAAGTTCGTATGATGGTGTAAGTTCCGTAGCAGCTAATGTGTGGAATTACAACCTTTTAGATGAAAATAAAAAGAAGTTCTCAACATCAGCTTGGTCAGGTAATGGGACAACTGCGCAAAATTTAAAAGCATCAATGGCAACAATAGCTCAGCATGCTGCATATAAGGTCGACACACCAACATATCAAGCTTATCGCTCTGGAGATATAAATACATATCCTACTGTAATGGTTAACAGCAAACAAGTAAAAGGTGTTGAGCCTGGCAAGATAGTATCTTTTGTTAAAGCAACTGGACCCACTCAACTTGAACTTGTTTATACAGATGGCAGCAGCGAACAAGTTGCTCTTGCCCATATAACCACTAATAGCAACCTTGCTGGTGTAGATGCAAAAGGTAATGCTGTTCCAGAAGTTGGTAAAGCTGTAGAAGGCACTATACTTCTACATGAAACTTTACAAGAAGGTTTTAAAAATCCTAATATGGTATTAGATATCCAGAAGCTAAGAACTGACAGTCTTGGCACTGGAGCCATAACTCCTGCTCAGGTAGCATTTGAAGATCAAACAGCAATAACAGGTCTCCCATTCGTAAACGATTATGGTATAGCTACAGATCAACGAGGAGAGTTAAATGTTATGCTTGTTGATATAGGCAAAGCTATACCATTGCTTCCATCAAAAGATCCAGCATGGGCAGATGCAGTAAATAGTATTACTCCACAATACCTAAATCAAAGATTTGCAGCATTCCTAAAGCTAAATCCAGATGTAGCAAATGCAGCAGCTCTGCCTACAACTCCACAGAATCAGTCTGTTATTGCAATGAGAGATACAGCCAGAAGAGACTTTAATAAACTCTATGGCACGGATGATCTTAGAAGACAAGAGATCTTATCTAAATGTGATAGTGAAACTGAAATAATTAAGATAGGCGACGTGTGGCTTAAGGTTCCTCCTACACACGTGACTATTGCTCAAATGCGCACAACATATAGCGTCCCTATATTAGGCAGAGAGTCTAAGCCAATTTCTAACTCTACGAATAGACTTGCAATAAAGATGAACGTAATATTCAGTGGAGAAGAGGCTATCAACAATGAACTAAAGAGAATTATTGTGCAGTATACATACTGTCCATTTAATCTTATTAGATCAGTTGACTTAGTTGGAAAGTTGATAGGAGAAGGACATGTAATACTAAGTCCATATGCTGGCACAGACTATATTCCTGTTACAATGGACTCTTATACTGTCTACACATTAGATGGACACCCAGGCTCACTAGGCGCAACATTCCAGTTCTCACTATTTAATTATAACTCATATTTCAACGGTGATACATTTGAAAGACTTGAATATTATAAGTATGATAAGAATGCAAGAACAATATCACAGTTAAAAGACTTGTCTCTAAAGACAACTATTAAAGACGAAAAAGATGCAACTATTCCTAAGACACTTGTCCTAGAAGATGCGATACACCCATACAACTTATTCGTTGAAGAAATTCTTAATGACCCAGACCGCGTATGGTTCGCAGAAGACTCATCTCTACTAATCCATAAAATAGATAGAGAGAAGTTTCATCAGGCAGTTGAAGCTAGCAATGGACAAGCTGAAGAAATGTCCAGAAGATTAAATTTAATTGTAGACTCGACTATTGAAGAAGAAGCACATAGTCTTGCTGTAACATATCAAAACAACTTTGCATGGATACCTATCATTGGCATGTCTATTCCAACAGCTCAGTATGTTGGACCAGGCGAAACTAACGTAGATATTAACTTCAAGACAACTAACTCAGAAACTATTAGTAAAGTATTAAAGACCTATAGACCAGAATATGATAGAGGTCCAAACTATGGAACTTATGATGGCAGATACATAATAGCAAATGGTGTCACCAAACTATGCTTGACAGAAGTTCTTACACTGCAGAGTTCTATTATTACCTCACTTGATGGACACCCAGGTTTAAGTGATGTAAATCTTTCTTTAACAAAAGAGTCTTATATTTACAATGCTCGCTATATTAATAAAGCAGCTCAGCAAGACTCCTATTGGGGGCTTAGTAGAGTAGTAGCTATCGCCCAATCAGATGAAGCAGTTAAGGCAAGAGTTGGGAAAATTATTGAAAGAGAAAAGACTAATTCATTAGCTGATGGTGAGAATGATATTCTAGATAAGATGGCTAAGAACTCATTCAATGGCATACCACCAGACTTGTCAGTATTTAAGAAAGCTACCAGGGCTATACTTTCATCTTACTTTCTTATAGCAGACGACCCAAAGACTGGCATCATGGGCCTTATAGATAGCAGAGCACAGCTCTATAGCACTGTAACAGACAATAGAGCTAGAACTAAATATAAGCAAATAGCCCAACTCCTTGCTTTAGTAACTGACGTAGTAAGTCGTAAAGCCGGATGGAACGAATCAAAGATATTTAATAATTGGAAGTTCTTTATAAGAAGCACAAATCCAGAGTGGGGTGGAGGTAACATAACCTTTGCTGAAGCTTTAGCTGGTGGTATATATGAAGATAAACTGCTTTTACCAGAATCAAATGTAGGCGTAATTAAATCATTAGAGAATTGGCAAATAAATAAAATGTCTCGCTTTGCAGATGAGGAGTTTGCTGAGCTACCAGAATATTCATCAAGTTACTTTACTAAGAATATAACATCAGGCCTAAACACGATAACTAAAGGCCAACTGTTAGCAATGCTTGATAAAACCGCCACTGCTGAACAGAGAATGAATGCCAAAGTATTACTTATGGCTTTGTTTAAAGATGCATTCGAAGAAACATGGAACCAGAAACAAGCTTTTGCAAATGATGGCAGAGCCCTATATTTTTACTTCGAAGGTGACTACAGAGAGCACGCGATCTTGCGTAATTATGGTAAGATGACTACCCAGTGCAAAGAATATCTTGCAACAGAAGGCGAAGATGGAGTAAGCGGCAACTGGATCCTAGAAGTTGATATTAAGAGCGAAAGAGACATCTCAACTAACAGCAGCGTAAGGCGCTGGGTAGCACTTTATGTTCTACTAATAAGAGGCGTAGTTGAAGGCACTGGAACATACGGCGAGTCTGTAGAAAACCAATCCGAAGAAGAAGTTCCAGAAGGAGAAGTAATCCTTGAACCTGAACTTATGAAAATTAAGCCATGGGGCGGCCATAGATATTTCCCATGGATTGATAATTTTGTAGCAGCATCTATGCTTGACTCAGCCACTATGGGCGATTGGTATGTTAACTATAAAGTAACTAACTTATATGAGTTCCTTGACAAAATTAAGACAGACGTTGTAGACTTTGTTTCTCCATCTATGAACACAACAGTATGGAAGAATGTTTATGCAAGAGAATCCTTTAGTGCCGAAGAAGGTGCAACCTTTAAAGACCTTATAGATAAAGACTCTCCACTTAGTCCTATTATAGCAAACACAATGCCAACAAGACTTAAAGATATGAATGTTAATTATGTCAAAGATGGCAAAGTAGTTAGAGACGATGAAAGAAAAGAATCATCACTTACCAAGGCTATGATGGATCCTAAAACTATAGGATGGGCAGGATGGGCTAGATCTATAGTAGAAGGTAGAGATAGACCACCAACAAGTCTGACTAGCACAAGCATGCTTACAGACTGTGCATATGGCAGGATGAATGCACTTAGAAAAGAAGCAGAAGGATTTATTACATCTACTTACTCTGCCAGACTTTATAATAATGATAAAAAGCAGGAGCAAGGCGATATTGTAAATGTAGCAGATGGAAATAGCAGAGGGATTGCTATTAAGAGAGCCGATGGCAGAACAGTAGGACCTGTAAGCTCAACTCTAGTATCTGACTGTCATCCAATTATAAAAGATAACACGAAGCTTGGCGCTCCAATGCCTAGATATGGAACACTAATGGAACTCCAAGGACAGCTTGGACTTTTAAGTAGATGTCCAGCGGCATACTATTTATCTTCTATGGGCTACACAGATAGTATAGGTGCAGTCTCAGAATATGTTTTCAATGCCGAAGGTCCGATTAGAGATTTCAATAGCACTAAGTTCACGCTCTCTCCAAGTGACACACTGGCTCCATCAGGTGATGTATGGATAAATACATTTACTAAAGCTGGCTCTAGTGATCCAAGTAATTTAAATGGCTTATGGAAAGACACGATAGATGGCATGCCAGGCTACCAAGGGAGCAGCATAGCAGAGTTTGAATCTAACACATGGAGACCAATGATAGATGCAACTCAGATTACTTCTACAGGTTATGGATCTGATGCCTCTGCAACGCCTACTAATGCAGTAGATAAGGCTATATATAACTACTACAAAAAAGATACAACAAACCTAACTGAACAAGCTGCCGCATATAGTATGAGTAATGATAAGCCATGGACTGGTGGTGAAGTTACTAATGCAGATATGAAGTCAGCAGCTAATCAGAGTGCTGAGAACATCCTAAAAAGCATGATGCCTACAGATGGCCTAGAGAATGCATTCCCTACATATAAGCTTTATGTAATTAAATCAGATACTTCTGATTATAAATACTATTCACTTGATGACTATTATGACTTTAGACTCGTCCAAGACTTAATGGTTATTAGAGATAAGAACAACCCTGTTCACTTATTAAGATGCAGGATTGTTATAGACCCTAAGTATATTTCTACAGAAATAAGACCTAATCAGATCACATCTAGAAATGTATTTGAAGGATCTAGCCCATACTCACCACAGAATATCAAGGACACAGAAGAAGACACTCGTATTTTCTCAGACGGCTCAGCTGGTATTTATGGAGCATCTGTAGTTCCTTTGCGCACTGGAATGAGAATAGCACTTCGACTTGGATATTCAACAGATCCTAGAATGCTAGATACAGTATTTATTGGCACTATTACATCGTTAAGTGGAAACAAAGATACTTACATTTATGAGATAGAAGCTCATGGTGACGGAAGAGAACTTATTTCTGCGCCATCATCAAGAGCAGAAAATATAAGTGGCAATAACTATGCAGACATTATAAGTAAGATATTAAGAAGTAATCCACAAGTCGCACACTTCGGACAGATATATGGAAGCTTCATAGAAAGATTTGGTCGCAGTCATATCTCTGTAATGGCAATGTTTAAAGATAGCTGGAAGTCAGGACTTATATTTGGTGCTGGTGCAGGCATCTCAGCTACAGCGGCCTTTCTCGGACCTAAGCAACTATTTAGATATATGGCTCTAACTGCTGCAGGTGCATCTATAGCAACATTATATAAACCACTAACACATGTGCCAGACATCTGGACAGAAGAAGTTATGCATAAATGGTGGGGCAAGCAAGGTGAGCATGGTTATCTAAGCGTTCTTGCAGGACGTATCCGTGAGATAGGATGCTCATTCGCTGGAGCCCTATATAATAATGAGAAGGCAAGTCTTGAAATAGGACAGCACTTCTATAAGATATTCCAGTCTGGTAACAATCCAATAGATGACAATATCTATGCTCCTGACATTTGGAATAAGTTATGGCATGGCGTTAACTTTAATATTAATAATAAGACTACTATATGGGATGTGTTACAAAACATTAAGCGCCTTTATCCTAACTATGCACTAGATGTAAGACCTTATGGAAACCGCTCAACTCTATTTTTAGGTCCAGCAGAATGGAATTATTTCCGAACAGATGACCCTATTCAAGCAATGGCTCCATCCTTAACCTCAATGTCACTACTAAGCACAGATATGTATGCTGAAGGCATTAGAGAAGCAATTAAGAACTTAGGGCCAAAGCTTAATAGATATGGTGAATTTGCTGAAGGCACCAAATTCTTCAATGCAGTAGCACCATTTATTCCATTTCAGAAACACCATATGGTATCGTCATTTAAAGATATTATACACAATGGCATAAAGGCTACACCTGACAGAGGGTGGAATCATATAACTGTTCAGTATGCTAAGAACCAGAAGGACGTAGAAGACTCAGACAAGGTAACTGAGTTCTGTATTGATGCAGATATAGATCCAACATATCTAATTAAAAAGTTCGAATCTATAAACTGGACAGACAATGAAGACGTGGCTAATCAATATGCTATTGGCAGACTTAAAGAAGGTGCTGAAAGATTATATGGTGGCACACTTATTATTAGAGGCAATTCTAAAATAGAGCCTTATGATAAGATATACATTGCTGACAAAGTAAACAAGATGTATGGCTGGGTTGAAGTAGAAACTGTTATACATAAGTTCGACTCAGAGATGGGCTATACAACTCATATAGTGCCTAACCTAGTATGTTCAGTCAACCATGACTCGTATTTAAGCACAGCACAAGTATTCAAACGAATTATGTTTGAACACATAGGCACGATTGGTGTAGGAGGAGTCCTACAAGCAATAGGAGGATACGCACTAGGATCAATGGGTGTCTGGGTATTAGCTGCACTTGCCTTTATAGCAGGTGGGGCATTTCTTATCAGTCAGGTCATAGGTAGTGATGAAGCAAAGAATAGAAAAGCAAATCCAGATACTGCAGCTATGGAAAGACGTGAATACGAATATGTGCCTATGTTAGCTAAAGAAGCAATGGGCTTTAATGCTATGGTGTCTGCTGGAGAGTTTGGCTATTTCTTTGGCGGGCTAATGCACTGGCTTAGAGGTGCAGATGAATTTATAATGTCAGAGAGGATGTATAGTGCTGAGCAAAGAGTATTAAGCAGAAACGCAGCAAGAGCTAAGTTTAGGGCTAGAGAGATACTAACTAATGTAAAAGGCTTTGCTACTACACTCGCTGAGAAATGGGCAGCCCATAGCAGAAAGAGTTTAATAGATCAGATAGCTACGATACTTAAGAAAGAAAGTGCTGAAATACTTGGTATGTCAGAAATAGAAATAGCGAAAGCTCTCGAAGAAGCAACATTCGGAGCAGGGGCTGAATCAACAGTTGCGCGTAATCTATTAAAGAAGAAAAATCTTATGTCAGACCTAGCTAAGGCGCTTACCACAAAACCAGTAGCCGCAGCTGTAGAAGCTGAGGCTGGAGCAACTATAACTGCAATGGCGAAGAGAAGCTTTGGAGAAAGATTAGCCCTTAGTCCATTTGGCACAATCATCCATGCAGCTCCTATGAAAGCTGGTATAGCATATTTACTACTTACTTGTATAGAGATGATACCGCAGTTGTTTGAGAGCATGGCTATTAAGTCTATCACAAAGAATAATGCAATAATAGTGCATCCTATATGGTATCGTAATTCACTACTAATGCAAGGTATGGAAGGCTATAAAAATAATGATGCATTCATGTTTGGTAAAGGAATTATAGCAGACTACAAGAAAACAATTGACAATACACTACGTCAGATAGGTGACTACACCTCAGTCAACTGGACAGGAATATCTAAGCTTGAGAATCCAAATAGAAATGTAGTTAATCCACTACCAGGCGCTATGGCAGACATGAGCCCATCAGAATTCAAAAAGGCATATCCTGGAACACCTCTATCACTAGCTGACCTACAGGCTGTGCCACCAGGTAAAGGGATTGAATATATTAAATGGAAGCTTGAGCAAATGAACAAGAAGAACCAAGATATAGCAACACCAGAAGTATTGTTCAGTTGGGTATTAGGAGCTTTTAATAAGTATAAAAATACAACTCCACTTCTAGACCCATTAATGATAGCTACAACAATAGAGTGTGAAAGTTCATTTAATGCACACGCTAAGTCAAGCGACATTGGCTTAATGCAACTATCTGCTGGACAAGATGGCTCTCATGGTAAAGAGTGGGTCGATAAGATTATTCGTGAAATGGCTCAGGATGCAGATTGGATTAAAACAAAGACTCCTGCGTTTCCAAGAAGCTGGGAAGACTTAAGTGATAATCATGTGAAGTATGCAAAATGGGTTATATTTGCTGGTGTAAAACATATAGCAGAAAGAGCTATAGATGCAGAAACAAGATATATGGGCGAATATAAAGGCACAGATCCTTGGGCTAAGAGAGAGGTTATCCATAAGCTAAGCTATTGGAGATATAATGGTATGCAATGCAGAGGCTTTGATGCAGATAACAATCCGATACCTAAAGGCGAAAGCTCTAAGCAGCTAAAGCATAATTATGATGTTGAGAAGAATTATGCAGAAAAGAGATACGCTGTAATTAAGTGGTGTAAGGAGAAAGCATAATGTCTGGTAATATAGCAGGATTATTTAATGATGTAAGTGAGTTAGGCATTGACATGCTTAATCGCACAACAGATACAACCAATACTCCTCAGCAGTGTAGAGGTATAATAAAAAGTATAGATGATGGTCATGGTGTTTTTACTGTTGTGCTAGAAAGAGAAGGCACTTTTAATCCAGCAGTTGAGGCTATCATATCGTGCTCACAACATGACTATATGGCAGGCAATAAATATGAAGCTGGTGAACTAGTATATGTCCAGCATACAGGTGGAAGATTTAATGCTAAGATTATGGGAAAGGTTAATGACATGGGAGTAACACCAAAAATGTATGCGCTTAATCACTTCTATATAGGCGGGGTCTTTGATCAATAATGGGAATAGAAAATGTAGAACTTACAGATAATAGTGGAAATATTTTAGATGCTACAGCATTCTCTTATGACTGTGAACATTTAAGATTTAGTGTTGACGAAAAGATACTAAAGAGTAGAGATGGCATAGCACAGGTATTTACTACGCCAAATAAAGTTGGAATTACTAATGGCTCAAATGGACTTTCTATCAATGACAGAGGCACGGTTATAAATGGTAAAACGCATATAACTAACTATCCATCAGATACAAGGTTCGCGTCCTTCTGGACATTTAATGATGAGCTACTAACTGGGTTGCCATCAACTGTCTATACGCCACTACCAGTTTTGGTCTATAGTGACCCACCATTCGCTAAGCATTTATCTGGGCTAGCTAAAATGATAAAGGCTATACTTGGATGATAGTTATTAACAATTGTTTAAGGAGCTTGTAATATGCTACAAATAACTGACTTTAAAACAGACGATGCAGACGATATCATTATTGGTAGCGATATAGAAGTTGAAAGGTCTTACTCATTGTCTACAATGAAAACAGCAGAGAGACGCATATCTGGCAGATATGACGACTTCTTACTAGATGACTGTGCTGCTGGTATTGAAAGATTTATCCAGGGCCAAGGCGCATTCTCACGCACATCTGTAGAATACGAAATCCGTAAAGTTTTAACACTGAACAATCTCTTCGCAAATCAAGACTATGATATAAAAATGAGCTCTATAACAAATGGTAAACTATTTGTTGGACTACGATTTAAAACAAATCAGATTGATACAAGCGATACCTTCCAAATAATTGTCAACCTCGAAAACCAACAATCTTATAGGTAATTATACATGGCTACAATAGATGATAAGCTTAGTCGAATAGTATCAAGAATGCAGGATAGAACTGGACTTTATAATTTAGTGCCAGGATCTAAAGCATATCAGATTGCACAGTCATGTGCATACGAACAGATGCAACTTGAGAACCAGCTTGATCTTTACTCTAAGCGCAATAGTATTATTAGCTCTCAAGGCAAAGATTTGAATTACATAGGAGAAAACTTCTTTGGCACAAAAAGAAGAAAGTCTGTAACCCCATTCATTACAGAAGACATGAAGACATTAAAATTTTATGTAAAGTATGGTAAGTTTGGTGATATAAATACAATAGGCTCAACACCAAATAATATAGTTATTCCTGAGGGAACAATTATCTCTGGTGGAAGTGGCACTAATACATTTAGGTTTAGATTAAAGGCACAAGTAACACTATTAACTACTGCCGCAGAATGCTTTATAGGTGCAGAGTTACTATCTGGTCCAAATGAAATCATCCAGGCGAATACATTAACTTCACATAATTTTACTGAATATGTTGGAGCAGCATCTAACTCATTATTAGTTACGAACGTTTCAGTAATTGGAACTGGTCGCTCAGACGAGACAGACGAGAACTATAGATACAGAATTTCTAATTCTTTAAAAGCATTTCCAAAGACTAACTATTTTGGACTTTATGATATGCTCACAAGTATACCAGGTATATCTGAAGTCTATATAGATCATGCTTCAAATGGTGGAGGCACATGCACCTTCTATGTGCAAGGGATATCACCTATAACATCAGACGCAACAATATCAGCAGCTCAAACAGTTCTCGATTCAGTTATACCACCGTGGGTCAACTATACAGTAACAAAGCCTAATTATATAGGACTAGAAATTGTTGCTGCTGTTAAGACAAGACAGACATATGATGTGCAACAGTCTACAACAATAACTACTCTTCTTACAGATAGGTTATCTACATATATAAATAACTATTTTGGCACAGAATTTTATATACAGGATATAGCTAAATATATTACTAGCGCTAGTTATGACATAGTATCATGCGACTTGACATTAGTGAATGGGTATGTTGGCCCAATGGATTTTAGAGGTAAGGTTCCTTATAGTGTAACAACGATTGATGAAAAAATCTATTTATCTAAAAATGAGAAACTTATCATAGAGCCTAAAGAAAGCTCTGTTATCATAACGGTGACACAATAATGCTTAAGTATCCATTAAAGGCAACTACTGCTAAGAATATAAACAAGTTTACCTATAGTTTATACTTAGCTGCTACAGTTAATAAGATAAAATATAACAATGACTCATCAGCTACGATTAGACTTCTAAGCTGTCTTATTGATTCCAATGATGAGATACTTGAAGATATACCATATGCTCCAAACTTTAAACTCAATAATCTTGAGTTCATAACAGTTAATAGAGTGAATGGCTTTTCTATTTCAGCTATGCCAGAGATTATCCAGTCTAGAGTTGATGATATTATCTTTGCTACTCCTGTAAGTGGCTTCTCAAAATATACAAATAAACAATACCTTATGAAGCAAGTTGAGTCCGCAGATGAATTTTTCAGACACTCATTTCCATGTGACGCATTCTTAACTGAATTTACATCACTGCCTGGATCTGTATTACTAGAAATGCACCCACGCGTTAAGTTTAACATGAGTCTTGCTGTCCCTAATACAGCAGTAACTATTAGGCTAGCTGGTGGATTTTATGCCTCAGCACTATCAGAAGGGTTTAATAATATCACACTTGTAATAGAAGGCCTTGACGTATCAAACAAGAAAGTTGAAGAAAGAATTGATATACTAAATGTAGCAGATGTGCAAACAGATACAGAGTTTTCTTATATATCATCTATTCTATCAATTGGAACAGACCTAAACTGTTCAATAATTCTTTATCCTTACATCAATGGAGAAGTTGGTCAATGGGAATACTTAGTTGTAGATAAAGTAGAGGGCGACTTTTACAGATCATTCGCATCAATTGACACCGTATATAAACAACTACAGATCAGTATCAGTGCAAATAATGCTGTTACTTATCCACCGACACTAGATCTTTACAAGACTGTAGACCTTGCACTCCAAGCAAATGAAACTATAACTAACTACTTTATAGATACTGCTAACAAACTTGCCTACATAACAACAGATACACTTAAACTTTATTGCTTCCCACTAATAATTCCAAAGACTTATGCAGCAGAGCTAGACATTAATAAATCTTCTTTCCAAGCTATCAGAGTTGATTATGAAGAAGACTGCTTAAATGAACGATTTAGTATTTGGGTATATCCTACTTCAAGACATAACGATATAGATACAATGACAATCATTGTAAATGAAGTGGGCCTTGATGGTCATAGCGCACCTTACATGACAGATATTCTACTTAACCTTTATAAAGAAAATATAGAAACTAATAGGATTAATATACCATTTAAAGATCTGTTTGGAGATGGAAGAGATACTGCTACTGTTAGGTTTATTGTCTCTGGAGAGAAAGATTCTGACTACATGATAGAATTAGACAGAACTAAACTGAAGCCATTCTACATCAAAGACATTAGTTCATTAGTAGGATTCGCACCTAATGTGCCTTCAGGATGGACTTACCCTTCAGACACTAATTCATTTGGGCAATATACTCAATGTAGATTAAAGCTTCATGGCGATAGGCACTATCTGTTCAAGCTATCATCAATAGGAAATGTTTTATTTAACGGTATAAAGCTGCACAACATATTTGATACTTTCTTTTATAATGATGTCTATAGAATGATAGTTACATCAGATACTATAACTGCACTTAAGAAGGCTACACTATGATAAACATTTGGAATAACCTAGACGAGGTAGCACTATATCTCGGAGCCAATAGACTGCCAGGCGAAGAAGATGAGAGCCTAGTCGACAGACTTAAAAGAATAGGAAGATACAAATATAAGACAGACTACTATACTCAAGTTCATACAATACCAGCACAGGCAGGACTTAATACTTATAACCTTTTTAATATTACATCATCAACAGGAAATATATTTAGATGCACTCTCGACTGGGAATATTTTACAATTGAAGGCAGCTCTGAGATCATAAGAATATATGTCAATAACGATGAAGCCACTATAGGGAAGATCTTAGATATACTTGATCATAGTATAGAATTTTCTTATTCACTATATGATGGCTTACATAGAAACACTGCATGCAAAAACCTGATAAGAAATACAAATGTAAAGGTAGGCTTGAATAAGATTACAAAGAAGTCTACCATGCTTAATAATAGTAATATTATTACAGATACATTTGTTGTGAAGAGCTCAGAAAGACTTTGTCTTGAAAGAGTATATTCACTAGCAGATCTTAAAGTGCCTAAACAATTTTATCTAGACAGTAAGACAGGATACTTAGAGGTATATGAATCTGAGTTTACTGCATTCTATTTAACATATGAATACTTAGAGGATGTTTTTGTTGTTGAGTCTACAGATCTTAACTTAATGCCTGTAAACTTACTTTTCAAATATGGTATAACGAATAAAGGTATTGATATAATGCCTTATTTACTTGACGGGAAGACTTGGGGTAAATAATGTCTATTGACACAAGAACATCTTTAGATACACTTAAGAGGAAAGCACTATCTGTAATACTGCAAAGTATATCTATTAACTCATATTCCTTACAAAATAAGCTTAATGACTATATTAATAAGGGCGGTATATTTAATCCATTACTTAATTTATTTAGCATAAGCTCATCTGAATTTTCATCTGCACAAATAAGCGGAGTATTACTATTAGCATATATGGACTTCTATGCCGCATATACTATTATGTATGCTAACTATATAACCTTTCTGCAGTTGAGAGATATATCAAAAAACAAATATTCATATATTTCTAACTTACATAAAGACCTAACAAATATATTAAATGCAAAGAAATACAATAGATTTTTCTCTTTTGTATTTTATAACAACTTCCTATATCCAAAAAACATCGACATAAAAGCCTCACCAATTAATACAAGAAGCGGCACATCAGCAGACATATTAAATGCATATCCATTTTTATCACTTCCAATTATAACAGAAAATATTCACCCACCAATGTCAATGCAATGCTATGACGATGATGCTGCGACTCACACATCATATAACGAGTCTAGCTCTTCTGCTATTAGATACTTTATAAATAGATACCAAAGCAATAAGACTGGATATCCATTATCATATTTGACAATACCATCTACAAATAAAAACGTAAATGTATCACCAGCAGTAACTGGAACAATATTCGGCTACTATGCTGATTCAATTCAGATTATTATATCGAATGTAGACGCAATGCCAAGTGGTGCGCAGATAGTTTGTTCAACAAATGATTATGATTTTTCCTCTAGTATAAATGTAATATTTGGTCAAACAACTAGCTTACTTATAGAAAGAGATATAGACATAGGGCTCGGTATTATATTCCCTCTTAATGCCGATATAAAACTCGGAGACAGTTGGAAACTAAATATAAAAATGCTTGATGTCTTACCACCAAGACTATCAGTTAAAACAAGGTTCAATCAACTGGAACCCATATCTTATATTTCATATACAGATCTTAGCACATATCCATCAGTATATGAAAGTGCACCTCTACTACTTGGAACAACAACACAAAATCACTTAATAAAGGCAAAGAGTTTCGATACACCCTTCATTGCTCCATACATATTCTATGGCAATCCGGAGTCAATTGTAATTGCTAATAGTCCAGTAGATGACTATAGTGTTGTTTTAACCCAACCTAATAGCTATATAAAGTCATTTGGTGGTAAGTTAGTGCATGCATTTGATTATAAAATAAGTGACATAAAGGCTATATCAAGACGATATGCACAGCATGGCGCAATATCATTTACAGAAATGATCGTAGCAGATGTAAGCTCAGTAATAATAGATGAAACACACTTTATACCAAATAGAAGTATTAATCAAAAATCATTTATAGAATATAACATAAAACTTACTTCAAATGGCGATTCAATATTTCTTCCAATTATGCCACAAGAAAGAGCCATAAGAGTTTCAAATATGACTGTGTTGGAATACATACAGCCAATAAATATAAACTCTGGCAGAGCAGTATTCATGCCACGCATGCCTGTAGATACCAGCGTTAAGGTTTGGAATTCTACTGTGCCAGCTTCTGGCTGGACATATGCTGCAGCTAGTGGCACATTTAGCTTTGACAACTATAGTCCGAAATGTGTCTATTTAGCTGAATATCTACCTAAGCTCTATAGCATCAATGAAACATTCAAATCAGATCCAGAAGCTTTCGGTCCAGACTCTAATAAAATATGGAATGTCTCACCAGGTGGAAATATCTACTATACATATTTCACAGATATGAACGGAGACTATAAAATAGCACTAAGAAATATATCTAATGGAAGACTTACGTCCTTCTATGGAACAGTGCAGGGTGCAATAGAGATAAGATCTGCTGAGCCTGAATATATTTCACCATCTGTATTTGAATATAAGCTACTTTGCAGCTAAGGATACCGTATGTTAACTAAATTAACTATACCAACACAAGATTCAATATTTACAGAGACACTGGTATTGAGCACAGCAGACAATAATGTGCACTCTAACATTATAAGTGCATCTGAAAAGATTGGCACACTATATGGCAAATCATCTATAGCAGAAGACATTGTGCTTAACAGATTCTTGTCTGTATATAGTCTAGCTAAATCTATCTCTCCATATAAATTTGTAAATAAGAATGTTGTTGTTGAATCCTTTCTATCACAACAATATGTTGACACAGCTTTTCCTATAGACAAAGCATTAAACATTGATCTGCAGAATGGAGATTTAGTATTACCAATAAAAAATACTATAACTCTACAAGCTAATTCAATTATCATAGAATCTGGCAGCAATGGCTCGCCAGGAGACCTTCTGTCAACAGTAAAGATAAATGATGACATAACTTCAGTTCTCACTACAAGCTCCTCTGCGCTGTTTAGATATGAGAAGATATGTAATGCCCTGTCTTTATCTAACTTGTGCTTTATAGGGGTCACTAAGCTCGCAGAAGAGGCCATTGCTAACGGTATTTATATAAGGCTGTATGCAGACAATGATACAAGATTTGCGACAATAGAAAACGTCTCAGTTTCTCAGGATGGCATTACTTGGATTGACGTGCAAAAGCCAATAGAGGTAAACAAGGCTGACTATTATATTCGCTTTACACCAATGAAAATTAGATATGCTAGAGTAAAAATTATACAAGACTCATATATTACAGTAGGCACAAGCTTTGGTGCAAAGTATAGATATAGTATTGGCATAAGAGAAATTACAATAAGACAAACAGAGTATGAGCCAAAAGGCGAATACGTCTCAGTTGCATTTAATAGTGGTAAGCAAATTAGCTCAGCATATATTGATGCAAAAGATATAGGCACAGAAAATATAAAATACTTTATCTCAAACAACAATGGCACGAAATGGAAACCAATAGCAAAACAAGAAACAATTTCACTAGACGCAGTTGATAATGATATAAGCACTGGTGCAGTCTCTTCAGAGGTAAGGGTTAAAATAGAAATTAATAAAGCTAATATAATCAATAAAACAATAAGACGTGAATATATTATAGCAAATACTCAAGGCTCATATTATCTGAAGGCTAAGCCAATAGACGTAGCTGCATACGTAGGGAACCATATATCTTATGGAGAACATAATCCTTATGTAATAGACTTTACAACAATTCCATATAGCTCGACTAATACATCCTATACAGATAGCTCAACAAGAGTTCCACTATACTATATACCATATGAGAGTGTAATATCACCTAGCGGCAATATAGTTGTTCAGGTTAATGGCAGCATTTTAAAAAATGATTCATATGAAATTATACAAAGCCCTAAAGCAGAGCATAGTATTATTTCTATACCGGCAGAGAAAAGAATATCCGGTGGTATAATGCATATTTACTTTAAACCATATATCGGTGTGCCATCTGGAGAAGCAAATCTATTTCATCTACCGCAGAAAACAGTCTCAAGCTCTCAACAAGACATGTTCATACAGGCTATAGACGTTAGCGGAAATGTAGTTGGTAATCTAACTCCAGCAGACTTTACTATTAACACTGGTGAGGCATATGATACAGTAAGAATAAATGAACATGCATTTAATCCGTATAACAAATATAGCATTTCATATCTTCCTATTGTAAAGATAAGAGAGCAATTAACAATTTCCAACAATTCTGTATCCATTGCAGCTTTACCAAAGATGCCAAGTAACACACAGATATGTGTTGAATACTCATGTAAGACAGTAGAAGATACAAGCTTAATACCATACTTCACATCTATCTGTAATGAGTATAAACTGGAGTTAATATAATGCTGAAAGATCTTATAGTTAATAAAATGATAGAAACAAATATTATTGCTACAATAAAAGACACTGGCATTTGTCCAATGTTCTCAGATATTTATGGGAAGTCTACTAGCGATGTAGATGCAGTATTTATACCAAGCAATATACCAAGTATAGGATTTAAAGATATTGCAAGCGCCAGCATCCTTAATAATAAGTTAAGTGGAATAACAGGACTATTCAATGCTATAACAAATAGCACTACTGATATTATTAGTGAGCACCAGTATTTATCTAACTCATACATAGATCTTTCCAAGAGAATTGACTATGAGCTTACTTCATTTAAACGAGATATTAATGCTCTGCTTAATTATTCTTGTAATAATATAGATCTTTCTTATTCATTTCAAACAGGTAGCTCTAATGTAGGGAAGATAGGATCATGTATTACTTTACCATTTTTTATAAATAATGCACAAATGTATAATGATTATATTAATATATCTGCTATCTCAGATGGTGAATTAGTCTTCTCAAATTTAAGTGATATAACAGAGTTGCCATTAGCAGACTCGCCTTCAATTAAAGTATCAAGCAAGGCAGAAAAAGTAAATACTATATTTACCATTGCTGTGAATACAACGTTCTGTAATATGCTTTATATAAAAATGCTGAATGATGTAATTAATACAAAAGTTATACTTAAAAGTCAAGGCTCTTCTATTTATACTTCAATTCAGGCAACTAATGAGATCCTGCTTAACTTTGAACCACTAGAAATAGACTCTATCATACTGCAGATTGAGAGTCTTAACGTAAATACCGATAAGCCTATAGCTATACAAATAGGCGCAATAGAAATTTTCAAAGAAATTATATTTGCGAAAACTGGCACATATGAATCTTTACCTATAGACATAGGAGAACTTATTGGTTCGTCTGTAGCTAGATTAGCTCACACAGATACCAACTCGATATTAAACACTAATATTAAACAATTTCTTTCTTTAGACTCAACCACTGGAACTCCAATTTCATATAACCAAGTTGAGGCAGATACAGATTCAGATATATCATTATTTAAATATAAATATGGAAACTTTATTATTCCAGCATCATCTGTTCCTGCCCCAGCGAATGCAAGTGGGATAACAAAGGAATTCTTAAAATATATAATTCCTTTCGGTGGAGTAGAAGGAACTGTAGCTTATAATCAATGGAATATGAACTATCAAAAAGCAATCATATTCTATGGCCTTAATAGAAATTTCTTATCAGGCAATTCTGCAGATCCATTTAGATATGAGAACTGGACATTAAATAATAACTACTATAAAACATTTCTACTAAACTTTGAAGATAACATAATTGTTGATATAGGTGCACAGTCCTGTAAGGTAGACGGACAAGTAGTAACAGGGAAAATAAGACTTAAAAAAGGCATATCTTTCATAGAGATACATACTAAAGATATGATGCTACCATCTGGTGCAGCAATCTTAGATTATTATCAGGCAATAGCTAAACCAGATAACCTATTGTATTCATTTACTGGCATGCCTGACTATAAAGTTCTCGGACCTATATCTGATATGATAACAACTACCAAGATTCTATATGGACCAACACTTATAGATCTTGGTGAATCATTTATGCCATTTAGCGAAACAGTGCAAGATGCTAATGCTATAAACTATAGACTTCAGTTAACATCTTCAACAAACGTGCCTTTTACATACTCTATTGAACCAAATGGAGGCAAGATATTTGTTTGTCCATCTACGCAGAGTGGTAGTGGAGTAGGAGTTTCAATCTCCTATCAAAGAGCTAAGCTAAACAAGAAACCTGCTGGGATACTATTTAATAGGTTATTAACATTTGCACCAATTGATGCACTTATAAGTGCTGGCTTTGGTGACAATATTCTGTTCGGATTTGACGGTAGCCCAACAGAAAGATATATCTACTTACCTTCCATACCAGAAGTGCCAGTTAACAGCATTCAAATAATGTATAATATTACCCACCAAAATTTATATGCATCTGCAAAACTTATACTAGAGTCAAGCAATAAATACTTAACCCCAATAATAACAGCAGTTTCACTCACGGTGGTATAAATGAAATACGAAACTTATGCCGATGAGGTTATGCTCAGCGAGCAAGAGCTTGTTCCTAACCACATTAAGGTGCAGTCGCTTAACACATTTAAATATAGACTTGATGAACTAAAGGTAAAGACAAAAGATAAAATTATTCTTAATGCAATATCTACACTATACCAAGTAATTAATGACGCATACAATATATCAATGTATAAATTTGCATTTAAAATACTCACTCTAACATTAAGCAAAGAGATAGATACGCTTGAAAAGATGGTGCAATTCAATGGTTAAAGAATTATTAGAATCACAGCTCATAGAAACAAACAGAAGTGGACATGAGCATAAAGACAGAATGTATCCTACCCAGTCTTCAGCACTAATAGATTACAAAAAATATAAAAGAGTGCAAGGCAAATGCTTAAGAGCTGCTTACTATAGCTGCCTTGGCTGCACAGAAGACTCTGACTGGAATACAGGGCAACAGCTTACAGCTAAACTTGGTGACTACACAGAAAAGATGCTGCTTGACTTACTAAAAGACAAAGGCATCTTAAAGGACAGCCAAGTTAGATTTGAGATAGCGAAGTATAATATAAGTGGAAAGATAGATGCTATCATTGAATATAATGGCAGACCAGTAGGACTTGAGATTAAAAGTATTGGTGGCAATAATAAATGGGTTACTAATATGATATACGGTTCGCCTTGGGGAGCTGCTTATCCTAAGTGGCAGAATCTATTCCAAACATTAGTTTACGCATATGCTATGAAAGAAACTATAGAAGAGTTTATTCTTATGTATATACGCAGAGATACATGTGAAATTAAAGAATTTGTTGTATCAGTAATTCCTGACGGAGATATACTATATCCAGTTGTAGACGGAATAGTAGACAAGAGATTTACGGTAACTAATATCTTAGACAGATATTCTCTACTGTATGACTATATACTAAGTGAGTCTCCGCCACCTAAAGATTTCACTGACATATATCCAAGAGAACTATTGCCACTTTATTATAAACTTGGTATCATAACAAAGAAGCAATTAGAAGACTATGATAGATCACCATTTGGAGACTTTGAATGTAGATACTGTGGATATAAAATTGTATGTAGTGGAGACAAATAATGAATACATCTATGGCTTTGCATGTCGAGCCCTTATACGCAGTTAATGGTGAGTTTATAGGAGCACTTATTTCACCAAGTGTGGCAGGAGTAACTAAAGTAAGCGCTACATTAAATTCAAGATTATCAGACGTTAATACATTTGAATACCAAAGCACTGGTGCACCTATTGCAATGACTATATGGGGAGATGAATCTTACTTTACTATATATGCAGCAGCTACAGTAAGTGGCACATCCTACGCAATAACTACATTTCAAATACCACATATTAAACAACAGCTTGGGAATAAACTAGACAATACAATTTTTAAGCTTGCATATAACAATACTGCAATAAGGGTAACGCCATGAGATATGATTTAGAGCTTAACGTAGTTGACAAGCTAACACAAGACCGAGTTGACTATGTTGCATCGTTAGCATATGGTAACAGTAATATAGCAAATCCTATAAAGTGGGATACTAAAAAGCTTGAATCAGTTTGGGCACTTAATACTGGCGGAACTGATTGGATGAAACTAAAAGGCAGCTCTCCTCTTCCAACTACTGGTTTTCTTTCAGGCATAGTATCAGAAAATGCAGTTAAGATAAACTCATTGATTATCCGAGACAATATAATAGCACCAGTATTCAATGGTGGTGGCGTCTATTCTTACAATAGTAAATTTTTATGGTCAGCTCAGTATGTAACAAAGCAATTTAGTTATGATGCCGTTTATGGATACTATAAATGTGTTCTTGATTCAGACTATATTCCAGCGACAATAGATATTTATACATTAAAGCTTAACCCCTTACTAGCTAGCACTGAGCGCTACAGATCTTATTCTTATGTTCCATATGATGGTATATCATTAGCATCAACATTCTTGTCAGCAGGTAGTTTAGGATACTCCGACAATAGCTATACAATATTAAATAATATAGCCTATATAGACAGTGTAATAAAATACTCGTGCATTTTTAAAATAAGATATCCTGATGGCACAACAAAGAATGCTTTCACAATGCCAGAATTTCCTATTACAAACTTCAGACTAGAAGAATTTACAGGGACAACAAATTACAGACTTATATCAGGCACACTTATTATAAGCAAAACTATTGGACTAGAGCCGGGAAGAGATTCTTTAACATCTACATTCGAAATAGCGCCACTTATTACATATAAACAAAGTTCAAGAAGTGCAATAGAAGATATTGTTTTCAAAGACATAAATATATCTCCGAGTGTATTAAACTTTAAGAGCGGAGCACTTTGTGCTTCTACAAGAATTAACAGTGCAGCAGTTCCAGCTACCTTAACAATAGAAGCTGATGCTACAGTTATAACAAGTCTTTCGTCAGCTTCAATTAAAGCTAAACTAACCAATCCTTCTAATGCTGTAATAGCAGGAGCAGAAATTGATTTTGTTCTCTCTGGAGAAAACGCGGGAGCATATTGGCTTAACAGTACAGACGGAAACAACCCAAATACTGTTACCATAGCTACCGGAACCAATGGTGAAGCTACAGCTACAGCACTATTAGGAAGTCAAAAGCTAGGTTACTTTATACAAAAAGAATGGATAACACCTTTTGGTGGCGATACAATAGTAACCTTACCAGTAAACTTAAAACCAATCCCGACGACTGGAAATGTATATCTGTATTATGTATTGGATGATGATCCAATTTTAGGTAAATTAGTTGGTGCAGTAAATGCAGATAAAACAATATCTGAGTATTATATTTCTAACTCATTAGCAGACTACTCACTAACTGGAAGAAGAATAGCTTTTGTAAAATCAGCAACAGGAGTGCCAGGGAAGCCAGCCGCCAGCGGATGGTTCTATAGCACATATCAAAAGCCTATCTCAGTTACCGGCAGGACATACGGTAACATGCTCATTAGAGACTTATACGTAACGGCACCAGCTACATCTTCTCCAACCATTATAAGCAATTTTCCAACTGCCACTTATGTAAAAGATATACTGCCACCAACCGGCTACTATCTACAAGAAACTTACTCGCCTAGAGCTGTAACTGGGATTGCTGTAAGCTATGTGCCAACACTACATCCAACTGGAGGGTATGCTAGTGGCATGTATCCTAGTGATAAGATTAAGCTCTATAATGTTCCTATTTCACCAAGTGGAGATATACAATCAGTTATTGATTTTAGATATGCTGGCTATCCTCCAAGCGGCAGTAATGTTATTGGTATGTGGTTAGTAACAGACAGAGCAGCAACGATTAAAGTTAAGGCTTTTTGTAATAGCAATGAAGCATCATTAGAATCAAACGAGATAACAATCACAATTAAGAGCACGCTAGGAGCAGAGTCTGAATTCATACCAGTGGGCTATCCAATGCCAGCTACATCATTAATAAATCCACAACTAGGTCCGATGGGTTATTTCACAATAAATGAATATATGAAGAACCGCGTAGGCATAAGCTGCACATCTACATACTGCATCTGGACCAACGCTATAGATGATAAGTGTGAAATGGGATATGGCAAATATTATCCTGCATCTGGTAGAGATGATCTTTACTATAAAGATACATCAATTGTTGGTAGGAGTGATGCTGTAGGATGTTTCAACGCTAACTGTGCCGTATCTATAGCGGCTACGCAAAGTAATATTCGAATAATTAATCCATTCTTATAAGGAAAACATATGTCAAGTCAAGCTTTTAGAAAATTAATACTTACAGAAATAAAGATCATTAGTGGCGAATCTCCAGCACCATCTAAACTTAATGGAATATTTGCTTTGTATAATGGTGCTTTCAGTAAGATTGAGGCATACTTAGGTAACGGCCAAGATTACCAGATTAGTAATATGCCAGATAAGAAACTCATTGGTAATATAACTAGCTTGGTTGGTAGCTCAAGTAAACTCTATAAGGCCATAAACTCGTTAGACACACTACAGAACATATGCGATAAGTATAGCGTTACAAGCATACAAACCTTTTCTGCATCAGGTGCCAAAGGCTCACAGATAACAGTGTCCGCTACGGGCATGTCATATACCACAGGAACAACTACTAACTCACTCAATATATTAGGGACAGCATATATACCAGCAGATGCAAAGATTGGACAGTATATTTCTTTCCTCTACTCTGGCTCAGGGATAGTAACTGCGGCAGGTGCGAGCCAGCAATCTTGGACACTTAGTAATACAGCATCTAGAACTATATCATCTGCTTTACTGACAGTAAATGTGGAACTAATTACCTTAGTATCTGCTAACAGTTCTTTAAAGATCTATTCAATGTCTATAACAGATAATGCATTCACATTAACTTATAACTCAGGGCCTTGTCTTCCTTTAGATAATAATAAATGGTGGTTCGTAAGAGTGCCATGTAAATATGCTGTTGCAGCGTCTGGATGCACAGGAAGGACTGTAAATGATTACTGCATTGCTAATACTTATGACTATACTTCAGGCCTTCCAGCTTGTACTGGTGTCCCTGGCTTTTCATATGTAGCACAACCTACAGGCAGTCTATCTCTTGCTAGAACACTACAAAGTCCTTTGTTAACAGTTGACTTACCACACGCTGTTAGATATAGACCTTATGCTCCATGCAATACTGGTGCTGGATTAGTTGAGCCTAATAAGATATTCGTATATGACAATGGGAATATAGATGACGCAATACAAGTCAATCAACTTATAACTGCAACGCAAAGACCAGACATTTATTGGATTACATCTAATATGGTAACTGGTGGTGATAATCAATATATGGTTATCGGTGGAGACTATAGCATTACAGAGTCTTTACAAAGCATTATTAAGGGCTCATACAAGAAAGAAGTCACAAGTAATAAATCTGTTTATTCAGCCAACTAAGAAGGTCTTATATGCGCTTTGACTTAGAGATACCAGTTTTAGATAGCTTCAGTCTTACCTATGTAGAAGAGGGCTCCGATATACCAGGAGACTTTGTTCCTCTATACTATTTTGCGGTTGACTCTAAAGATAAATTTCCAGAAGACTTTATAGGGGTAGACCCAGCAGTAACTCCAGAAAGAAGTATAACAGATAAGTTTAGAAAGTTTCTACTGTTAGAGTCTAAAAGTATTGGCACAGATAAAATCTTAGTTACCAATCAGTTTAAGTATGTAGCATCAAAAGCTGACTATATACCTTATTTCTATAAATTTGAACTAGGAGAGATGGTAAAAGAAAACGAAATAAGAATCATAGATATTATTGGATCTACAATTACAAAGGATAATTATCTAGTTTCTGAAAACTATGCAGCACCATATACAATAGTATATTTAAATAAACCTGAAGCTCCATTGTTCATTGAGTATACCAGAGGCAATAAAATAATTAAGCGCTTAGTTAACTTCACGCCAGTTGCTACAGAAATGACGATAGAAGAGGTAGCAGGTAGATCTTATTCTGGATTTAAGTATTTTGTAGACCTATCAGGAGTAATACAGTTAAGAAACTATATCGGTGATATTTATGTGTCAACGCTTTCAGATACTAAATTATATAGAATGCCTAAGTGCAACATTGAAGACCCATGGTATATAAGCATACTAAATACAACATTTAAAGAAACCATAAACTCACATACATATTCTTACAGCATACCAGAATACTATAATCAAGAATTCGCAGGAAAAGGTTATTTCAAATATAAAGAAAATAAAAAATGTAAAATACTAAGTCAAGATACAGTGCAAAGTCAATTTAATATTCTAACAGATGGCACAGAGGCACAGCAACTAGAAGTTATTGTAAAAGACTATTATACTGGACAAGTTAAATATGCCTTTACTAACCTAGCGCTTAAAGCAGGAATACAATATAAAGACACAGTATATTATATACAGCTCTTAGATTTTAATACGGATGGAGTTATTTATCTGCCAATTAAGTTATCGGACAGAGATGTAGTATATGCTTCACATTATATAAAAGAAGATTATTATGAATTTAAACTTCTTGATTTAAGTAAAGCCTCTCTTACTGCTGGTGGCTACTTTGCTATATATATAAAGCCAGACGTGCAAGATGGTGAAAGATCTGTTTACTATGCTAAGATAGGAATGGATGAAGCTATAGGACAAAACTCATTAACTGCTCCAAACTCTTTTAGTAACCTAGCTAGTTATCAAGCTACATGTGCAGCAAGTGGATTTAAGTCTGTAGTCATAATAGCTATATCTGCAAATGCTGAATCTCAAATTGTAAAGACAGTAGACATTAGGCAGATTGGTGGAGTATTAAGAGACAAGGAAATTGCCTGTAAATCTTCTGTCGGCATTTTAGCTGAAGATATACTAACTGGTGCAATAAAAATTCCTACTAATGATTCAGTCATTGCAGTGCTAAATGCCGATATGCCAGTTAGAAATAAACAGATTGCTTTCGATGGAACATATTCACCAGACGAATATACTAAAACTGTTTTAGACAATATAAATAATGTTATAGAAAATAATCTTGAGGTATCCACAAAGCATATATTGCAAATTGACTATGATACACATAAAATTTATGAGGTTGTAGCTATATGTGGAGACGGTGGGACCATAAGTCCTTATGGAAAACTAATGGTTAAGGACAATGAGAGTGTGAATTTCAGTATAACACCAGCACAAGGCTTTAGTATTGCAGAAGTTTATATCGACGGAACTAAAGAGTTGTTTGCAAATAGTTCTTATACTTTCTCAAACTTAAGCAACGACAAAACAATAGACGTGCGCTTTAAATAAGTTATCGCTACTTAACGGAGGTTTGAAATGGCAGCAGGCACAATGGCACAGGTAACAGCTTGGGGAGCAGACTTAATAGCTCCAATCTCTAAACCAAGTTATTTACATATTAACCAACTTCGGTTTGCACTAAACTATCTTGAATATAGAGTTACTGCAATGCAGAATGGTGACATTGGTTTAGGTAAAGTCCCTACTACCAAACTGGATGTATCTGGTTCGTTGAACATAGAGAATAACATAACAGCATCAGGCAACACTGTATTGCTTGGGATCTTAGATACTACTGGGGCTACAGTTTTTAGAGATAATGTGATAATCCAAAAACAACTTACAGTTAGTGGAATAGCTACCTTCGGTAATGACTTACAAATAGCAGGCAAACTTGTTATGATAGGTGGTGCTAGCACGCAGGGAGCCTTAACAGCTAACGGTGCTGCAACTCTAAGCAACACATTAAATGTAGGTGGCGCTACAACAATGAGTTCTTCTCTAAGCGTAGCTGGTGCGACTAACATCGCTGGAGCCCTTACAGCATCACAAGGTCTTATCGTAAATGCCGGAGCTACATTAAATGGTGGCACTAATAATACGGGAAGCTTAACAGTAGGTGGAGCATTCTCTGTTGCACAAAAAGCACAATTCAGCTATAGCGGTGGTCCTTCTTTTGAAGTAGGAAGCTCTGCAGTAGTTCCAAGTCTAAACGCTGATATGCTTGATGGCGCTCATCTAGCAGACCTTCTCCGAGCTATGTGGCCAATAGGTGCCATTTACTTATCAGTAAACAATACTGATCCTTCAACTACTATTGGAGGAGCTTGGACAGCATTCGCTCCAGGAAGATTCCTTTTAGGAGCTGGAGGTGCCTGGGCAGTAGGCTTCCCTGGCGGCTCATCAACCGTTGCACTTACTGAAGCAAACTTACCTGCACATACTCACACTTATAATTCACCAACATATGAGAAAAGGCCTACATGGCAAACATGGAATGACCCAGTATCTAGCCCAGGAGCTGTCCCAACACAAACTGGGGCTTGCGGATCTGGCGTAGCGCATGATAATATGCCTCCCTACCTCGTAGTATATATGTGGCAGCGCACAGGATAATAATCTCAAAGGAAGTATAAATGAGAGAACAACATAGAGATATAGTAGGTGAAGATCTCCATATTGCCAGGATAGCTGTAGGGGGTATAAGTCCATTAAATAGTCTTATACCTTCAGTTATTGGTGAGCTATACGCAGTGAGTGGATGGACTCTTAATGCTGATGCAAGCGGAGCAGCTACTGGCTGCCCTTTAGGTTATCCAAGCGGTTGGACTTCAGCAAGTGGTTATCCAAGCGGATGCCCTTTTGGATTTCCTAGTGGATGGGTAGACCAAGGAACTTATCCTAGTGGATGGACATGTGCTAAAACGTGGGTAAGTGGCTGCCCACTTTTCTATCCTAGTGGATGGGCGTCAACAAGTGGTTATCCTAGCGGCTATCCAAGTGGCTGCCCTCTAGGCACTTCTAATGGACGCGCTATATATACATTGTGGATAGCAGGTGATTCAACACACTCAGGATGGAAACCGATGGCTGGCGATGGGTCAGGAGGCGGCTTAATTGCTCCAGCGACCACAAGCAGACTAGGTGGTATTATAGTAGGAGACAATCTAGTAATAGAGCCTAATGGTAGACTTAGTGCTATTAGAAAACAAAATCTTATAGCACCAACATGGGCAACTAGCGGGACAACAGGTGTAAACTATAAAAACCTTTTAGCACAAAGCGCTTGGGTTGATCTTGCATGGTATGTATCTGGCGGCCCTCCTGTAAATTTAGATAGCTATGTTATCAGATACAGACGATCATCAACAGACGCTTGGGTAAATACATACACAGCAAATACATCTTGTAGAGTAACTCCATTACTAAATTCTACACAGTATAATTTTGAAGTTTGTCAAATAGATAATGATGGAAATATTTCTCCGTGGTCTGGCACTTTAGTAATAACAACAGCTAAAGATTATAGCCAACCAGACGCACCAGTAATTACATCAGTCTCTATTCTTTACGATAAAGTAATGGTATTTTGGAATCATTCTTTTGCTCAAGATGTTATTGGTTATGAAATTTACTGTGCACCAGGAGCATCTGGCACAACATTCACACCAGATATAGTTACCTTTGCCAATAAATACTGGCCATCAAGATCATCAGAAATACGTTATGCTCCAGTAGCAGCATTTGTAGTAGGAAGACTAATAGCTCAATGGACACTTAAACTTTGTGCAGTTGACAGATCTGGCAATAGATCACCATATTCAACTGCCTACTTTAACATGTTTGTCGGAACACCTGATCCTCCATCTAATGTAGTCCTGACAACTGGTAGAGATGTAGATGGCTACTCAAATACGTATCCTTGGATTAAAGCCACAATAAATGATACGACAAGAGCAGGATCTTATTCTTATAGAATTTCTATGGCAGCAGGGCAAAGAAGCTGGACAGGAATAGATTCTCCCGAAATGACATACACATGGCAAAATGTAGAAGCCTATACAAACTATGTAGTCCAAGTTAGGTTTAATGGTGAAGCTGGTGAGAGTTCAGTTTGGTCTAATGAATTCCCAATTCTATCATGGGCTGATAATATTCCACCTGATATGCCTAGAGACCTTGCTATAACTAATGGCATAGGATACTTATTCTTACAATGGTCTCCTTTAATGGAAGCAGACATTTCTCATGCTGAAATAGCACGCTATACAAATGTTGTCGCGCACCCAAGTGGTGGAGGATATACTCATGTAGGAAGTGTTACATCAGGAAATATATTCAATGTGCATGGTATACACAATGGTACATTCAATGTTTTCTTTGATAAAGACACAGCTTATGGAAGCAACTATGTCTATTGGGTAAGAGCATTAGATAAGTCAGATAATGCTTCTGCGTGGAACGGACCAGTAAGCGGATCGCCATTAAGACTTGGCACTGGTATATTTGATACTGATGCTCCAATTATTACAAACTTAAGATCTTCTATATCATCTACTGGGAACACATGGATAGACGAATATGGCAATCCACATAGTAAGATAGCAGTCTCATGGGCAGCAGTAGACGATGGAGGAAAGCCTATAACCTATCAGTATAGATGGAAAGAAGCTAGTGGCTCTGCAGACTATATGACAGGAATAACGTCAGAGCTATCTTTCATCTTAAATTATATAAGACCAAAAGTAGACTATTCTTTCTCAATAATGGCCATAGATTTTCTAGGGAATAGATCTCCATATACATCGCCTGATGTTATATTACAACAAGCTCCAGGAGACAATATAGCACCAAGCGGTATTGCATGGGCTGCAATCAATCCAATACAAACTTCATTTAGAAGTGTATTTTTGAATTGGAATCCACCATTAGAAAGAGATATCCTTAGGATAGACATTTATAGATCTGTAAGTGGTGCCTCATCAGGAGTCCCAGCAAGTGGTGCGATACTTATAGGCTCAGTAGGTCCAACAGCAACTAACTATATAGATAGAGATCTAACAGCAGGCTTAAGATACTGGTATTTCATAAGAGCAGTAGACACATCTAATAATATAGGAGCATGGTCCACTGGTGTTTATAAAGATGTAGGTCCAGTCACATACTCAGACGTAGACTTTACAGCTAAAACATCTAGTATATATAACAGCATACCAGTAATAGAGAATGATGTATGGACTAATAATTCTCCATCATCAGGTTATGCTGCATGGAATACTCATACTTTATATTTTGGTGGTTCAGGTTTCACGGTACCAGCAAGCTCAACAAATAAAGAATTTATTTACTGGACAAAAAATACAACAGGATATAGTTCTGTAACTGTCTCTGGAAATGTGCCAGCTAATAGTTTTATTATATGTAGAAATATAGCTGGATTTGCCTTTAAACAATGGAGCACGATAGCTAATCAAGTGATAGGCTCAGCCTTTATTGTAGACGGCGCTATAAGCAACGCCAAGATTGCTAACGCTGCCATTGATGACGCTAAGATACTAAACCTAGATGCAGCTAAGATAACAGCAGGCACTATAGATGTGCAGCGACTTACTATGTCAGCAAGCGCAGTAAACGCTGGAACAACTAAGATATTACCAGGACAGGTATCAATAGGAATAGGTGGACAGTTATCAGACTGGATGGGAGGAACGAATAATACACAAATCAATGGTGGGGCAATTGCAGCAAACTCTATTTCAGCCAATAGATTAAGCATTGGAAGTCGTAACGTAACATTCGATGGTATAGCATTCACACTTGATAAAGACTATGATAAGGTATCATGGAGCTCAGGCTCAGTAGCATATACAGACGACTTAAGTAATGCAATAGTTCAAACAGTCTACGCAGGTAGTGGCACTTACCCAGTGTCAGGTGGCACAACATATTTCTATTGGACTAAAGACACATCTGGTAATTGTATAGCAAGCACATTCAATAGAGCCACAGCATTTATAGCTAGCAACTTAGTTATAGCAACTTACTCAGGCATACAAGGCACAGCAGTAAAGAATCTTATAGTAAATTATGGCAAGACAATTATAGACGGCACAGATATTACTGCTGGCACTGTAAACGCTGATAGGCTGAAAGCTAATACAATTACAGCAACGCAGTTATCAGCAGGAACACTTATTACTGCATCAGGGCAAATGGGTAATGCAATAATAACTACAGCACAGATTTTAAGTTTAGATATAGGCTCAGCGAAAATAACAGGAACGCTTGACGCACAAAGAATTAATGCTGCATCACTAGCATCAGTTTCAGTAGATGGTGGAGTAACATTAGTTCAGGCTGGTAGTATAGCTGTATCAGGACAGTCCAAATTAACTAGCTGGACAGATGGAGGAGATGTAACAAAGATAAACGGAGGTGTAATAGCAGCTAACTCCATTAAAGCAAATTCAATAGAAGTAGGCATGGTTGGTATAACAAGAACTGGCTTAGATTTTTATAAGAACTCAGGTGGTAACTTACAATGGTTAACTGGCACACTAAGTTGGTATGATGTAATACCTGGCATTCCGCCTTCAGGTGTAAACAGAACAGTCACAATTGGACCAGGAACATGGAGCCCACCAGCTACAGGGAAAATGTTTGCTTATTGGATTAAAGGACAATCATCACTTAATATCACTTATAATGACTTAGCTTTTAATACAACGCAAATGGCAGCCTCCGGTATTATTCTCTTTGCAACAATGTCCTCTGATGGAACTCTCGTAGCCAACTATGGGAAGACTATTATAAGCGGAGATAATATCACAACAGGATCAATAGATGCCTATCGTATTAAAGCTCATTCAATTACATCAGACCAAATAGCAGCTAATACAATTACATCAGATAATATTAAAGCGGGTTCACTGTCAGCCTATGATATTAGGTCTGGCACACTAGAGTCATTAAGTTGGGCAACTTCTGGCTATGGCACATATATGGATTTGGAGAATGGAGAATTTATATTAGGTGCCGCAACCAGTGGAAATGGCACAAGAATTAGATGGGATCCTATTAATAAGATATTACGCATTTCAGGTGACGTAATGATTGGCGGTGACGATGGTGGTTTTCTAGGAGTGCCAGCTAGAGAAATACCTAGTAAAGATGATATAGCATGGGTCTTAAGAATTTTATCTAGCAACGGTTTCAACTTCAGAAAGACAGACCTGGTTGGCACCATAACAGTATTATCAGCTAGAGTATGGAAAGGTAAAACTGAAGTAACTGGTATAATAGATCCGATTAAACTTAGATGGACTAGAATATCGCCAGTCCCTTATAACACATTAGACGCAGCTTGGAATGCCTCAGTAATAAGCAGATATCCAAGTGGGACACTGACACTAAATATAACAGATGCAGATATTGCAGGCACCGCAACATTTTCTTGCGAATTACTTGAATAGGAGAAACACTTATGTCTTTAGCAATAGGACAAATCACGATTACAGACCTTAATGATGCTGGGATATACCAAGGCAGTATGGATATTTCAGGAACAGCAATACAAACTTGGGACCCAACGAATGGAGTAACACCATTTACACCAGACTGGGGAATAAGCAATGTAACCCTTACACCTACTATGACATTTAGTTCAGATGCTGCATCAGGAGACATGAACGCTACCATTGCTACTTGGACTAGAATTACACTAGGCGCATGGTCCTATAAGGCAGATACTGGAGCGTGGCTACCGTGTAGTGGTCAAGGCACTTTCTTTAGTTATCTAGGAACACAGGGCGTATCAACACCTTGGAGAATGAAGATAATTAAAAACTGTTTCGGAACAGGAGGAATAGCTAGCCAAATACTCCTTATTAAATTCGACTATATTTATACAGACCCCACACCAGGACACATTAATACAGCATTGGGATTAAGTTGTTTTTGTCCGCAAGCTTTTGTAGCGAACAAAAGTGGTACTAGTCAGAACTCTCTATTCAGAGTTGAACCATTTGGAACAGAATATAATACATTAAATGGCAGCACATATCCAAATTATGTGCAGCTTGGTGTAGATTTTATAAGAGGATCAGCTTTAGATACAACTCAGAATGATTACTTCTGGTATAAGCTTGATGCATCAGGAGATGGGATACCTAGCGTAACTATAAGTCCAGGCGCAGTTACTACTACAATTACTCCTAATCAGTTTGTAGTTGGACAATTAGTAAAAATAGATAATAGCACAACAGCAGAATATAGAATTCTAACTAGCTCTGCAGGAAACGCTATTGGATGGACAGCGGCAGTTACTGGCACCTATATTCCAGCTAATAGCTGGGTATCTGATGGGAACCTACCACAGGGTACATCTTTTGGAAAAGGATGGAGATTAATTACTAATCCTACATCAGGTTTAGTTTCCTCTGATATACTAACAAATATAAACTTCCCAGGTGCAGCTACATCAGCTGTCTCTGGAGCATATGGCACTGGTATAGAGTCTGCATCTAACTATATCCGCCCTCCTCGTGAAGCCATTACTAACTATGGTATATTTAAAGTTATCTTAGTAGATAAAGAGCCACAATATCTTGGTCAAACATATACAATGTCGTTTAACGTAAGTGATTATCTAGACCCGATGAAGGTAGAGATCTTTACTACTAATGCGACATCATTACCTAGAGGCGTAGGTAGAGCTATTCTTATAGCAAGATGCTATATTAATGGTGCAGAAGACGATCCACTAACAGGTATCTATCCTGAACCAGCAAACTTTGTTGACTTTCAAACTACTGCACCTACAGCAGTATCAGGGCATGCGTGGATGGATATGACAGCAACATCTACAGCAGGCGCAACAGGTGTCTTAAGAAGATGTGTATCTGGTGGCACCTGGGCAAATGCAGTAATTGTCCCACCAACTGCTACTGGAGCTAGTGGATGGACTCATACATACACCTGGAAATCCTATGATGCTAATGGTAATGCACAGTCATTTACAGCCACAACAGGTCCAGCAGGAACAACTAGAACTGGAAAGTGGATATGTGTAGAAGACGCAGACATAGTAGGACAAGCGAAATTTATAGTAGATGTCAATTAAGGATCACTTATGGCTTTAGGTATCGGCTCTATTTCAATAGTAGACTACAATGACTATACTTTTGTCTCGAACACACAACCAGCCTCTGCTGTATTAAACCAGACTTGGTTAGACACAAGTCAGTCTCCACCACTCCTTAAATATTACAATGGCACAAGTTGGCAGCTGGCGATATTAACGACAGCTGCCGTAAGTGGCCTGACTAAGTTTGACAGTCGTGGTAATTTACAGTGGAACACTTTATACCCATCTGGATGGCCAGCAGTAAGTGGAAATGCTGGCTTTGTAATGGGCGAGCGTGGAGTTGGGTTCTATGATGGGACTAGCTACACCAGCTATATAAAGGCTAATGGCACCTTTGGTTTCATAGGTGCATCTGGTGCTGGTGGCAATAGCTACTTAGTATGGGATGGAACCACAATGAAAGTCAGAGGCGTGCTTAATGCTGATGATATGGTAGCTGGCACATTACATTCTCAAAGCTGGGTATCAGGCAGCCCAACAACATCAGGTGTTGCATGGGATTTAAATACAGGTGAACTTAATATCTGTGGCTCAGGTGCACCTTCATATCTAAGATACAATCCAGCAACTAAAGCACTAGACATAAAAGCTAACATTACAATGGCATCAGGGTCTTACTTAAAATGGGCTGACATAGCGCCTGGTAGTGGAAAGGCAGCAGATTATGCTACAGTAGGAGCCGACGAGACAAATCTAAAAGTGGGCGTTTCAAGCAATTTGATTATTGATGCAGACCATAGCAACTGGACAAATCATGGACTAGCTTTCTGGGAAAGTATGCCAGGTGCACTTGGCACTACCTATGGCACTCAATACAGTAGCGGCTATGTCTTACCACCACCAAACATCACTCCATATATCAAACACCCAACTAACACTCCACCAACTACGGCATACTCAGCTTTTTACACGGAGTATTATGCTGTAGTCGCTAACTCTTGGTATGAGTTATATGCTTACACTGGTGCTAGAGGATGTAAGGTCCAATTAACATTGGCAGAATACAATGGCCTAGGTGGCTATATTACATCAACTACCTTATCCATAATAAATGATAATGAAATGCCAGGTGGCTATCTATTAAGCAACTATAAGAAGACAGGCGGTTTCTTCAAAACCAATGTTGCTACCGCGAGTATTTATATCACTGTTGCTAAATTCTGCACTTATTCTACCTCAACAGAAAGCTATCTTCACCTTGGTCCAATGTATCTAGGCAAAGCACTAACAGGACAGGCAGCAGCAGGAGTATTCTCAGACTGGAGCCCTGGTCCAGCAGGATATACTGGACAACTTAAGGCCACTGTTGGCGCAACGTCAGGATTAAACTTGGAGAATGCCGCAGGTGATACAATTGGTGATCAAGACATATTAAACACAATGGCATCTTATACAGCTATATCAGCATGGAACTTTTCAAATAGTGCAGAAGGCTGGGTATTCGGCAATGGTTCAGCGACATTAAATCTAGAATATATAACATTAACCTCTTCAGGTCTCGACCCTATATTTACAAGTCCAACTTTATCTATTAACGGATCTTTATATCCTAAAATAAGAGCTCGGATAAGAAGAACAGCAGGAAGTATTGGCAACTGGGACGGCAAGATATTCTACAGCACGTCTGGGCACGGCATAGTAGCAACATACTATCAGCAGATGACTAATATAGCATCATCTAATACTTGGTATGTCATTGAAGCAAACATGACTAGCGTAATAGGTGGCGGACCCACTAATGACTGGGTAACAAACACTATAACATCTATAAGGCTTGACCTTGGTAACCAACCAGGAGACGTATTTGATGTAGACTGGGTAGCAATAGGAACAACAGTTCCTTCTCTTTGGACCAGCAATACTTACATAGATGCAAGTGGTGTATATACAGGCACAGTTGTCGCTAATAAAGTAACAACTGGCACATTAAATTCATCTATAATATACGCAGGAACAATTACTGCTAACCAAATAACCGCTGGAACTATAGACTCTAAGCTAATAACACTATCTGCTACAGGTGGAGAATGTGCTATTAGGGCAGGTAAGACAGACTTCGGAGCTGGAAGTGGTTTTATATTAGGAGTAGATTTTAATGATGGACAAAAAGCGAAGTTCGAAGTAGGTAATAATTCACAAGGACTTAAATGGGATGGAGCTAACTTATCTGTTAGTGGTAATATAAATTTAACAACTGGCTCAATTATAATGGGAACTCCAGCTACCACAGTAGTTTCAAATGCTGCTACTGGTGTAGTATTAGCAAATCAAGCACTAGTTAATGCATCAGGAGCAGCACTAACTGCCAAGTGGACTGGCATTACAGAAGTGCCTTATGTTGATATATTAAACAATGATGCTGCAACAACACTTGGCTTTAATCCTTCATTTGAAGACTGGCCAGTTGGGCAGACTTACCCATCTGGATGGGTAATATGGAACGGTCAGGCTCCAGTTAAAGAGACTAGCATTGTAAGATATGGGCATAACGCAGTAAAGTTCGCTCCTATTGGAAACGCGGCTGAGGGTATGATGTCCTGCGTAATGTTTGATATACCAATGGACGGCAATACTATAATAGCAGGAACAGTAGATGTGAACTTGCTTTCCTATGCCTCTGGAACATGTGGGATAAAGGTAAGGGTATACTTAAATGCCGCTTCGTCTCTTTATACTGATACGGACGTAAAAATACCTAGCTATACTCTTAATAAGTGGCAGAGAATACCATTCGTAGCTAGATCTTGGCCAGCAGGCAATGCAAAAACTGCAGCACCTATTTATGGAATACGCTTTTTTATAATGGCGGCATGGAATGGCCCTGGATGGCCTGAAGGCTTCCTTAGAGGGTCAGTAGTATTCGATGGCTTCGCTTTTGGATTTTTCCATGGAAGCATAGATAATCAGTCTATATCACTCACTAAGCCTACTGGCACATCATATAGACTTAATGGAGGAGATAGTGGTTTAGCAGATATATCATGTGCTGGCCTTGGAATAACAGAGGGTGCAGATAGAACAGCTGCTGCTCTTAATACGATAATAACAAATGTTAGAGGTGGCTTAGAGTTAGGTTTAAATGGCTGGATAAAATCAGCAAGTAAAAATGCTGATGGTTCTGGAAATGGATTGCTATATGGTGTGAACGGATTTGGAACGGCTCTTTTTAATGTGGGAGATGGTGCACACGGAAGCACAACAAACCATATATCATGGAATGGAACCGAACTAGAAGTAAGAGGAAAGATAACTGCAGAGGATATTTGGGCTGGCACTATTCAAGCAGGCAGACTAACAGTAGGCGACCTTTCAGCAGGAATTATAAATCAGAATGCAATAAGCACAGGCAAGATAGCAGCAGAGGCTGCTACAAAACCAATTAGTCTGGCAGCCAATACAACAGCAGTTAGTTTAGCAGGAGTTGGAATTTGGACAATAAATAGTATAACATTATCAGCTGCTGATGTCCTTGATGTAGCAAAGTTTTATTTTATTGCAGAAGTCACATGCGAAGGGAACGCAGAAGCATGGATAGAAAACCCATCTGGGGTCAAAATAAGTTATATACATAACTTTGGTGGTAATTTTTTATACTGGAATACGCCAGGATCCACATCAATAGTAGCTTTCCAAGCATCTCCACAATCCGGGACATATTCTATAAAAGGAAGAAGGGCCACAGACCAAGGTAGTACATTTAATTCCTTTGCTTTCATGGGCATATTTGGGTCTAGGAGATAAGATGACATATTTAATATTCAATACAATAAATAATTTTATAGAAAAAAAGATGAGTGGAGTATCAGAGGACACAGTTATATTAAATTTACAAGATGGGCAAGATTATATTTCTATACCTGATACAGATTTCCATAATCCTTTTACACATGTAGTAGATGGTGAACCAATTATAATAGAAATAAGTCCTAATATACAAGAAGAAAAAGAAAAGAAATATAGTAAAATTAAATATGCAAGAGATATAGCACTTATCTCAGAGAATGCTAACTACACTACAATAGGACTCACTAATAATATTACAGTAAATGCAAGACGCACAGACCTTGATAATGCTAAAAATTTATTAGACATCATGGTAATTACTGGAGCCTCTGGCATACCATTTATTTGCTTTGATAACTCGATAGCATATTTAACAACAAATGATTTAAGACAGCTTATACTTGAACTACAACTTTATGGCGCATACATTTATCAGAAGAAAACAACTTTAGATGCTCAAATAGACGCTGCAACAACAACAGAAGAAGTTCAAGCAATAGTATGGTAAAAGTAAGTTAATAACAATATATTAAACACTAGCCAGGAGACAGCTATGGTTACACTAGAAGCAATTACAGCAGTAGAATCAGAACAGAAATACCTTACTCAAATATTCAGCAAAAATCAAGAGATACTTACGCTCCATGGCCAGATTAAACAGCAGAGTGAAGACAAAGACAGACTTATCGAATCACTCAAAGAACAAATAGAAGCACAGCGCAAAGAAATAATGGAAGCCAATGAAGTTCTTTTAGCAATGCAAACTGAATTAACATTTGCTTTAAAGAGAGAGAAGAAAGCTCTTAGTAAATTTGTTGAGCTAGGTGTCAGCTATGCATACAATGAAAATTAAGCTTAAGGCGGTAGTCTAAATGTCAATACAAGAGAATGAGCACCTAGAGGGTCGCATTAGAGAAGTAGAAGTAGACTATGCTTCCTTGCACTCAACAGTAAATTCTATTAGTCAAGACTTTGTAGAAGTAAAACAACTACTACAGAAGATAGTTGCTGATGGCTTTAAAGTAACTGAAATTAATACGCGTCTTGATTCAATGGATAAGCTATGGAATAAGTATGATGAACTTTATAGAAGATTTGTCGTGCTAGAACATGGTCATGAACAATGTCAAAAAAATAAAATAATGGAACTATCACAGCTAACAGACATATCTAATAAAATTATAAGAATAGAAGGCTCGCTTGAAGAGCTTACTAAATCTAAAGGCAAGATGGAGGGCTTTGGTGTAGAGATAGGAAAGACTCTGTTTATAGTGCTACTCCTATATATGCTTTACATGATCGCCATACATATTCAACCGCAAGAGTCTAACAACCCAATTATAGATACACCAACCATGCAAAGAGAAGGCCAGAAACAAAAGAGAAGCTCTATTCTTGATAGCATATTAAGTCCAATAGCATTTGCAGACTATTCGGGAGATCAACATGTTCGAAAAAATAAAAGCATTATTATTAAATAATATTATTATGAAATGGTTCGGAAACTTCAATGAGGCACATTATAACATTGGATACATTGCTCTAACTGGTATAGTAACGCTTATAGCAACTCAGTTCGGCTTTATACCATTTGAAATTGTATCAGGCGTGCTAATGAAGTCATCGGTATATGTAGCATCATCAGTTGTATTTCTAAAAGCACTCATGGGCCCTCAAATTGACGTTGTAAAGGAAGTTAAAGAAGAACACAACCTAGCGCTTGCTATTTTAATTGCAGGCTTTCTAATAGGCCTTGGCTTCGCTTGTGGAGGCATTTAAATAAGGAGGCATTATGAAACGACTGCTTATGCTCTTAGTGCTGACACTGTTAACAACTATAGCCTATGCCGCTCCTATACACAACCAAGTATTAGTGGAGTTAAAGAAATATGAGGGAGTTAAAGAGGTAGGATATAATCGCGGTGAGGCCGTAGAGACTATACTTAAGAGGACAGGATTGCCTCCAGGTCAGAGCTGGTGCATGGCATTAGTTTATAATGTATGGTTAGACTCTTCACAAAGATTGCATATACAAAACCCAGTGCCACAGACAGGTGGATGCTCTATATACTATAGATATGCAAGTAAGAGGCCGTTAACATTTAAAGTATTACAACCGAGCCAAGTTTTAATGGGAGTATCACTAGAGCCAGCAGATACACCGATATGGATCCATAGCGGTATTTCAAAAGATGGTAGCTTCTCTGGGCACACAGGGATACTTGTATCACAACTAAACAAATCCACATTTAAAACATTCGAAGGCAATACATATGCAGGTGATAGCGGTAACCAAGCTAATGGTGATGGCACTGCTTATAAAACAAGAAAGATAGACCTAGCAAAGTTTAAAGTGCTAGGGTTTATTAGAGTGAGGTAAGCTATGGGCTTACAGGATATCAGAGATAAGGTTAATGCTTGGGACAAGATTAAAGTGGCACTGATTATCATAGCTGCATTAGCTATTGGATCATCAGTTTACAACTGGTATAAGCCAGTCAATCCAGTTACTACTAAAGAATACATTAAGGTCCCAGAAGAAAAGTTAGTAACAAAGATTGTAAGAGTTCCAGTGCCTGGACCTAAGGAAATTATAACAATAGAAAAGAAAGTTATAGTAGAGAAACTAAAGCTTCCAGAATGGTTTGCAACAAATAAGAATGAACAAGCCATAGCTAATGCTGACCTAAAACCTTCAAAGGGCGGATACTCAGTTGTAGGCACCTTAAACACAGAGACTGGCGTAGGTAATATTATAGCTAAAGAAAAGGAAAGACCATTCTTCGGCTTTCCAAATGAAAAAGAAATTGGTATAAGAGCTGGTGTATCTAACAATGGGACTACAGGTGATATTTATGGTAGGTGGCAATTCGTCAGAGCAGGCAAAACTTACTTAGGAGCTTATGTAGAAGGCTCGGCTAGCACAGGAACAACAAGCAACAATGCAGTTGGTAAAGCAATGATAGACATCTCATATAAGTTTGAATAAGATAAAGGCCAGATCTCTCTGGCCTTTTCTCTTAGATACAACCCCATGCTGCAATACATGTTTCATTTTGCTTCTGTAACAATATTTTATTCCAGCTATTAATCTCATCTCCCATCAGCAATACAGTTCTATAAAGCTTATCTTCGATATCTTTGAGATCAGTAGGATTAGCTTTGAAAATAGAACTAACAAAGCCAATTTCATCAGAAGATACTACAGGTATATTCATATTAATATGGTCTGCAGCTACAATATTGTAAGTCTCAGAGAATGAGACCTGCATGCCAACATCAATATTATTCCTAACAACATTTAAGAAAAGTTCATGCCTTAGCCAATCCCACTCAACAAGCTCATGTTTACTATCAGCAAATAGACTAACAAGATTCTTATAGATACTATTACCATTCTGTTCAATGCGTGTAGCATTAATATGGAACTTTAATTTTCTATGAAGTCTCTCTGCTACTTTAATCGCTGCTATTGCTTGAGAGATTTGATTCTTAAATGGACGAATAGCACCAAAGCAAGATATATTAATAATATTATGCTCTGTAAAATTTGTCCTAAAAGGTCTAACTACTGAATCATCAATTGGATAATAATTTGGTAGATAGAATACTTCTTCACCTATTAAACATCTAAGGTCAGCACATGCTCTTAAACTATTAGATGCTACATGCACATTAGTATACTTATAATACTTTTTAATCCACTCGATTGAAATGCCTTCCATTGCCAAGAATGGTATCTCACTATGAAGTCTAACAACCCATTTTACATTAGGATGCAACTTAGTTAGGACACCAAACTTTTCTGGAGTAACCCATAGAGCTTCAATAATAACAGTATCAGGTTTATACGATGTTACCTCTCTATCAATATCATTGTTATCATTAACAATAACCATTTTATTGGCCATATTATATGACGATAAAAGACCAGTGATAAAGCTTACTGAGTTATAAAGCCCAGTAGAAGATCCTATATAGTTGCAATTAGGCTTAATAGGTCTCTTCTTTAATACGAATAATGTTTTCAATTTAACATACCTCCACTAAAGTTGACCAAGAGCTCTGTTAAACAGAGCTCTTAGTATTTACTGTGTTATTAACCACAAGTTGAGTATCCACAGCTAGAGCACTTGTTGCAGCCACCTTCTTTGCGGAATTCTTTTTCGCCGCATTCCGGGCACGTCTGACCTTCACTGAGTTTGCACCTGCTATCTTGCTTTGAACCCACATCTTCTCCGCTCGAGCAGAGTAATCCCTTGCTAAGCTCACTTACATACTCCTCGAGTATATGCGCTATATGCTGAGGCTTACTTTGCATATAACCATACTCTGGTGTTAGATATCCATTATCACCACCAATCTCTTTAAGCTCATCTATAACAGCCTGCCAGTCACCAGTCTTCCGCATGATACGTGAAGCTAATCTGCCGATAGCCGCATACCACTCACCATGTCTTGAAGAGCTATACAGGAAGATTTCCCATGGCTTACCTTCATAAGAATTAATGGTGCAATAAGTCCGATGATTGCCTTCTTCTTTAATCTGGTATGTCTTACCATCTAAGACACGAGGTCTTGCAAATTTCGTAACTGCTTCTTTAGGTGCTGCAACTTTAATATCCTGCCCACTTGGTTCTGCTTGTATTGGAGTTGCAACAAGGACTGCTTCTCTGCTTCCTTCTCTGAAAGTAGTGAAGCCTTTAAGTCCTGATCTATAAGCAAGCCATAATAGTTTTTCATAATCTTCCTTTGTATATGAAGCAGGAACATTAGCAGTCTTACTAAGTGACCCATCAACATACTTCTGGATTACAGCTTGCATCTTGATATGGTCAATAGGGTCAATCTCCATAGCAGTCTTAAAGAATGCAGGCATCTTATCACATACAGCACCGAGATAATTAATGCCACCAGTTTTCTTATACAGTCCCCAAGCATAATCCTCTACAAGCTCAGCACGCTTAGTGCCATCTGGATTCCTAACGTTGCGAGTATATTCCAAGGCGAAAATGGGTTCAAGCCCATTAGATATATTACCGGCAAGCAAACTACCTGTGCCCACAGGAGGCACTGTAAGTAAAGCAAGATTGCGTATCCCATATTTTCTTATGTCCCCTTGTATATCCTCAGGAAGAGTTTGAATAAAGTTCCCTTCAAGATACTCCTCTTTATCAAAGTTAGGAAACGAACCTTTCTCCTTAGCAAGATTAATAGAGGCTCTATATGCTTCATCACGCACAAGTCTACATAGCGCACCAACTAATTCTCTTGCTTCATCACTATCATATGGCATGCCTAACATAGCAAGAGCAGACCCTAGTCCGGCAATACCACATAGACCAAGACGTCTATCACCCTGAGCTCTAAGTCTATTCTCTTCAAATGGATACTTAGATACATCAAGCACATTATCCAAGAACCTTACAAGAGTATGGATAGTTCTCTTAAGCCCTGCTGTATCAATAGAAGAAATCTCTTTGAAAGGACTCATAATAAACTGAGTTAGATTAATAGACCCAAGATCACAGACACCATGTGGAGGTAGAGGTATCTCACCGCAAGGATTAGTAGCCTCAATCTCATACATGTAGTGACCATTGTTATACTTATTAACCTCATCAATAAATAGAAGCCCAGGATCATTATAAGTATAGCCACTATGCACAAGCTTATTCCAAATATCAGCAGCCTTGACTGTCTGATAAATCTTACCATTGAAGACAAGGTTGAAATCTAGACCTTCCATCACAGCATCCATAAACTTATCTGTAATACCTACAGAGATATTAAACTGAGTTAGTATGCCCTCCTGTCTTTTAGCATCAATGAACTCAAAGATATCAGGATGATCTACACGGAGTACACCCATACTAGCAGCCCTACGCCCACCACCAGTTTCAATAACGCTGCCACTAGTATCAAAGATCCGCATAAAGGAGACAGGCCCAGAAGCAATACCCCCGACGGAAAGCCCAGCATTCTTAGGGCGAAGAGCACTGAAACTGAATCCAGTACCATAGTTAGACTTAGCAAGAATCGCAGATCGTTTAATCGCTTCATATATAGCCTCTATTGAGTCCGTAATAGGCTCTACGGCACAGTTAAGCAGGAAAGGGTGCTTAGTCCCTGCACCTGCAGTTATTCTACCACCAGGAAGGACTTTAAAGTCTTTAAGCATAGCATAGAACTCAGCCATCCACTTAGCTCTGCTACCGTCCTTCTCAACACCAGCTATAGCATAAGCTACACGCTTCCATGTGTCAACTACATTGTTATCATCAGTGCCTTTATACTTAGACTCATAAATCTGTTTTGCAATTCCAGTTAGTTCCATTATTTTACCCCTGTGCTTCCGAATCCATCTCTACCACGCTCATCCATAGGCTCAAGACTATCAGCTTCTTTAAGTACACCTTGAACATAAGGCACAATAACAAGCTGGCATATTCTATCACCATCATTAATAGCAAATGGCTTACGACTATGATTAATCACAATAGCTCCCCACTCTCCACGAAATCCAGTGTCAATTATACCAGGAGCATTACATATACCAATACCAAACTTAGCAGCAAGACCACTACGCGGTGTAATCATGCCCATATACCCAGCAGGTATAGCAGCTGAAAACCCTAGAGGCACAACCTTAATCTCTCCTGGTCCAATAACAATGCTAGTTATACCAGGCTCACGAATACTTGCTCTACAGTCACATCCAGCATCAAAATCATGTGCATAGCTTGGCAACTCATTATTACTAAACTTCATAGCAGGCACTTCAACCTGCTCAACTTCTTTATTCATTCTAAACTCCAGAGACAGCAAAGGGAGGCAGTTACCTACCTCCCAATACCATTACATTAAATTATCATTACAGATTAAACTTTTGCTTTCTTTTCTTCTTCGAGAATTTCAGTAACCATATTAACAAGGTTCTTATTCATCTCTTCCATCTCTTCTGAAATTTCATCCTGAGTAAGGACTTCCTTATCAGTTAGTAGTTTTGTTAGAGCATGTAGTTGTAGATACATGATATAACATTGCTGTTCAAGAGCCTGAAACTTCTCAAGCTGTGTAACTTCTTCTTGCTCAGGTGCTACTTCAGTAGTTTCGTCTGTGATTACATCTTCTGACATTTATTAATCTCCCTCTTGATTGATTAGTTCGAGCTTAAATCTTATGTCCTCGAATCTTTCTCTTAGTTCTTCATCGTCTTCGAATCTAAGAATTGTAATGATCTGTCTATTTGTTAGTTGCATACTATCTTTAAGATAGATAAGATACTTCTCATATCTACTTAAGCATTTAAATATATCATCATATCTTGCCAGAATAGATATATCAAGCTCATCATAAAAGCTATTAATAAGCTCTCTTTCATTAATACCAATATCAGCTGAACATGCTATTCTATCTGCTGCATCTGAAAGGTCTTCTTCCTCTTCATGACTGGTAGGTATTTGTGCAATATTTACACAAGCATCTTTAGCATTCTTTATTACAAAATCATGCAACTTAAATCTAACAATCAACTGTATATAATATATACAATCACATGTGCCAACAATCTTCATTGTCTTTATAGTGTGAATTAGTATACATAATATATGAGAGTAAATATCCTCATACTCATACTGTCTCATAATCCATCTTACACGACTAATGGCTTGATTATATGCAACGATATTTGCATTTAAACGCTCATCAGGTGTAAGAAACATTCCAAGAAACTTCTTCATATACGGCGTGATATAAATCTGTTGATTAACATCACCAGGGGTTAGCATAATTGTGTAAGTATTTACAATGCCCTCAAGAGCTTGTATGATTTCTAACAAGTCCACTTCTTTATTAGAAATCTTATATTGCTTGATGAGTGTAGTAACTTTACCAAACTCATTAAACTCTCGCTTCTTGCTCTTGCGTTTATTATAAGACAGATTTTCTAAATTCATTACTTCATCCTATTAAGTTCTTTATATTAACTAAAGGATGGGTATCTGCCACTCTCTTGAGCGTCAGTTCCATTCTAGGATTAAGCTTATCATAATCCTTAGTAGTAATGCAAGTAATAATTTGCCTATCATCATAATATAATACACCATTTAGTGCGTCACATATACTTTTAGGTAGATTAGGAGCATCAACAGCACGTCTCGTGCCATAGAATCCATCTATCCTAAACTCTAATGCACCATCAAAGATAGTTATGCCTTGTTCAAGCATAGCGCCACTAACA